GGCCGCGGTGGCGTCGGCAGCGCTGTGCCTCGTCCTGCCGGGCGCGGCGGTCGGTTTCCCACCGCTCGCGGGTCTTGCGGGCTTCGGCGCAGCGCCCGCATGGCGGCGGATCTGGGTTGTTTCGGTGTTGATCGCATCGGGGGTCGGGGGGGCTTTCGCGCGCGTGCGTCCCACCGGGAGTAACCCCCCCACCTAGACCACTAGGGGCCGGGCCGGGCCGGGCCGGGGTAGCGTTTTGCTTAGCAACAGGGCTGGCACTTGCTTGGCTCTTGCTAGACGGTTGCTTGCCGTTTGCTACGGATGCGCTGGTGACGGAGTCGCCGGCGGCGACTGCCCCCGGCGAGTTCGGGTCCTGCCGATTTGGTAACGGATTCATACCGGAAGCGCTCGCGGGCGTCTTCCGCTCACCATCTGATGAGTTATCCACAGGCCCTTGATGCCGCGCGGCGCGGGCCTTTCCTCCCTTCCGTCCCGCCTCCGCCCTCTGCTCTCGCAGCGTCTTGACGGCTTCGGCGGTGGGCTGGAAATCGGTCCAGTCGTGGAACTGGAAGCCTCCGGTCGTTCTCTTCCACAGCCCGCGGCGAACGAGTTCCCGCACTGCGGTGTCGGGGTCGTCGCAGAGGCGGGCGGGCATCCCGGACGGCACGAACCCATCGGTGAGGTTGCGTGCGGCCCAGGTGCCGGCCCGCGTCCACAGCGCCACGGCGCAGTCGGGGGCGTCGAACACCTTGGGGTGGTCGTAGAACGAGTCGTCGATTCGGAACCACGTCATGCAGCGGTCTCCATGGCGTCGAAGAGCGACGGCGGCGGCGCGTCCCCGAAGGACGGAGATGACGAGCCACGCGTTGCGCTGGTTGTTGAGGTTGCCGACGAGCAGGGAGCACGTCGGGTCGAGGTGCAGCGCCTCGCTGACGTACCGGCGGCGGGTGCCGTCGGAAATGTCGGTGAGGTTGTCGTTCTTGCGCATCAGTTCGTAGACGCCCCAATCGCGCAGCATCAGGAGTGCCCCCCACGGCGCAGGTCGGCGGCGACGGCCCGCCGCTGCTCTTCATCGAGGTGTCGCCGCGCAGGTCCGGGGACACCTCCACGGCGGCCGTATCCGGCCATCGCCCGACACAGCTCCCGGACACGAACCGCGCGCTGGGCCGGGGTGTCCGGGAGTTCCCGGCGGATGGTTGCCGGGTCGGGCCAACGCTCGGCGACGACTGCGGCGAGCAGCTCGGCCGGGTCGGTGATCTCGGCGAGGCTCATTCGGCGTCCCCGATCCGACGTCGGTGTTCTGCGGTCGCCTCGCTGGCGTCGGGGAGCTGGTGGCGGATGTGGCCCTGGTGCAGTCCGCAACGGCACAGCGGGTGGTCCGGGTCGCGCGGGTCCGACAGCGTGGGGTCGGGCTGGTAGAGGCACGGGGAGAGCCGGGACTTGGCGGGCTGGCGGGACCGGGCCCTCACCCCTCCTCCCTGGGCTGCCAGTCGCGGCATCCGGGCCACCACCCGCGCACGTCGCTGGCCGGCCCGTGGGTGACGCGCGGCAGCCGTCCGGGTCCGGGCTGCCACACGCACTGCGGGTACCGGCCGGGCAGGCGGTGTCGACACGTCCCGCACCGCAACGGCCGAGATGCGGCGTTGGCCGCGCTGGCGGTCCGGTCCGGGTCCGCGTCGGGGTGGATCCGGATCGTCGGGTCGACCCGGGCGAGGTGGTGCACCCCGCAACGCACCACCTCCGCCTGGCTGAGGGTGAGGCGCCGCCCAGCGGACACCGGATCGAACGGCTCTGCGGCGAAGAGGCCGTCAGCCATCGGACCCACCACCATCGAGGGCGGCGATCGTCGGGCACGGGCCGGCGCCCACCTCAACACCGCAGCCGGCGCACACCAGCACCAGGCCGTCCGGGCCGGGCACCTCCCGCTCCTGGTGCAGGGCCCGCACCGTGGCGATGGTGCCGGCCAGCCCGTCGACGGCCGTCACCAGCTCCCGGCGGAGCTGGTCGACGCGGTGGACCTCGCCGACCAGGGCGGGCACGTCGTCGGCGCTGGCGCCGGCGAGCAGGGCGATCACGCTGGTCGGCGACGTGTCGCGGGCCTCCAGCAACGCCGTGTAGCGGTCGCCGACCGCGTCCAGATCGGGCGGCCCCGGGCGGGGCCCCGGGGCCAGCGTGGTGCTGGCCCCGGGAAGGAAGCGGACGTTATCCACGGCCCACCTCAGCGGGGGTGAGGTGGGCAGACGTCTCCGCGGCCATCAGCGCCAGCGCCTCGTGCAGCTCCCGACCAGTGAGGCCAGCGGCGCGCAGCTGCCGGGCGGCGTCCTGCCGGGCCAGATCGGCGGTGCGGCGCCGGTCCGGCATCAGCACGCAGGCGCACCCGGTGTGGTGCACGCCGCAGCGGTGGCAGTCCGGCGACAGGTCCACGTCGGCGCGGGCCTGCTGATGCAGGACCGGCGGCGGCGAGTCGCCGATGTCCGGGGCTGCGTCGTCCGGCGCGTCCGGCATGATCGCCGCCGGGTCGTGTCGGCGCGGCACCACCGGCGGCGGTGGAGCGGGCCGCGCCTCACCTGCCACCACCACCGGAACACCGTGCTCATGGACCCGGTGCACCCACGCCAGCCCCGAATCATCGAGGCGCTGCTCCGCCCTGGTCACCGCGACGTAGGCGCCCATCAGCTCGCCCCGACGCAGCACCAACGCCTTCGTCGGTGACGTCAGCGTCGGGTACGGCACCGGCTGGGGCTCCCGGTAGTCGTCCCCGATCACCACCCGGGGCCACTGCAACCCCTTGGCCTTGTGCCCGGTGGACACGACCACGCTGGCATCCTCCGACCGAGCGGTCAGCAGCCGCACGATCTTGAGGATCTTGTCTGGGCCGTGCTCATCGATCAGCTTGACCGTGGCGACCAGGTCCGCGCCGTCGTCCTCAGCCGCGTACGCCCGCACCTCATCCCAAGTGGTGAAGGCAGCCAGCTCCGGGTGCTCGGCCGGTTCGCCGTGCATCAGCCGATCGGCGGCCTCGGCCATCCGCTGCATTTCCCGGCCGCCGCCGACAATGTGCACCCGGGCGCCAGTGCCGAGGTGCGTGATCGCGGCGGCCACAGCGCCGGCATTGGTCCGGCACAGAACCGCGTCCGGCTCATCGATGGGGCCGACCGTGGAGTCCAACCACGGCGCCCCAACGACCCGGGTCGCGGTACCCAGCAGGGCCAGCCACAGGTTCGCCCGGTCGGCAACCCTCTGGCCGAAACGGAAGCTCTGCGAGAGAGTGAGCCGCTTGTCTGCCGGCCAGTCCGCCATGGCGTCGACGGACCCGCGCCATTCGTACATCTGCTGGCACGGGTCACCGACCGCGACCAGCTGCGCAGACTGAGCTTTCAGAACCTCCGCGAGGACCGGGTTGGCGTCCTGGGCCTCGTCGAACAGGATGGCGTCCGCCGGGATCGTCGGCTTCGACAACGCCCAGAGCTTGACGTAAACGTCTTGCTCGAAACGCAGCTTCCCGGCCGGGTGAGTCAGGTCGATCCAGGCCAACCGGGCGATGGGCAGGACGACTCGGACCAACTCGTCACGGCCCTGCGCCTCGATGCCGTCCACCTTGGGCACGTGCCACGGGCTGATCTCCGCATCGGCGGACTGGCAGAACCTCTTGACCGTCTTCAGCGCTAGGCTGGCCAGGGTGGCGGGCCGGAGCAGGACATCACCGATGGTGCCGCCCTGGTTGAGGATGTGGGTCGCAGGGATTGAACCGGAATTGTACATGATCTTTGCGGCTTCGTAAGCGGTGACCCGCTTGCCGCCGATCCGGTGCTTGAGCGGCCGGCCGAATACCTCGAACGCGAGGCTGTGGGCGGTGCGGGCCTCGACGTTGCCCGGCATGCTGCCCTTCGCCTCTTTGGCGAGGTCCTTGGTGAAGGCGACGTACAGGCAGCTACGGGTGGGGGCGGACTGGGCGGCCATGCGCAGGGTGGCGGTCTTGCCTGCTCCGGCGACCGCATCCACCACCAGCGATTCGCGGGCGGCGAAGGCGTCGATCACCGCCTCTTGCTCATTTGTTGGCTTCATCTTCATGCCCTGGTGGCCTTCCTGGGACGCCGCGTGCGGTCGTACTTGCGTCCCCTCGCGCGGACACAGATCCGGCAGGACCGGCCTCCGCCCGGTTCGTGGTAGGTGTTCTCGTCGGTGAAGGGGTGGCCGTTGGCGCACTCGGTCTTGCGGGCGTTGGCGGCGGCGAGGCCCAAGCCGCGGAGGTTGTTGGTCCGTACGTCGACCAGCTCGATGTGGGCGGGGTTGACACAGGCCCGGTGCGGGCAGGACTGCCCGCCGTCGCACTGGCGGTTGCGGGCCGCCTCGGTGTGGCACGTGTGGTCCGGAACCATGGCGTCCGAGATAGGGCCGTGGGCCAACTCGTACGCCAAGCGGTGCGCACGAATTCCCTTGCCGCCTGATTGCAGAAGGCCGTACCCGTCCCGGTTGAGCGTTCCCCGGTAGGGCCAGCAGCCGGTCGGGCCAGCAGACTGGTCGGTATTCGCCCGAAGTCGTTCAGCGAGGGACAGATCGTTGGCCGGGACCAGAGTGGCCGTGGGGCTGCCGTGCTTGCGCCAGCGCTGGTAGTGCTTTGTGCACCAGCCCCGGCAGTACCGGTTGGCGTTGCACCCAGCCACGGCGCACTCGCTCGTGGGCTTGTGGCTCATTCCGGCGCCGCCGTCGGCGTCAGGTCGGCCGCCCGACCCTCCAGGATGACCTTGAGCGTCCGCTGCTCCCCAGTGGCGTCCTGCAACTCCTCGCCGAGCAGCCCGCGGCGCTTCGCCTCCGCCCACACCGCCCGGACCTCGTCCACGGTGTTGCACTGCTCCAGCGCCCGGTCCCGCAGATCGGCGGCGGTCGGCGGCGGGTCGCCCTGACCGAGCCAGACAGCCAGGGTCTCGGCCAGGCCGGACCCGGGGCGTTGGATGCGCTGGCCAGACAGCTCCTGGCACGTCGTCTTGGTGACCGTCAGGACGTGCTCCATGTCCAGCTCGCCGATGACGGAGAACTCGTAATCGACGTTGTCGCGCTGATCCGGCTTGAGTCCGAGCTTGCGCGTGACCATCTTCTTGACGCGCTCATCGAACTCGGTGACGTGCTCGGTCTTCACGCGCATCGTGGTGATCACGTGGCCCGGGTATTGCAGGATTGCCCGCATCATCTCGGCTTCGATGGGCCGGTAGTCGCCCCAGCCGGCCCGCTTGTCGCGGGCCTTGTCGACCCGGTCCAGAGCCCCACCAAGCCCGGACCAGTAGTGCGTGAAGGAGTCGACGATGATCCCGGAGAATCCGGCCGATTCGGCGTCGGCGAGGTAGGCGGGCAGCTTCTCTGGGTCCGCGGTGCTCGGGGCGACGTGCCCGAACTTGAACGCGTGCTCGGTCTCGGGGTCGGCGTCGCGGAGAACGGCGTACTCCAGCGCCCGCTTCTCGGTGTCGATCACCGCGAACTTGCCGCCATAGCCGACCAGTCCGCGCATGATCGTCATGGCGGTGAAAGTCTTGCCGGACCCGGCTGGGCCCATGATGGCCATGCGGAGGCGCATCTGCTCGCGGAGGGCGGGGGTGAACAGGCTCATGCTGGGTCTCCCGTGGCGGTGGTGGTGGTGTGGCGCGGGTGGTGGCGGCATCCGGCGGTCTTCGCCGCAGTCACCGCAGGCCCACAGGTGTGCTCGACGTGGCCGACCTGCGCGTCGAGGGTGGCCTGGATGGCGGGCAGCACCTCGGTGGCGTCGCCGGCCTGGTCGACGTCGACGACCGGTTCGCCGCTGAAGAGCAGGATGGACAGGTCAGCCGGCATCATCGGGTCACCGTCGGGTCGGTCAGGGTGCGGCCGAACCGGTCGACCTCGCGTACCACCAGCACCTGCGGGACCTTGCACTTCGGGGTGCCGCCGTCGACGATGGGGCGGATCTGGTTGACGGGCACCTCGCACGCCACCCAGCGGACCGCGCTGTCGTGGTAGGCCGTCGCCTGGGCGGGGACTGGCGACAGGTGCAGACCCCCGCCGCACTCCAGGTCGTCGCGCCAATCGGCGGCGGTCACGGTCTCACCGACGGGGTAGGTCGTCGGCCGGCCGTAGCTGTGGCCGGCGGTCAGGTCGGCGTCGAGTGCCTTGTGGAGGGTGGCGATCCCGTCGGCGACGGTGACGCCGTGGTGGGTGCACCAGCTGGCGGGGTCGGTCAGGTCGAGCGTGGTGAGGTCGATGAGCACGCCGCCGGTCACCGATGCCTGTGCGGAGTGCAGGTGCACGGCGACGTGTGGGCTGGCGGTGACCGTCGACCGGCCGAACGCCTGCACGCTGGCCGAGCCGAACGCCTCGACGCTGGCCGAGCCGAACGCCTCGACGCTGGCCGAGCCGAACGCCTCGACGCTGGCCGAGCCGGACGCCCGCACGCTGGCCGAGCCGGACGCCCGCACGCTGGCCGAGCCGAACGCCTGCACGCTGGCCGAGTCGGACGCCTGCACGCTGGCCGAGTCGAACGCCTGCACGCTGGCCGAGCCGAACGCCTGCACGCTGGCCGAGTCGAACGCCTGCACGCTGGCCGAGTCGAACGCCTGCACGCTGGCCGAGCCGAACGCCTCGACGCTGGCCGAGCCGAACGCCCGCACGCTGGCCGAGCCGGTGTCGGTGAGAGTGACCCAGATACCCGGGTCGGATTGGATGTGGATGCAGGTGCGGTCGGTGGCGCCGGTCAGGGCGGTGTCGAGTGCGGTCTGTGTGGTGACGGTGATGCAGGGCATGGGTCAGTCCTCCGTGGTGGTGGGGTGGGTGAGGTCGAGCAACTCCCGCTCCTCAGCGGTCAGCACCGCGGTGGCGGTGCGCCGCTGGGCCACCTCTGTGTCCGCCTCGCACAGCCGGCACACGCAGGTGCCGGCCCGCATGTCACGGGCGATCATGACGAGGACGATTGAGACGCCCGCGAGGACAACAGCAACAGCGACGGTCATGGCAGCAGTCATCGCGTCACCACCGGCACCCATGAGGCGTTGCAGGCGCACGACTCGTGTGGGGTCATGGCCCCGCAGCAGGGCAGTTCGCGGGCTGCGGGCCAGATGAGGTCGAGTGGCTCCGGTGTCGCCGGTGGGGTGTCCTGCACCGGCACGGCGGGTTGGTGGTGAGCAGCCCCGCGCGGGTTCATCGGGTCATTCCTTCGGTGAGCGGCTGGGCCAGCGTCATTTCTTTGTTTGCTGCGACGACGCTCGCCCGCTCGCGGCACTTCCACCAGATCCGCACGTCAGCCGGGCCGGGGGCAGTCGCAAGGACGTACCGCCAGTCACCATGTCCAACCTGAACGAGGTCGCCCTTGACCAACTCGGCGGCGCGTTTCGTCGGTGTCGGCCCCATCGGGGTTCCTCCTTCTGAGTTCCAACCGTCGGCCGTGACGGCCGGCATGGTTTCGGTGTCCAGTGCGGCCCGCACACGGGCCGCGCCGATCACCGGCTGCCAGTGCGCCGGACGGATCTCCACTGTGTCCTCGTGGTGACGGGACACATATGGGCGGACGATCAGGTGGCGGTGGTGCAGCTCCGGCGGGTCCAGCGCTAGCTGGTCGCGCCAGTCGTCCGCGAGTCGGCGGCGGATCTCGTCGGTGTCGGCCGACACGGCGACGGCGGTGGGCGCAGGGAGCACGGCGGCGGGCGTCGGCCGGCCGCCGTCGCGGCGGATCAGCACGGTGATGGCGGCGAGCACGACACCCGCCGCCGTGCACAGGGCGACGATCAGGATGCTCATCAGGACTCCTGCGGGGTGGGGGACAGCAGCTCGTCGGCCCGCTCGTCGGCCACGCCGTCCAGTGCGATGAGCAGCTGGTCGACCAGCTGGTCGGCGGTGAGTGTGCTGAGGGTGTCGGCGGCCCGGGTGGTGAACGCGTCGGCGATGTCGTCGGCCAGGCCCATGCGGTGTGCGGCGATGGCTGAGGCGAGGTGTTCGATCGCGTCGGCGATGACCGGGCCGGGGGCGGCGGGTGCTCGGGTGGGCAGGGCGTCGGGGGTGAGCAGCGCCTGGGCGACGGCGAGGTTGACCAGGTCGCCGGGCAGGGTCGCGGCGTGTGTGGCCTCCCGCTTGTCGCGGCCGGCGCGTGGGAGCAGGACCGCCAGGGCGAGTGTGGCGGCGGCGAGCAGCGCCAGGGCGACGCCAACCATCACCTGGCCACCCCGTCGGCGGTGTCCTGCCGGGCCCACAGTTCGGTCAGCGCGTCGGAGACCAGTCCGATGCGGGCCAGCCGCTGTTCGTCGGTCAGGCCCAGTGTGGCGCCGCGGGGCCGGACCAGGGCGCGGATCATGCCCATCGCGGCGGCCGCCGGCTCACAGCCGGAGGCGGCGGTTCGTCTCAGTGAATCCAGGATTTGCGGTACGGTGGTCACAGGTTTTCTCCGTTCTGTTGGGGCCCGGTCGTGTGCAGCGGCCGGGCCTTTTTGCTGGTTGGTGGCCCGGCCGGCGCGCGGTCTGTGCGGCGGCGCGCGTCGGCCGGGGGTCAGAGGCCGAGCGGCAGGCTGGTCGCGACGAGGACGGCGAGGATCAGCGCCTGGAGGAGGGCGGACAGCTGGCGGGGGTACGGGCGGCGCATCAGGCAGCGTCCTGGGTGGTGCGCGGCCCAGCCGGCGGCGACGGGGTCAGCGGCCCGGCTGGTGGCCTCGGTGCCTGCGGTGGTGGGGTGGGGCGGGGCTGGCGTCGGGCGGCGAGGGCGGCGTAAACCTCGCCGAGGGCCTGGGTGAGGGCTTCGGCGGCGGCGAGGCCGGCGGGGGTGTCGGGGTCGATCGGTGCGACCGGCGGGCGCGTGTCGGTTCGTGGTGCCATCAGGACGCCACCTGCTCGAAAAGGGCGTTCACGGTGGTGCCCATATCGGCGGCCATCCGCATCGCGAGCGGCAGGCTGGGCAGGTGTCGGCCGGCGCGGATGTCGAACATGTGTTGCCTGCCGATGCCATGGAGGCGGGCCTGAGCTACGACATGCTTGACGTTCTTCCGTGTTGCGAGCGCGTCGTACACCTCGATTCGGAGACGAATTTTCGCGTCGCTCGGGGTGGGCGATGCGTCGTCATTACGCGTCGCTTGCATGGCGTCATGGTAGACCGTCGCGATAGCGCGACGCAAGAGGGTTGGCGCGAAACCGCGACTTTTTCGTCCTCAAGCCAGGGCTAGTCATCCGTCCACAAGTTGCCGTATCGTCGCATCTACACGACAGTGTAGGGATGATAGCCATGGCACAGCGAGTTGTAGCCGTTGGATCGCGACGCATCCAGAGGCGCGTTGAACTGCACGGCAGCGCCGCGAAACAGCGACGTCCACCGAATTATCATGACCCGCACGCGGCGGCCTACCGTATGCATATGAGCGACGGTCGGAAGATCCGCGAGAGCTGGGCGCAGTACCTCCGTCGGATGACGGAGCGACCCGGCTGGAGCGTCGCCAAGCTCGCCCGCGAGTCCGGAGTCCACCGAGCAACGATTTTCAAGTGGATGTCCGGCAAGGCGGGGGCGAACATGGCCAGCGTCCAGGCCATAGCTGAGGCTCTCGGTGACGACGCCTCAGCCGCTCTCCGAGCTGCGAGCCACTCCGGCCTCGTCGACGGGGATGACTTTGACGACGACGTGCGAACCATCCTCCGACGGCTCAGGTCCGCCCACGCCACCGAAGCGCAGAAAACCACAATCCGGGCGACCCTCCGCTACCTCGCGGACCTGGCAGACCGGCAGACCGGCAGCCGGCAGCCGGGCACCGACCGTACGGCCAGCTGATGCCCCGCCGCCGCCCCGACGCCGTCACCGACCAGCCCAGCCGGGTCGCGCTCTACGTCCGCGTCTCCGCGCTCATGGGCAGACAGGGAAACGATTTCCACTCACCCGACGTGCAGACCACGGCGATGCGCCGGATCACCGCCGGCATGCGTGAGATCGCAGTCGTCGCCGACCTCGACCGCACCGGCCGCCACTTCTCCCGAGAGGGCATCGAGCGCATCAGGCAGATGGCACGGAGTCGCCAGATCGACGCCATCGCTGTCCACGACGTGTCCCGCGTCGGCCGCAACGTCCTCGAATCGCTGCTGTTCCTCCGCGAACTCGCCGACGCCGGCGTCACCGTCATCAGCGCCACCGAGCAGATCGACACATCCACGCCGGCCGGCGAGATGATGCTCATCAACATGCTCAACATCGCCCAGTACCGCAGCCGCGAGATCGGCCGGGGCTGGTCGGGCACCATCGCCCGCCGCGCCGAACGAGGACAGCACCACGGGCGCCCGCTGGGCTACATCAAGATCGACAAGGAGTTGCAGCCAGACCCGGTCATCGGACCGGCGATCACCGAGGTGTTTCGCCGATATGGTGCCGGTGACCCGATTGGCCAGGTCGCCGGCTACCTGGCCGCGATCCGAGGCAAGGCGATAGTCACTGCGAACGTCAAGAAGATGCTCCGCAACCCCGCCTACCTCGGTCAGGTCGTCGCCGGCGGCCAGGTCCTCGCCGGCGCCCACCTTCCGCTCGTCACCCCCGACACGTGGGAGCGGGTGCAGCGCCGTCTTTCCGCTGAGGCTGGCACCCCGCCCCGGCACCTCGCGCCCACTTGGTCTCTTGTCGGCCTGTGTGTCTGCCCCGACGGGCACCGGCTGCAACGGCAGGGCAGCCGGCTCGTCGACGGCTCCGGCCGCGGCGACGTCAAGGGTGGCGCCTGCCCCGGTGTGGGCCGGCCACTGATAGACCGGGTGGAGGCCGAGGTGCTGCGGCAGGTTGCCGACTGGGCCGCCCGGCTGCGCACCGACCACGTTGCGCGGGCGGCGAGGCTCGCCCAGCTGTCGGCGGACCGGGTGGACCTGGCCACGCTGAAACGGCAGGTGGCGGACGCTCGGCAGGCGATGGTCAAACTTGCCAAGGACAACGCCATGAACCGCCTGCCGGACGAGGTTTATCAGCAGGCCATGGCCGAGCTGCGTGGGGGTGAACAGGCCGCTGCCGCCGAGTTGGCCAAGATCGTCGACGTCGACGAGCCGCCGGACCCGGAGGTGGCCGCCCGGGGCGTCGACGCGCTGTTGGCGCTGTGGGACCTGCCGGATGCGACGCACGCTGATCGGGTCAAGGCGCTGAGGTCGCTGGTCGACCGGGTGGTGGTGCGTGCCGCTGCCAGGTGGCGGGAGCCGGAGGCAGACCGGGTTAAAGTGCGTTTCCGCTGGTAGACGTCTTCGGGGTTTGTGATCTCCCACGATCGTGGGAGGAAGGTAACCGTCATCAACCGTTGAGCAGTCGCAGGTGGATGCGCTGCGCCGCTGCCACCGTTTCCGCGTCGGCGAGGCCCTGCACGGCGGTGGCGATGGTGCCGAGCATCCGGTCGTGCTCGGCGAGCAGGTCGTCACAGTCGCGCAGCAGCGCGCGGAGCCGGCCGACCTCGGCCACCAGCTGCCGCAGCGTCTCCCGCTCCGCCGCCTGCTCCGCGATGACCGCGGTGATGGCGGTTGCCACCATCCGGCGAATGCACGCGCCGCTCTTGAGCGCGACCGCGGCCAGGGCCCCGATGGCAGTGGCGGCGTAGCCGCCGGTGACTGGCCGGGTGATGCCGACCAGGTCCAGTGTGACGGTGGCCGCGCCGAGCAGGCCGGCGGCGACCGCGGCCGCGACGGCGGCGTGGCGCAGGTTGGTGGTGATGGTCCGGCTGCTCGACGGCAGGTAGATCATTGGGGTCCCCCTCTGGGTGGCGGCTGAGGGGGTCATGAGAGTCGTGGGCCGCGTGCCCACGCCACCGGCTGTCCGGCCTGCACAATCCCAACCGGCCGACTGACTCGCACTGGTGACAGATCAGTGCTACGGCGTCACTTACTGTCACGTTAACGGGGTGTTACGGCGTGCAAATTCCACGGACAGTGACCGCCAAAAGTGACCGCCGTCACTGAACGGCAGACCCGGTGCGCAGACTGCGAGAGGACAGACCACTCCGGTCAGTCCGGTCAGTCTGGGACGAACACACCCCGACCGGGCTCGCCTCTGACGACGCCCTGCGCGCTGAGGATGAGCATCACCCGCTGCGCCGTCGACCGCGAAACGCTGTACAGGTCGGCCAGTTCGGTGTAGCTGGGCAGGCGAGATCCCGGCGGGTGCTCGCCCGATCGGATGCGGGCGGCCAGGTCGGCGGCGATCTCGTGCGCTGTCAAGCGGCGGGGCATGTGTCTCCTGAGTCGGCCCGGCCATGATCGCTACCGCAGAAGATCAGGTCAATGTTCCCGTTGACCTGATGAACCAGGTGAATCTAGTCTGCGGAACGTGACGGCGCGGTGATCCTGAGTCGGCAACCCGGGGCCGCCGCGTCGTCCCCCATCTGTCCGGCACCCGAGGTACCCCCGTGCTGCGGGTGCCGGACCCCCCTCTCCTCGCACGGAGGCGACGATGGTCATCCGCGACTGCGGCCGCGACTTCCCCGGCGACAGGCACCCGCGTCCCACCCAACCCCAACCCCCACCGCCGGCCGGCGGCCCGCTGCCGGGTGACCCGTGCGACGGCGACGACCAGGCCCAAGCCGCCATCAACGCGGCCGCCGCACGCTGGGGTGCGGCGGCCGACAGCGGGCCGGACAGCCGGTGACCGGCATGGACGACGGGCCCCAGGGCCCGGTGCTGCCGATCGACCTCGACGACGCGGCAGCGTCCATCCTCACGCTGCATCACGGCCCACCGCCACCACTGTGGCCACGCTGCACCCGCTGCACCGGCGACGGCTGCACTGCGCTGACGTGGGCTGCCGTGCACCGTGCGGCACGCCGGGATGAGCTGGTCGCGGCAGGGGTGCGGGGGCATCCACTCCTAGCCTGGCCGTGACAGACCCCCCGGACAGCAAGATGCGCCCCCAACCCTGAGGGGTTGGGGGCGCATCAGTGAAGGGCGGCGACCGAGGTCGCCGCCGGTGGGCCGCCACCGCTGCTGGTGGCGGCCGGGAGGCTCGCGACCAGAGCGGGGATGGCCATCACCCTGGTGACGGCGCCGGTGACCGCGACCACACCGGCGACGGCCGGCACAGTGTCGATCCCGGCCTCGACCGCCGCGAGCGGGATCAGCGGCAACGCGGCGATCGCGGCCGCGACGGCGGTCCGCAGAGTCGCCCGCCAGGGATGGCGGCACTGCGTCACGACAGTGGTGGGCATCATGTCCTCCTCAGGTTTTCGCACGGGCTGGCGGGGGCGGCGGTCAGGCGGTGATGCGGGGCAGCAGCCCCACCGCCAGGGCAGCCACCGCGATCAGCACCGACATCGTCGGCAACGGCCACAGCCGGCGCTCAACCGTCCGGATCCGCTCCTCGTGGTCGGCCAGGTCGTCACGCACCGCCGTCTGCTGCTCGATCAGCACGTCGACGCGGCCGGTCAACCGGACCACGGCGTCGTAGATTTCGCGGCCGGTGATATGCACCGCGAGGGGGTCGCCCAGCGGCGGGCTGGGCATCACGTGCCGGCCGGCGGCGGCGCAGTCGGGCCGAGGCGGCGGGCGATCTCATCCACCACCTCGCCGGCATCCAGACGACCCGCCTGCGCATCCTCCACCAGCCGGCGGATCGCCTCCGTCTCCCAACGGGCCGTCAGGCCCTGTTTGAGAAGGTCCTGCACCCGGGGCGGCGGGTCCGGCCACCCCGCCGCCGACGACGGAACACGGGTGTCGAGCAGCTCCCGCGCGATCGCAGCACAATCCTGCGGTGTGATGGGCACGATGTCCTCCTGGGGGGATGCGGGCGGTGGCCACAGCTGCCACGAGCTGGTGTCGTCGTAGGGTCCCGTCGAGCGGCCGTCGCGGCCGACGCCGACGGAGACGTGCACATGGGTGGCGTGCGGGTTGGAGCCGGAGTAGGGGCGCCACTCCTGGCCGGCAGACGCGATCCGCCGGTTGAAGATCACATATTTCAGCGCCGGATGGCCGCTGGTGCGCACCCGGTCGGCGAACCAGCCGAGGTCGAGACCCTTGTCGGCGAGCACGTCGACGGCGCACACCACACCCCGCGGGTTGGGGTTGTGGTCGGACCAGCCGGACGCGTGGGCCTGGTCGCCCAACGTCCACACGGTGGTGCCGGGCATCCGGGCACGGATCTCCGCCCGCAACACGACCAGAGACCCGGCCAAACGCCACGACATCACACCACCTCGAAAACGGTGACGGTCAGCCGGGTGTGACCGGCGTTGATTTCCATGTTCGCGGGCAGGGTTCCTCGCAGTGCGAGCGTGTGTGATCCGGCGGTGGCCAGGGTGCCCATCCAGTTCTGGCCGACGGTGCCACGGTCGTTGGCCGTGGCCGCACCCACCTGGAACAACGCCTTGCCACCAGCCTCAACACCGTCAACGAACAGCAGACCCTCTCCGGCGGTTGTGGTGCCCGACCCGGCGGTGTCGAAGTCGAAGTTGGCCACGGCCGTCCACACCGCACCGTCGGTTTCGGTGGTGAGGGTGATCGACGCGCCGGTGATCGCCGTCGCGGTCACCGAACCCACCAAGTCCGACGAACACGACGCATGGTAAGTGTTTGGTTGAATTCGGTTGAACTGGTCGGCGGTGACCAGTGCTCCAGCATCCATCAGGATGCTCTCCTCTCATCGGGCCAAACGCCACGGAGACGCCACGGAGACGCCACTGCCGGCGGGGATGGTGATCTCGACGCCGTCGACGGGCGTTTGCGAAACGGTGATCGTCTGCGGGTCAGATGATCCCGTGCAGGCGGTGGCGGTCAGCCTGACCCCGCCGACCAGCACGTCAAAAGGAAAATTGGCGCTGTCAGTGGTCCACAGTGCCACCGTGCCGGCCGACCGCTGCACGCTCAGCGCCGTGTCGACGCCGGAGTCGAAATCAGCGGTGGTCTCCGACCCGGCCGTGTCCAGGCGGGTGGTGGTGCCGAGCACACCCACGGTCCACGGCTGGGCTGGGCGGCCCCACACCGCCGCGTCCCACACCGTCCCGGACTGCCACGTCTCCTCACCACCGGTGACCACAATCTCGGCGTCACCGGGCGGGTGCTGGGTCGGCAGGTTCGTGGCGAGCACCAAGGTGCCGGGGCGGACGGTCAGCCACTGCGTGATCAGCGACGGCGTGGCGTGAAGTTTGATCGCGATCCGGTCATACCGTGGGCTTTCGTCCGTGCCCAGGTGCACCTGCCAGGAGGCGATGGCCGTCAGCCCGGTGTCGTCGACCAGGGCGTAGTCGTCCTGTCCGGGCAGCCTGCCGTGCCCGTCCACGTGCGCCTGGTCGACCGCCGTTGCGGCGGATCCGCCCGGCCGGCGGGCCGTCCACTGGTTGCGCATGTCGGCGGTGCTGGCCGGGATCGGTCGGATGCCGGCCGGCACCTCCCTGGCCGACCCGTCCAGAGTGAGCACTGTGGACGGGTTGTAGCGGTGCTGACGGGGTATCAGCTCCAACCCCCAGCCGCCCAACTCATCGCCGAGGATCCCCCCGTCGACGAGCACACACGCATCGACCAGGGCGAGGTCGGTAGCCGCCGGCTGGTAGCCCATCCTGCTGATGTGTGCGGCGTCGACGGTGTCCACGACGGTCAGCGGGATGGTCGACGCGGAACACACCCGCACGATGCGGTCGACAGCGGTCTCACGCCAGAACGCCACTGTGGCGTTGCCGGTCAGCAGTCCGTAGCTGTCGCCGGCGTAGGCCGGCACCCAGGAGGGTGGCGAGGTGCCCTCCCACACCTGCACCTCGCCGATCCCGTGCACGCCGGTCGTCGACGCGCCGGCGGGGTTGAGGGTGACGGTGGCCGGCCAGCCCAGCGTCGACGACGTGACAGTGGCGGTCCAGGGTCCGCCGCCGCCGGGGGTGACATCACCCTGCGACGCGCCGTTGATCAGCAACTGCACCGAAATGTTGGAACCACTCTGGACGGCGGTCACCCGCCATTCGAAAAACGCGATGAAACTGGTGCCATCTTCGACGATCACGACGCTGTCGCGGCGCAGCTGGGTGTTGAAATTGGGACTGCCGGTGAGGCGAATGTCCCACACCGCACCGGTGGAATCTGACCACTCGGCCAGGATGTAGGGGTTTGTTGCACCGGCGGCTGTCGCCTCTTCGGCGAAAAACTGCACCGTCCACGCCACCGGACTGATGCTGCCGGCCGCCGGCACGGGCCCGGTCAGGCGGCCACCGCCGGACAGGTCCGGCACGCTGCCCATGCCCTGCAAACCCGGATCGTTCGCCGCGAACTGGACGTCACCGGTGGCGGTCAGGGGTGGGTGGCCGGGAATTCCGGATGCGCAACGGCCCGCATCCTGGCCGTCGTTGCACGGCCAGTAGGCGAGCAGCGTCTCGTCCTGGTCGGCGGAGGTGATGTCCTGGCCCAACGCCGTCGTCGTCGGCCGCTCACCCTGGTCGAGGAGGCCGGAGATGGAGGTGGCGGTGATCCGGGTGAGGGCGTGTTTGGCCGATCCGCCGGGCCACTCCACCGGCCACCCGGAATCAACGAAACCGCGGAACCTGACCACGAAGCCCGACCCGCTGTCGATGGCCCACTCGACGGGCACACCGTTGACCAGGTGCGGGTAGTGCGGGCTGGCCGGGTGGCCCCAGGTGAACCGGCCATCGGCGTTGCGCAACGCCAGCGACAGGGTGTGTGGCTGGCGGCCGGTGGCGTTGCGGTCCCGCCCCCAGACGTGCCGCACCGGCGTGGAGGCGTGCAACCAGGCGGTGATGTCGGTCCACGACCAGGACGACGGGTCCGCGGCGCGGTCCGCGCCGAACGCCGCCCGCAACCGGGGTGTGAAAAGGACGCTCACGACCAGCCCCCGCCGGACTGCGGTGACAGGTGCCGCACCACATCCCCACCAGCCCTGAGACGGATGTCGTCGCGCAAACCGGCAACAATCCCATCGCCCCGAATTTTGAGGGTGATGGTGGTTTCGGCGTGCCCACTGCCACCGCGGCCGGCGTCTGACAGGGGTTGCACCTGCGCACCACGTGGAAGGTGCAGCATCTCCGGCCCTGCCTCGCCGACGATGGCCATACCGGCGGCGCGAATGTTACCGCCCTTCGCCAACATGGGCATCCGCGGCATGCTGAACCCGTTGCCGCCAACCCCGGGCACCCAATCAGGCAGGCTGAATCTGAGCCTGCCAGGACCGTTGTTCCACATCCGTGAAATGGCGTTGAAACCAGCCCTGAATGGTGCGGTAATAATGCCACCAAGGGCGGAAAACGCCTCTCTCATCCGGCCTGGCAGCATTTTCAGCCAGTCCCACGTTTTGACAGCTGCACCCTTGATGCCAGCCCACACGGCTACCACTGCCCGTCCGACACCAGTCCAAAATCCGGAAAACACCGTCCACCATGTTTGGGCAAGGCGGATAACAGTGTCGAAAACGAGTGTCCAGCCGGCGACGATCCAGTCCACGGCCCATTGGAACACGGCGACGACCGCGGTCCAGGTGGCCTGCCAGGCGGTTTGAAACCAGGTCGTCTGGGTGGCCACCCAGACGATGGCGGCGACCAGGGCGATGACCGCCAGGACAATCCAGGTGATCGGGCTGGTCCACAGTGCCAGGTTCAGCACGACTTGGACGGCGGCCCAGACTTTGAGGGCGCCGATGATCAGCACGATGGCCCCGGCGAGCACGCCGAGCCCCACGGAGAGGGGGCCCACCCAGCCACTGTTCTCACTGAGCCAGCCGAAGGTGGCCTGGAGGTGGGGGACCGCGGCGGCGAGTTTTTCGATCAACGCGGCCTGCACCTGGTTCTTGAACGCCTGCAACTGCTGGCCAGCGTCTTTTTCGAAGGTTTCCGCCATCTCGGCAGCCGCGCCACCTGCGTCGGTCATTCCCTCGCCCAGACCGGCAAGGGAATCAAGGAACGCTGGGATGTCCGCCTTGTTCATGTCCTCCAGTGGGGTGCCGAACAAGGCGATGGCGGTGTTGGCTCGGTCGGCCGGGTCTTTGATGGACTGCAACCCGCCGACGATCTTCCCGAATGCGGCCTGCGCGGTGTCGCCTCCAGTGAGCAAATCGTTGGCCATCATGTGCGCGTCGAGGCCGATCGCGTCGAAAGCACCCGCCGTTTTATCGGACATGTCAGTAGCCAGCAATGTGAGTTCTTTGATGACGTCGCCGGTTTTGTCGATGCCGTAGGTGCCCTTTTGTGCGCCACGTGCGAGCAGTTCGAATGCCTGCGGGCCGTCGAAACCGAGGGCGGCGAAGAAGGTGCCGTACTCTTCGGCCGCATCCAAAATGTCTTCACGAAATTTGGGGCCGACCCGCTGTGATGTGCGGGCGATCAGGTCGAGCGCCTGCGTGCCGTCCTTGGCCAGTCCGTCGCGCATCACCACCCCGGCCACACCGACGGCCTGACTCAGGTCAAACTCGAACGTCCTGGACAGGGCTTGTGCTTTGACCGTGAGGTCTTCCAGCATCTGCGCGTTCTGCGAGCCACCGGTCAGCCCGGAGCCGAAGACAGCGGAGGCGTCGGCCATGGCCTCGTCGATCGTCTGCGTGAAGCCACGCCCGAAGCTGCCGGCAGCGGCTGCCCCGGCAGCCTCTGCTGCCGCTGGGTCGCCGAGCTGGTTGCGCAGCTTCGCCTGCGCGCTGGACAGGTTCATGGCGGAGACGAGACCGGCGCCAATCCCGGCAGCGATCGCGGCACCGGCCACGGCGGCGCCGGCTTTCAGCGATTCGGCGTGCCGGTTGAACGCGCCCTTCGCCTTGTCAAGGTCGCGTTCGAACCGCCCGTGATCCGCCTTGAGGATCGTCGACAACTCACCGAGGACAAGCGCCACTGTCGCCACCTTCCCTTGTTGTCGGATCTTGGACTTGGTGCGGGGCGGGGATTGACCGTGGTGGGTAGGGTGCCGACCGGACCGCCACCACCGGACTCACTACTCAGGAGGACTGCGTGTCGTACCCGCAGCAGCCATATGGACAGCCCCAGCAGCCCCAGCAGCCACAGCAGGGTCAGGTCTACGGCCAGCCACCAGCACCGCCGGCGAAGCCGAAGAAGAAGGGCAACCCCGTCGTTGGCGCGCTCGCCCTGGTCGTCATCGCCGGACTGCTGGTCCTCTGCGGCGGTATCGCCGTCACCCAGCTCGGCGGCGGTGAACCGGAAGACCCGGTGACCGCCGACCGCAGCTTCGACGCGGAGGTGATGTGCCAGGAGCCGATCAAGCAGCGGCTGAAGGCACCGGCGACGGCGGAGTTTCCGCGCGCTGAAGTGGTCAAGAACGGGTCGATCTACACCGTCACCGGTGGCGTCGACGCGGAGAACGTAGTCGGCGCGCAGATCCGCACCGACTACGTGTGCGTCATCGAGGACAACGGCGACGACACGTGGACGACGATTCGGGTCGACCTCGCCGAGTAGCTACCCCTGCTGCTCGTCTGGGCTGAGGGCCCGCTGCAACCTCGACTCGATACTCAGTAGGCCGACGATCCGGGCCTGCAACCAACGCCACGACCGGGACCGCATCAGGTCCCGGTCGTCCGCGTCGATCTGGTAGTGCTGATGCAGGTCAGCCTCGATCAGCTCCCAGTGGCCGAGGATTTCCCCCCAGCTCACCCCTTCGCCGCGCCGCGCCCGGTCGACTTCTTCGGGAATTTCGTACCACTCGAAGTAGCCGGTTTCCGGGTGCCGCTGGCCGCGGCCGTACGGCTCCCGCCAGTCTTGGCCGGGGCCGCCTTCTTCGCCCTGCGTTGCGCCCGGTTGCCCGGGCGCAGCGCTTCCGGGCGGCCACCCGACCGCCACCACCGGGCGGCCGCGCTCTCGCCGCCCAGGATGTAGAAATAGACGGTCATCGCGCAGTACTCCACATAGGCGTCCGGCACCCCGGCCACCACCATCCGGTCGTACGCGCCACCCAACACCCTCTGCGACAGCGTGAGGTGCCGGTCGCCGGGCAGGTCGGGCAGGGCGTCGATCGCCGCCGCGGCCGCTTTCAGCTCGTCTTCGCTTGACTCCTCGGAGACGCTGCCCGTCGTCTGGGCGACCAGCCGACACCACAGCCCCAGCTCCGCGCTGGCCAGCGGGACCGTGTAGCGACGCTCGGTACCGTCGCGGTCGGGAACCCCGGCCAGGATGAGGCCGGGGTCGAAGTAGCCGGTGAGGCCGTCAAATTCGGGCATCAGGTGTAGATGTAGTTGTCGGCCGCCGTGTCCGCGCTCTGGCCGGCGGCGGTGGTGACCCGCACGGCGACGGTGCCGGTGCCGGCCGGGGCCACCGCCACGATGTGCGAGTCCGAGACGACATCCCACTGCACGACCGCAACAGCGCCGAAGTCCACGTCGGTGACACCATCCGTCCCGTTGGGCATGAAGTGCTGGCCGAAAATCTCCACGAGGGTGCCGCCGGCTTCCACACCGGTTGCCGGGTCCAGGCCGGTCACCGTCGGCAACAGGGAGCCGGCCGGGTTGGTGATGTCGGCCAGGCCGCCCTGGCCCTGGAGCACGATGTCGAGGGTGTCGCGTCCCTTGCCACCCGGCATCGACCAGGACTTCACATAGGCTCGGCCTTCGTGGTTGTGGCCGTCGTCCAGGCCCTCGCGCTCGTAGAACCGGACGCCGAACTCGGCCTGCTCCACCCGGCTGGCGCGGTGGGCCTTGAATTGTGCGCGGAGGAACGCTTGGACGGTGTCGACCGCGGTCTGGGCTAGGTTGGTGCTGTAGGCGAGCTTGATCTCCAGCCGCCAGTTGTAGCCGGTGTTCGTCTCCCGCATCGCCCCCGCATCCGAGTACATTTCGTCTTCCTCGGTGCGCATCTCTTCGATGAGCTTCGCCTCTTCGACTCCGAACAGCTGGTTGTAGGCCGACGCCGGGTAGATGGCGGTGTCGAGGTCGATGCGGTGTGACCGCGCGAGCTGGGTCACGCGGGTGGTGGGGGTCGTCGCCATGACGCCTCGCTCTCCTGGTTAGACGGAGAGTCGAATCACCCGACTCCCCTTACGAAGGTTGCAGCGCGCATGCGCTGGACGAATGTTGCTCGCCACGTGATGGCCACCCCGCGCCAAGGGAATCAGTCTAGTCGATGCGCGGTGGCCCTCATCGCCTCGATGTAGAAATTCTCGGACCGAGACCACCGCCCGTTCGTGTCGGTGCCGAGGCTGGTGTACGACTGCCGCCACATGTCCACGATGGACACGCCGTTGAGGGTGCGCCGGCCGGAGCTGTCGAGCAGGTCGAACACCTCGTCCGCCAGGTCGTCGCAGTCGCGCGGATCGGTGCCGGCCCGAACCCGGATCTGGACGGCGGACAGGTGATCCTGCATGCCGCGCAAGGGGGTGCCGATCGGGTACGGGGCGAGGGTGATCAGCTTGTCCGGGGCCTGCGGGATGGCCCGGATGACGATGGCGGTCTCGGCGTCCAGGTAGGCGCCGGTGGGTCGCCAGTCCCCGACGCCGGCGGCGTCGAGATGCTCGGCCAGGCCGGTCAGGAGGTCGGTCGTCCAGCCCATCTCAGCCTCCCAGCGGCTCGCCGGCGGCCTTCGCGATCAGGGCCAGCATGACGTCGCGTTCCTCGTGCATCGGCAGTTCGAGGTACTTGGCCTTGCGGCCTTCGTCGTGGCGGAGCGTCTGGTCTTCGTGCTGGCGTACCGCGTAGCTCCGATCGAAGCTGACCGCTGTTGCGCCACGGGCGTCGTCGCGGGACACCTCACCGCTGCGTTCGAGGTCGCCCTCCTCGTGGGGCACCAGCTCGCTCGACACCTGGAGCAGGTGTTCGGCGGCCAGCTCCAGCCCGTCCATGGTGGCGTCGGCGAGGATTGCCGCGATGCGGTCGCCGTTCCACTCCAGATCCAGCGCCATCGCGTCACTCCAGGCTGATTTCGAGGTGTTCGGGCAGCCCAAGGCCATGGTCCGTCAGCCGGGACACGGCGAGCACCCGGGCGGCGGGACGATCAGGCACGGTGACTCTGCTCCCGGCCGGGCAGACCGTGTCCACCGGGGCGAACACGGTGCTGCTGGAGACCTGCTCGGCGCCGGCGGCGTCCTGGGTTTGCACCCGGACGAGCCGGCGGGTGTCCTCCACCACGCACGGCGTCACCGGTACGGCCGCGGCGAACACGTCGCCGAACGCCCCGGACCCCTGGTACGCCTGCACCTGCACGGTCGCCGGGGAAGGGATCGACGATACGCAGAACTCCTCCCACGTCGTCACAGCGCCTGCCTCACCATGTTTGTGGGCCGCCGCCGGTCAGTCCGGCCTGTTGCAGCAGTCGCCACGCCTGCGGGGACCAGTCGCCGCGCGGCCCAACCCCCGCACCGCCGGTACCGCCCAACGTTTGACGCTGTACCGCCAGCTTCCCAAGGGTGAAACTGGCGGGGCGGCCGGCGCCGACCAGGTTGGTGTCACCGGAGGCGCGTGCCCAGTCCGCCTGCGCGCACGTCGCGTCCAGCAGCGCTGCGATCACCGCGGCGGCGGTGGGCATGCCGTCGTCGTCGACGTCGTAGCAGGCGGTCAGCAGCATCTCGTCAACCAGCCTGCTTGCTTCGGCCAGGGCGCGGCGGGCACCAGATGGTGGTGCGGCACGCAGCCAGGTGGCCAGATCAGCGGTGCTGGCGTACACGCGGGCACCGGCGGGCACGGCGGTCGGGTCAGGGGCGACGAGCACGGTGTTGCGTTGCTTGCCGGTGCCCGTGCCCGTGACCGTCCACCGTTCCAGCCACTCGCCGGCCGTGGTCAGCTCAAATGGGTTGCTGGCCCAGGTGGCACCACCATCGGAGCTGGCAACCGCCGGGGCTGTGGTGGTGCCATCCGGGGCGATCACGGCGAGGGTGACGGCGGTGGTGGCGTCGAATGGCACCACGGTGAGCGTGGCGATGCGCCAGTCGCCCACGTCGGGCTGGGTCACGGTTGCCTCTCAGGTGCCGGATGCGGTCAGGGTTGAGGCGGCCTGCCCGGATGCGGTCAGGGTCGACTGCTGTCCGGATGCGGTCAGGGTGCCGGGAACCGGCGTCGCGAGGCGGCGGGCCTGGATGACCAGCACCCGGCCGGCGCGGATGACCGGTGGGGCGGTGACGACCAGTGGTGGTGTCGACTCTCCCCCCACTGGTGGTGGCGGATCGGCGAGACTCGCCCGCCAGATGATCGGCGCCGCCAGCAGCGGTCGCTTCGCTGGCACCACCACCACCAGCGGTGGTGGTGTGGTGATGTCGGACAGGCCACCGCGCGCGATGACCGCTGGGCGTGGCCGGGCTGACCGGGCCGGTGCGGCGACCACGATCGGCGCCGGCCTGGTCTCGGCCGGCGGATCGGCCAACGTGGACCGGACGATGATCGGCGTGTTCGGTACGGATCGGCCGAGTCGCGCCGGTGCCACGACCGGCGTGGGACGAACCACCGACGACGCATCGAACACCACGTCAGCGAAATAGGACGACTGCTGTCCGGATGTGATCTCCGGAAATCCGTCGCCAACGTGGATGCGTCCGTTGCCATACGGTGATCCGGACTGCGGCGCGGTCAGGTTGCCGTTGGTGACGCCCGCTGAGGTGAAGAAGTTCGTGGTCAGCACGAACCGGTCCGGTGTCACGTAGCAGGCCACGTAGTAGCTGCCCGCGGTCACCGAGACGCCGCCGGCCAGCGCCACCGTGTTCCACGCCGCCGCCGTCAGCGACCCGAACGTGGCCCGCCCCAACTCGACGCCTGCCGACTCTCCGGTGATCGAGTACAGCAGCCCGACGAACGCCGATGATGGTGCGGTGACCGGCGCGAACACACGAATATGTGTCACGGTGCCGTTCACGGCTGGTGTCCACACGGTGCCCAGCGTGTATTGCGTGGCGTCGGAGACATCGCCGGCGGCCGGCGTCTGAGTGGTGAAGATCGACTCGGCCACCGGGGCTACCTCAGCAGCCTCAGCAGCGTTCGAACCACAGCGCGGCCTGCACGTTCACCACGGCGGGCGCCGTGCAACGGATTACGAACCCGTTCGACACCGCACTGTCCGGGGTGTCGCCGAGCGGAAAATCGAGGATGACCAAACCGCCGTTGGGGGTGAGAGTCCAGTTGTCAACTGGCGTCAACACGGTCGGCTCCGCCGTCCAGTTCCGGGCCGCGGTGAATCCGGCCACGATCGACCGGCCGTACGCCTGCACAGGCGTGATGCTGGTGGAGTTGGTGCCGGGGCCGTTCGTAGCGAACGTCGCGACGCACAGCTCTACCAGCACCGGCACCGCCGACGCGGTCACACCGTCGAAACCGATGCGCAGCTTTTTCAGGTCGACGCCGAACGTTGACGGCGACGACACACCAATGACGCTCTTCGCTGTCGCGGCGGACAGAGCGACCGTGGTGCCGGTGCTCGCAGTGTATCCAGCTTTAGCCATGATATGCCCATCTGTGGGTGTATCTCCCGGTCCGGCTGCGCAGCCGGACCGGGAGAGGAGCTGATCGGTCAGGTGATGATCACGCGCGGCACGAACGTCTTGGCGGTCGGCGTCGCGATCGTGGCCGGCGCCGTGGTGGTCAGCGCCGACCCGGACGAGACGCTGAGGTTGCGCTCGCCGGTGACGACGGCGGGGTGGCCGATCGCCCCCAGCAGCGTGCACACCGACGTCGAGTTGACCATCACCGACGCCCAGTAGATGCCGGACGTGGTGATCGTCTGCGCTGTGGCGAGGGCGAGGGTCTTGGTGGTGTTCGCCGCCCACGCGGTCGAGGTCTGGTCGGCGGTCTGCGCGAGCAGCGCCGGCGTCGCCGCGCTGCTGAACAGGGCGAACCACCAGTTGGCGGGGGTTCCCACGGCGGTCGCCCCCGACCGGAAGGACAGGTTGGTGATGACGTCTCCGGCGTGAAGGTAGACCGCTACGGAGGTCATGACGGCGTCGGCCAGGGCGACGTGGCCGGTGTCGCCGGCGTCGTCGGTGAGGCCGGTCCGGGGCAGGTTGGACCGCCAGAAGGTGTCCGGCGACGCCGGGTCGGCAGCGTTGAGGTAGCCGAGGGCGTCGCGGATGTTGCGGGTGTAGCCACCGAGCTGCATCGCTCAGTCCTCCTTCGGGCCGAGGATCAGCTCGGCCAGCTCGTCGCGCTTGAACGCGGACGCATCTTCGAGGGTGAGCCGCTTCTCGCCGGCCGCCTCGCTGGTCACGAACGCGACCCATGCGTCCTTGGTCGCACCCCGGGCCGGCGGCTCGACCTGCTCCGGCTCGACCTGCTCGGCGGCGACCGGTACCGGCTCCAGGGTGGTGACCGGCTCGACGCGGTAGTCCTTGCGGCGGAAGTAGGCGAGGGCCTTACGTCCGGCCGGCATACCGTCATCGACGGTCGCCTCACTCTTGGCGAACGCGACCCCCGCGACGACGCCGGTGAACTCCGGCGTCGGAGTGGTGACCTTGAACAGCGTCATCACTGCACCTTGACCTTCCGGAGGACACCGCACGCCTTGGTGTTCTTCAGCACCAGGGCGACCGGACCCATCTCGACCTCGTAGGTCTTGTTCGCGCCCGGCTCGTTCATGCGCGGCATGTACGTTTCGACCAACGGCTTGCCCGCCACGGCCGCACCGTGAAGCGCGTCCATGCCGAACGTCGCCGCGTAGATGTCGGTCAGGCCGGTGATGGTGCTGCCGCCTCCACCTTCGTCGGCGTCGGCCGAGTAGATCGATACGATCGGGCTGGAGCCCTGCACGCCGTTGCCGAGGTCGACCAGCGCCCAGTCGCCGTAGCGCTGGATCCGTCGGCCCAGGTCGTCCTTGTCCTCGGTGTAGAGGCCGGCCCAGCGGGCGAGGGCCCGGATCCGGGTGACGCTCTTGGTGTTGCCGAGGAGTGCCTTCTCGCCGGGTGGAACGACGCCAGGAGTGCCCTGGTCGCCGCCGCCGGTCTTGGACGGGGTGATCTCGGCCAACATCTCGTCGAGCCGGTCCAGGGCGGCCATCGCAAGGGTCTGGCTGACGATGGTGCCGATGGTCCAGTCGAGGTAGCCGGCCGTGACCCCGTTGTCGAGGGGGTCGTACTCGGTGGTCGTGCCGGTCAGGCTCTTGTCGAGGCCGTCGAAGCCGAGCGCATTCACGGCGACATCGCCGTTGATCAGCTCCTCCTGCGCCTTCTGCTGCACCCCGGTGATGAGCTGCTGCATCTGGAACGTGGCTTCGTTCGTGGCGGCCTGGCCGAGGTTGGCCAGCACGCGGTCGACGTTGAAGGATCCGCCGAGGGGCTTGAGGTCGACGGTGTACCGCTCGCGCGCGGCCTGCCCCGGGGTGTACTCGGCGTTGATCGCCCGGAACTCGGCCCCGCGGGGGGTCGTGAGTCGGGTGTAGCCGTAGGTAAGGGTCGAGCCGCCGGTGGGGTTGACGGTGTCGTCCCAGACGATGCGGTCCAGAAGCCAGGAGTACCGCCGCAGGTTGTCGATGACTGCGAATGCGACATCGTCCTGCACGTTCACCTGGGCCTGGGCGAGGGTGATAGCCACGGTTGGCTACTCCTGTCCTGGTTGGTGGTTACTGCCCGTTGAGGCGGGCGGTGAGTGCGGCGCCGAGCGACGTGGGTCGCTGCCGACCGTTGTTGCCGCCGCCGTGGTCTGCCCCTTGGCGGGCCGGCCCTTGGCCTCCCGGGGCAGTGGCGGCGAGTTTCGGGTTGGCCTTGATGGCCTTCTTCATGGCGGCTACGACCTGGTCGTCGTAGTCGGCCGCCTCTGGGTCCAGCTCCTTGACGGTGTCGCGGAAGGTCGCGGAGTCGATGACGGCCACGGGGTCGGCGCCGGCCTTGTCGGCGTTCTCCCGTACGGCCAGCCTCAGGCTCTTGTCGCGGAACTTCTGGTCTTTCTGGTCCCGATCGGCTGCGGCGGTCTTGAGTTGTTCGGCCGGGTCTTCGTTGCCGCCGGGGGTGAGTCCGGCCGCTTTGAGGATCGCGTCGGTCCGCTCCTTGGCGGCCTTCGCCTCCGCCTTGGCTTTCTTCTCGGCTTCGCGGGCGGCGGCGATGCTGCGCTTGGCCCGGTCGGCGTCGAAGTCGCCATCGATCTTCGGCCCGTCGGCGGTGTCTGCGTCACTGCTGCCGGACTTACCGGCATCGTCGGAGCCTCCACCGTTGTCGCCAGGGTTGTCCGGATCATCGTCGAGGTGCATCGATCGGCCTCCTTGAGGCGGTCGCGGGGTTGGGTGGTGCTTGCCGTGGCCTACCTTGAGGTCACGGAGACTCGTCGTCGGCCCGCGCGGCCGGGCCGACGCCCGGGGGCAGTGGGCGGTTCGGATCCACCGGCGGCCGGTGGTCGTAGCGTTGCGGCTGAGTGGGGGCGGCCTGTCGGCCCTGCGCCGACGTCGGCCGGTGACGGTCAGGATCAGCAGGGTTGGTCATGGTCGGGTCACCTCCACATCGACACGGCGGTACCCGTCCACCACACCATGATCGGCGACCACGCGGTACCGCAGACCGCGCTCCAGCATGATTTCGGCCTCGGCGGCGACCTCGCGCGTGGACGCGTCGCCCAGGTCGGACAAGCGGATGGCGCCGGTGCCGCGGGGGACGAGGAGCCGCATCACGATGCCACCGCGGCCGGGCCCGCGTGGGTGGCCGAACCGTTCGGCGACGGCGGTGTCGGCGGTGCTGGATCCGTAGGCCCGGTCGGTCCACGTCCAGCCGGTGACGTCCTGGGTGGCCCAGTCCGCGCCGAACGCGGGGGTGGGTCGGAATCCGCGCTCGACGACGACGTCGCCGTTGAGGTGGGACGCGGCGAGGATGGCGTCCAGTGCGTCGACCTTCTCGGCGATCTCGGCGGTCGTGGCGGAGGCCCGGAGCTGGTCGTTGATGTCCTGGAACCAGGATCCGCGGTAGTCGGCGAGCGCGTAGGCGGCTGCCAGTCGGGGGCGGCGGTCGAGGCCACCGCCGAGGAGTTCGGGCGCTGGGCCGGTGGTGAGTCTGATCGGGGCGGTGTCCAGGGCTGCCTGGCGGGTGGCGGCGGCGGCGAACGGGTCGACTGGTGCGGGTGGCGGCGGGCGCGGTGTGACTGGTGCCGGTCGGGGCGGTGTGGGTGGCGTCAAGTCCTCGGCTTGGATGGGTGAGCCGGGTCCGCCGGTGAGCGGCCGGGGCTGCGAAACACCTGGGCCACCGGTGCGCGGGCCGGGGATGTTGCCGGCGCCGATCTGCTCGCGGTAGCTCAGCCGCTTCAGCTCGGGGTTGGCGGCGAGGTGCTTGCGCATCTCGCCCTGCCATGCGCGGACCTTCCCGCGTGCGCCCGCAGCGGCGGCCGGGTCCAGGGCGCTGGCTTCGCGTTCCTTCCACTTCCGGATGCCGCGCTCGATCTCGCGCTGCCGCTCCTTCGCCCGGTAGCCGTCCGGGTTCTCGGTCGGCCGAGTCGGCCGGCGGGTCGCACCGGGCAGAAACGCCCTGGCGGCATGTGAACAATTTGGGTGGAATAGTCCAGCCGCGCGGGCCGCGGCCAGGCTGCCGGCGATGTCCACTGTGACCGTGCCGGCGCCCACCATCGAGGGCAGCTCCACCCGGCCCCGGATGCCGCCGGAGATGGAAAGGATCTTGCTTTCCCAGGGTCGACATTTTGGACATTCTCGGGGTGAATCGGACACGATGACCGTGTCCACACCGAGGCTGGTCAGCCGGTCCGTTTGGCCCTGCACAGCGGCCCGCTGCGTGACGGTCCGCGTGGCCATCTCCACATAGGAGGAGAGCCTCCACCGACGACCCGCGCTGTCGACGAAGGACGTGACACCCTGGTCGACCAGCCGCTGGTAGGCGTGCTGTGCGGCCTGCCTCCGGGTCTGCCCACCGGCGATGCTGACCGCGGTCGCCTGCTGGATCACCTCGCGGTAGACGTCGAGCACGTGCCTGAGGACGTTGCTGTGCCGGGCCCCAATGTCGTCGACCAGGGCTGCGGCGAGGGACTCGACCGCAGCCACGCGGGGCACCTGCTGGATGACCGCGGCGAGCCGGCCCGCGTCCGGGTCACCGCGCAGCAGCGACGCCGGGAGGCCGACCGTGGCCAGGCCCTGCCCGGACCGGTAGGCGGCGGCGAGGGTGGACCGGATCTGGTCGGCGCCGGCCGCCTGGACGAGGCCGAGGACCCGCTCCGTTGCGGCGCGGAGGGTGGCCAGGGCGCCGAGTCGGGTGACGGCCCAGTCGGGTGCGTCCATGCCGGCCCGGAGCCGGCGGGTGATCTCCCGCAGGATCGCCTGCTCCGCCTCCTGGTAGAGACCGACGGTCGACGCCGTCACCGCTTCGATCTGGTCGCCGGTGAGCGCCATCGGGTCACTCCTCTACCGGCGGGCCTCCGCCTCCCTGCGGGTCGCCCGGGGGCGGGTTGTTGCCGGCCAGCGCACCCAACGCCGGGCCGACCTCCACCGTGGGCGGTGCGGCGTCGGCGATCCGGGCGACCTCCTCCCGGACCTGGATGTCGTCCCAGTCGGGGTGCACCATCCGCACGCGGGTCTCCGCTGAGACGGCCTCGGCGGCGTGGAGGAGTTGCAGGGTGCGCGCGACCGTCTCCGGCGTCTCACTGACCGAGTCGCCGAACTCGACGTTCGGCCTGACCGGCTCCACTGCGGCGCCGAGCTGGGCGCGCTCCACGGCGAGGTGCAGCTCGACGTACTCCGCGATCGCCGGGCCCCAGGCGACGATCCGGTTGCCGCGGGTCGTGAAGCTCATGCGCTCGCGCGACTGGACCTCCGTCGCCGTCACCGCGACGTCGCCCTCGTCACCCAGGGTCTGCGAGGAGAGACCGGCGTGGCGCATCGCGACCTTGGTCAGTTCATCGATCGTGGCCCGGTGTTCTTCGACGCGGATGGCGAACTGGCTGATGGTGATGCCGGTGCCGCTGTCGGGTAGCGCGTTGACGGCGGCCCAGATTTCCCGTTCGGCGTCGAAGGTTGCGCCGGCACCGGGGCCGTTCGACTGGTGGAGCATGTAGCTGGGGACGATGACTCGGCCGCGGCCGAGGCGCAGGTCCCGCATCCAGGACGTCCACGCCTCGTCGACCGCATCGAACCACTGCTCGGATCCGTCGAAGTCGCTGCGGCCCAGGTACTTCAGCATCGGCGCGGTGCGCCAGCGGCGTTGTGGGCCGGAGTTGGGGACGCGGACGACGTCCAGGCGATCGAGGCCGGTCGCCTGGCTGCTGTCCTGGTCGACATCCTCGGCGAGGTAGGAGGCGCCGTCGTGCTCGGTCAGCGGAATCGCGCGGCCGAGCTGGTCGGGGGTGCCCTCGTGGAGCTGGTAGACGATCCGGCCGACGCCGTTGATGACCTCGTGATGTTCAAGCAGGCGGACGACGGTGTTGCCGGAGCGGTCCAGCTCGGACCAGAAGGTGACGTCGATCAGCTTGCCCCAGCGCAGGTTTGGCAGGGCGCCGTCGGCGTGCACGACGCTGGGGAATGCTTTGTTCGACATCACCTCCTTGTCGACGACCGGGCGGAGGTAGACGTCGCCGAGCACGCTGTTGGCCTCGGCAGCGTGCAACAGCAGGGAGTGCAGGCCGTCCTCGATCAGCTCATCGAGGCGGGTCTGAACCTCGGCGTCCTCGTGCGTGATCTGCGGCGGCTCGGAGAAGATCAGGTTGGCGACGGTGGCGGTGAGGTCGGCGGGGAGTGGGCAGTGCAGGCGGGCGTCGCGGGTGCCGACGGGTGGTGGGTTGCCCCACAGCCAGCGTGACAGGGTGCCGATGAGTCCGCCGGCGTACTGGCCGGCACGGACGCGTTCGCTTGGGCTGAGGGTGCGGTTGTTGGCTGCCCGGTTGAGGTACACCTCGCGGAGCCGGTCGGGGTCGCCGACGTACCACGCATCCCAGTCGCGGTAGGCGGTGTAGGCGGGTTGGTGGGCGGGTGGCGGCCAGGCGCCGCCGGTCGGGATCGGCACCGGGCCTCCATCCAAGTCAGGCCAGGCTGGCCAGGGTCAGCGGGTTGACCGCGCACGCGTCATCAGACGCGCGGCGGCCAGTGCCAGCTACCACCGGCCGGGGCGTCCGAATCGTCGAACGGCACCGACTGGTTGAAGAACAGGCCGGTCGGGTTGAGGACGCACAGGTCGACGTGCGGCACACCGTGCTCCGGCACCGGGTCTCCGTCGCGGACGGCGGTGACGATCGCGGCCCGGGGCTCCGAGGTGAACGCCTGGGTGCCGTCCGGGCGTGGCGGGGTGCCGTGGCTGACGTATTGGACGATCCGGCCGACGGTCGGCTTCTGCACGTGGTGCTCCTTCGGGTCAGGCCGCGAGGGTGACGGCGCTCCGGAGCAGCGGCCGCCAGAGCACTTCGGGCGTTTTTATGGCATATCTAGCAGCATCGATGCTGTGGTCGTCTGCCTTGATCGGGGCGTCTGAACCGTCCCGGTCGACGGCCTTGTCATCCCAGGCGTAGCCGGGGATCTCTTCGATCAGGCCCTTGCATGACTGGTGCACGCGGAGCTGGTCGTTGCCGAGCAGGCTCGACATGAGCCGGATCCCGTCGAGGACGGAGTTGTCGGCGGCCGCCGAGGTCATGCCGTCCTCGATCAGCTGGAGCCGCAGCGACCGGGCGGACGGGTCGACAACGGTCCACTCCGGGGCCAGGCCGGTGAGCCCGGTCGTGCCGGGCACTTCCAGGGCGCCGAGCCAGCGGCGGAGTTCGCGGGAGAGGCCGCGGTCGGTGAGCTGGCGGCGGGCGATGGCCGGGTCGTGCCGCCACTCGTGGGTCAGGTAGAGCCGTCCGTCGCGGCCGGCGCCGAGGATGAGGGCGGCGGTGGCGTTGCGGGTGCCGTAGTCGATGCCGATGCTGATCCAGCGGTGGATTTCCGGCAGGACTGGGATGACGTGGCGGTCTTCGTCCCACATGTCGAAGACGGCGCCTTCGGCCTGGACCCAGTTGCCGAGGATGAACCGCTTGTACCACAGGCCGACGTACTCGATCTTGAGGTCGGCGACGTACGCGGGGTCGAGGTGCGGGTTGTCGTCGAGGGTGCTGTGCCAGGTACGCAGGTTCAGCTCGCCGACGCGTTGCAGGTACTTCTTGCGGAGCCAGTGGGCTGGGCTGTCGGGGTTGGTGGTGCCGAACAGCTGCGCGCCGGCCACGCTCAGCCGGGCGAGGACCTGGGTGAAGAACGCCTCCGGGATGGTGGTCAGTTCGTCGCCGTAGGCCAGGCACAGCGTCATGCCCCGGACCTTCGGCTCCGCCTTCGCGTCGTTGGCGCCCAGGACGTCGACCTCGCGGCCGAGGATGGTGCCGGTGGGTGCGCCCGTATTGTACCTGGTCAGCCTGGCCAGGGGGCCGAACAGGGCCGGGTCGGTGAGCACGGAGAACACGTTTCGGTTGACGGCCTCGCGGGTCTTGCCGAAGAGCAGGACCCTGCCCGATGTCGGCGCGGCGGCGACGGCGAGCAGGAACCGCAGCAGCGACGCGACCGTCTTGCCGGACCTGACCGAGCCCTGCCAGATGTTGAGGCGGGCCGTGGACTCGACCACCGAGCGGAGGTGGATCGGGGACAGCGACCGGGTGACGACGTCGAGGTCAACCGGCATCGGACTCGGGCCCGGTGAGCTGGTCGTAGGCGGCGCCCAGGCCGCGGGCGAGGGCTCCGAGCATGCTCTTCGCGGCGTCAACACCAGGGTCGGCGTCGTGCTTGGTCAGGGCGAGATGCTTGTCAATGAAGATGCCGTAGGCTATGGCCCAGCCCTTGGCGTCGTTGCCGTTTTCGGCGGTGAGGATGCTGGAGCGTAGGACGGTTGCGACGCCAATCGTGCCGGTTGCCTCAGTTGCCCGGGCGGACCGGTTGTCGGCCTGGACGGCCTCGGTCGCCTTTTTGGTCGTTGATCGGTCAAACGGTGTCGAGATGCCTGCTTCGGCGGCGATGTTGGTGACGCTGGCCTTGCTGACCCCGTGGTCTCGGGCAATTTGGGCCCGGCTTTTCTGGCCTGCGCGGATGTCGTCTGCGCAGGCTGCGCGGATGTTGTCGGGGATCCGGGTCATGGGTCACCTCCGCCGACCCTTGGCCGGTCTGGCTGTCGGCGGCGCGCCTTGCGCGCTACCGCTGTGCGTTCGGTGGCGGAGGCGTGATTTGAACACGCGGCCTCTGGGTTGTTGACCCAGCGAGCTACCGGGCTGCTCTACTCCGCTCCGGGTGGTGTGGGCCGGCGGTCCGCCACGGTGCCGCCGGCCCGACCACCACCGTGCCCGCACGCCAACCCCGGGGACTGCGGGCCTGGGGTTGGCTACAGCCCGGGAGCGGCGAGGCTCGACCGGGCTGCATGTGGGCACTTCCCCGGACGCTGCCGATCACGCCTCGGGCGTGCGCAGCGGCGACCGAGGTCTTAGCTGGGAGCCGACGGCTTCCAGCTGCTCATTGACTGTTCCGAAGTGTCGGACCAGCATCTCTGTGTGCGCCAGCAGCTCGGGGTGCACGCGGAACCACTCGCCGTTGCGGGTGATCCGGTGCGCCTCGAACTGGTGGTGTCGCATCCGCTCCAGGTCGAGCGGTCCGGGTTCGAGCGCCAGCACCTCGTCATGGGGTAGGGCGTCGAGCCGGGAGCGGACGTTCACCGAGTGCCCGATCTTGATGCGGTCACTGAACCGGACGTAGTACACAAACGGCTGCCGGACCAGGGGCGGCGCGTCGGGCGAGCGCGGGGGCGGCGGGGGCTCCGGAGGCAGCTCCCAGACCTGGGTCAAGTGATCGTTCCAGTGGTGGAACGCGGCCCGCATGTGGTCTCGGCAGATCCGAAACGGGGCATCGGGGACGGCGAAGCGGTTGCACTCCTGGCCGTTGTCCCGGAGAACGGTGCAGCGGGGGCGCCTCTGTTTCTGGGCAGGGTCCGTCTGCGGTTTTGTTGGGAGATTGTGCCCCGGCGTGGTGATCTTCTGCAACTCTCCGACGTGTCGGGCGCGTCCGCGTGGTTCCAGGCGGGCACGCCGTTCGGCGTACGCTACGTCCACATATCGGTAGATGTTGCTGCGTCCGCCGTACCGGCCAGCGGGCTTGAGGAGGCCGCGTTTCGTCCAGTCGCGGATCATGTCCTCGGTGATGTCGTCGCCGAGGCGGGCGGCGGCTTCGGCGGTGGTGACGTACTGGACGCCGTCGACTACGAGGTAGCCCGGGTTAGGCTCGGTCATGTCGACCTCTCATCAGGTTGGCCATGCCCCGGGGCCGTTCGCAGCGGTCGCCGGGGTCTTTCGCGTTCGGGGCCGATTTTACCGTCCACGTACGACATTCCCGGCCGCTCCGCAGGTTGGGCACTGGTACCCCGTCGGTGGTGCCCCGTCGCACCGTGGGACGTCTTCGGCAAGCTCGGTGACCGAGCAGCCGAAGACGTCCGCAAGCGCGAACAACTCATTGGCTGTGATGTTCGTCGTCTGCCGGCTTCTGCTCTCGCGGTTGTAGATGATCACGGCGCTGGTCGGATAGCCCGCTTCTGTGAGGCGGCGGGCGAGTTCTTCCCCTGACCAGCCCCGGACCTTCCGCAGGCGGCGGGCGTTGGCGATCACCCGGCCGGAGATCTGAGATGGCGTGGTCTGGTCGGCGGTCATCAGGCGGCCTTCCTGTCGGTGGCGGTCAGGGTGGTGCGGAGCCAGATGTGCGGTGCGCCCTGCTCCCGGACGGGCATTCGGCAGGGGCATCCGTTGCCGGTGCAGGTGCATCCGGTGCCGCAGGTGATCGTCCACCGGTCGCGGGGGCCGGCGTCGTGGAGCTGGAGGAGGCGGACTCCGCAGGCGGGGCAGTCGCCGGGCCAGGCGGTCAACCGGGGCGGGGGCGGCAGGGCGGTGTCGATCCGGGCGGTGAGTGCGCGGAAAAGTTGGGCGGCGGCTGCGGCGACGTCCGGGTGGAGGCGGGGGATGAGGGGCTGGAGGCGGGTCAGCGGGTCGATGGGGCTGGTCGGGGTGAGTTGGTCGGCGAGTCCGTGGAGGGTGGTGCCGACGAACACCGCAAGGTCGGCGAGGGGGTCGTGGTCGTGGCTGGTGTCGAGGAGGGCGAGGGTGCCGACGGGGTCGCCGTGCCCGCCCAGCGAGGATCGGCGGCCGAGTGCGCAGGAGCGGAGGCCGTCTGCGCCGTCGGGGACGGCGCGGCGGTGCTGGATGGTGCGGTGGAGGCGGCGGCGGGTGGTGTGGAGGGTCCAGGCGGTGGTGTGGGCGTGGAGGTTGTGGGGGTGCATGGCGGCCTCTCGGGGGGTTGGGGCCGGCCGCCCCGGGTGGGCGGCCGGCGGTGGTGGTGGTTAGCCGGCCCACAGCCAGGTGAGGCCGGCGGCGAGGGTGAGGGTGAGGGTGGCGGCGGCGAGGAGTTCGCCGCAGCCACGGGTGTGCGGTGTGGGACCACGCTCCGAGCTGCTCATGGCGTCCAGCCGTCCTGGTCGGCGGCGAACCGTTGGGCGAGGGCGGCGGCGTAGCCGCCCCGGTACGCCTGCCGGGCTGCCTCTCGGAGGATGTCGAGCTGAACCGAGGACCATCCGTCGACGCCCTGTCGCAGCCCGCGTACGAGGGCGTGGAGCTGGTCGTCGGGGATGTCCTGGACCTGCGACGGTGCCGCAGGTGATCGTCCACCGGTCGCGGGGGCAGCGAGATCGGAGCGGGCCTCCATCAACTGAGCACGGGCGGCGGCCAGCTCGGCGATGAGCCAGCGGACCGCGTCGTCCGGCTCGCCGGACGGGATGTCCAGCCAGTGGGAGCAGTCGGCGGGCCACAGGGCGCCACGCAGCGTCAGGTCGGCGTTGCGCCGGTCGCGGAGTTCGGTCCAGGCCGCCCATCCCTGACGGGCGGCCTGGAGGGCGGTGCACCCCGACGCACCGGGGGAGGGGTGATCGGCCGGCAGCGGCGAGCTGAGCGGGCCGGAGGGCTCCCGATCCGGGCCGGCCGCATCCGCCGCCGCCCGCCTCTGGGCGTTGCTGGGGTCCGGTCCGACGGTTACCCACCCGTCGGCATGGGGGGTGGGGGTTTCGTCGGCCAGGGGGCCGCTGGGCGGGCTGGCGGCCCCCTGGGCGTGCGGTGGCGGAACCGGGGTCCCGTCGGTTGGGCGGAGGAGGCGGACGAGGGCGGCGGCGAACGGGTCGTGTGGGGCGGTGACCGCACTGTCGTGCCAGGCGTCGTGCCAGGCGTCGAGCAGCATCGAGACGGCCTCGGCCCGTTCGTCGTCGTTGAGGGCGTCGGCCAGGGCGTGGCGGGTGTTGGCGAGGAGGTTTTCGGCGGTGACCCAGTTGTCGTCGTCGAGGTTCTCCTCCACGCAACGCGGCAGGTTCTCCTGCGCACAACGCGGCTGCACGGTGTCGTGGTTGCTCCACGCCTGGGCGGCCTGGTCGGCCAGGTCGCGGAGGCGGACGAGCAGTGTGCCGTTGCGGCGGATCTCGCGGGCCTGGGCGAGGCGCACGCCGTCGATCTCGGCGAGGCGTTGGCGGGCATGGGCCAGTTCGGCGGCGAGGCGGTCGCGCTCTTGCTCTGCGGTGGTGATGCGGTCGAGGAGGTCGTTGGTGATGGTCGGCTGGTGGTCGGTCATGGGGTGGTCCTCTCGGCTCTGTTGGCGGGTGTCCTGGCATCTGCGGTGCCAGGCGGTGGGGGTGGGCGGCCAGGTGGGCCAGGGGTCGGGTTCGGGTTCGGGTGGGTGGGCTTGGGCGCGGGTGATGGCGGTCTGCGCGGAGGCGTGGGCTTGGCGCTCGCGGGCGGTCCGGTGCCGAGGCGCGGTCATCCGGGTTCCTGGTCGGGTGCCGCGAGCTGTTCGCTTCGGCAGAGTGCGCAGTTGTGGGCGAGTTGGCCGCGGTGGCGTCGGCAGCGCTGTGCCTCGTCCTGCCGGGCGCGGCGGTCGGTTTCCCACCGCTCGCGGGTCTTGCGGGCTTCGGCGCAGCGCCCGCCAGGTCGCGTACACCCGCCACACGCCGGTCACGCAGCTACTCCTGACCTGCACCCGTACGGCGAACAGCCGTCCGGATCGCCCAGCTCAGCGAGAGCATCGAAAATGTCCGGAGACCGGTCGGACCACTCCTTGCGCGTGACCCGGTTGATCGGTGCGATGGACAGCGGCACCCGAGACCGGTGCAGAAAAGCTTCTCCGTTGAGAGGCAGACCACGTGCCCCCCCCTTTCGGATTGCCTCATCGAACGCAACCGCGTCGGCCCACTCGTCTGGGTGGTTGTCGCGTAGATCCCTCCACTGGGCGTTGCCGTGGAACGGGCATCCGATGCAGGCTGACTTGGCGGTATCGCCCCAACCTCTGGCGTCAAGCCACCGCTGGCAGTCCTTGCGGGACATGCCGAGGTCAAGCAGCGGGTACCGCTTGGTGATGTAGGAGACGCCGTGGTTGTCGGATACGCGATGAATTTCGTCGACGGTGAAGCCGATCCATTGTTCGGCGGTACGCCCCTTGGGCACGCGCCTGAAGTCGGGGGCTGCAGCGCCGAGAAGCTCGCGGACCTTTCGACCGATCGGTGCCAGCTTGTACTCCGATGTGCACTGTCTGCGTCCCATGCCTTCGCTTCCGTCGGGGTTCCGGACAAAGTAGGGCACGGACGCGTACCGGTGGGCCGGGTCGAGCGAGTCGAAGCGCAGGTTGCCTTTGCTGACTCGGTAAAGGGGGATGTTGGCTGCGTCGAGGACGGCGGCGATGCGGTCGAGTTGCTGGTAGACGCGGCGTGGCTCCCAGCCGGTGTCGGCGAAGATTGCGCCGTCCAGGCCGGGCAGGGTGCCGTCGGCGGCCATGAGCGCCAGCACGGTGCTCTGTACGCCGGCGCCGAGGGACAGGAGTCGGGTGGTGGTCACGCTGCTACCTCCTTCGGGGGTGCGGCCGGTGCGGCGAGTTGGTCGTGTTCGGGGCGTCCCGCCTCAGCCGCAGGCGTGTGGTCGGGGCAGCGGGGGCCGCACGGAAACAGCCGGGCCGGACCGTGGCAGTGGTCGTAGGCGCACACCAGTGCAGGCTTCGGCGGCCGGGCCGGGCCGGAACCGGTGTGCGCCGTGGTGGGCTGTCTGCGGCTTCGGGCCTCAGCCAACGACACCACCCGGCCCGTCACGCCGCCACCCCCGACGGCTGGACCCGCACATCAGCCGGGCACTGCTCGTCCAACCAGCACAACACCCGTACCAGCGTCGACTGGTTGTATCCCCTGCCCGCCTCGAACCGGGACAACGCTGCCTGTGACACACCGATCTGGTCGGCAGCCTCGTACTGGGTCAGGCGGAGAATCGCGCGCATGTCGGCGACCAGCAGGGGCAGCCGGTCGAGAACATCGGTGACGTTTCGGTAGCCGACGGCCTGGACGCTCACGCCGGCACCTCCCGCCGGGTCTCGTGGTGGGGCGGGCATTCGACCGAATGCCCGCAAGGGTGACCGATCGACAACACCAGGCCGTCACGGGCGGCGATCCGGGTGCCATCTGCGGAGAGCGTGACTGTCCGGCCTTCGCGGACGAAGAAGTCCGTGGCGAGCCAGTTCCAGCAGACCAACATCACGCCACCGCCGACGGCCGTGGCGACACGAACCGGGCCAACTCGAACTGGGCAACCACCCCGCTCACCTCGCCGCGCCGACCCGCGCGGGCCTTCGCCACAACCAGGTTGTCCCGGTTCGTAGATGCGAACCGGGACAGCATCACCACGGCGTCGGAAATCTCGGCCATCTGCCGCGACGGCAGATGATGCAGCATCGGGTGGCGCCATGCGTCGCGGACCTGAGTGGTGACTACTACTGCGGCGTCCTTACTGTTGGCGATCTTCCGCAGCTCCTCTACGGCTTCGTAGCTGCGGAAGAAGGGGCTGTCCACGGCGATGAGCCGGGCAGACGACTCGCGGACGAACCCCATGACGGTGGCTGCCGTCCGCGCCTCAATGACGGCGAGCGGGGCGGCGTTCCACGCAGGCTGCGCGGCGTGTAGACGCGTCGCCTCGGCCACGTCGGGTGCCGTCGTGTTCGGTACCGGCACCTCGGCCATGCCGGCGAGGATCCGGTTGTCTCGCTGAACGGGGTTGTACTCGCCGTCGATCAGCAGCGTAGGCACCCCCCGGTTGACGGCGTTGGCGCGGACGATCGTGTCGACCAGGGTGGTCTTTCCGGAGGCTGCGGATCCGGCGATCAGGTTGACGGTGCCGGGCCGGAAGCCACCGCCGAGGAGCGCGTCGAGCTCGGGCAGGCTGGTGGTGTAGCGATCAGGGGTCATGACAGTTCTCCTCGGGGCGGGGGTTGATGGGGTGGGGTAGGCGGTCATCACACGATCGCCATGTCCACGAACCGCGACTTGTCCAGCTGTGCGGCGACTGTGACCTTGCCTTTGGTCGCCGACCGGGCTTTCAGGACAAAGACGTCGGCTTCGCCCATGCGTGGCGATTCGTGGTCGTAGTAGTCAGGCCGGTACAAGCCCAAGACCACGTTCGACGCATTGGCGATCGCCCGTGACCCACGCAGGTCACCTAGCTGTGGTTCTTTGTCCGTGCGGGTGTCGGCGTTGCCGTTGGCCTGGGAGGCTGCGATCACGGGAACGTCGAGGTTGCCGGCCATGTTTTTCAGCCCTTGGCTGACGTCGCTGATCTGTTCCTGTTCGGTGTTGCCCCGCTTTGACGGCCGCACCAGCTGGTTGTAGTCGACGATCACCGCGTCCAAGCCGTGCTTGGCCGCTAGGACCCGGCAGTAGCCTTCCATCTGCTTGACGGTGATCTCGGACTGGTCGCACAGGAACAGCGGCGCTGTCGACATGGGGCCGAGGACGTTCGACATCCGCGACCAGTGGCGTTCGTCGAGGTCGCCGTCGCGAATGAAGCGGTAGGGGACGCCGGACTCTGCCGACAGGATGCGTTCGAACAACTCGTCGCAGGCCATTTCGAGGCTGAAGTGGGCCACCGTGTACTTTTTCTTGATCGACAGGTGCCGGGAGATGTCGGTGAGGAAGAGCGACTTTCCGCCGCCGGTAGGCGCGACAACGGTGATCAGCTGCTTCTTCCGCAGCCCACCCAACATCTTGTCCAGGTCGATGAACCCAGTCGGTAGGCCAGCGGGTGTGTCTTTGCGTTGCTCGATCGCGTCCAGGCGGTCGTTGACGAGTTCCCCCAACTGGACCATGACGCCGTTGGTGTTGCGGACTGGCCGGATCTGCTGGATGAGTTCCTCTGCCAGCGTGTGGGCCTGCTCCGATGTCCACCCTGAGGAGGTGGCGGCGTTGGTGATGCGGATACCGGCGGCCTGTAGGCGGCGGCGGGTCGCCATCTCCAAGACCCGGTCGACGTAGTAGCCGGCCTGCGCGACGGTCGGTACTGCGGCGACGCATCTGTGCAGGAAAAGCACGCCTCCGTCGTATGCGCCGAGTAGCCCTTGGTCGGCGAGGAACCCAGCCAGCGCCACTGGTTCGGTGGGAACACCGGATTCGTGCGCGGAGACGATGTGCTCAAACAGGGTGCCGTGCCGGGGCTGGTAGAAGTCGATCGACCCGAGTTTGACGGCGACATCGTTGACGAGGCTGCTGTCAAGCATGAGCGTACCGAGAATGATGCGTTCGGCGGCGATGTCGAAGGCCGGGGCTGCTTCAACGGTGTCGGTAGCGGTCATCGGGTCTCCTGGGGTAGCGGTGTTTCGCGGCCAGCGGCGATGGTGCGGGCGTAGTCGGCGAGTTGGTCCGCGGTCAGCCCGCGCTGGTAGAGGGCGCCGAACTGAGCGGTGATTTTCATCAGGTCGTCAACGCTGTGCCGGCCGGGGGCGACTTGTCGCCAAGCGGTTACGGCGGCGGCGACGGCCGGGTGGGTGCGTTCCCGGACTCGGATTGGCAGGCTGCTGCCGGTGCGGCAGAGCGGGCACAGCAGCAGGCCGGTGGTGGGGTGGGGGGTTTCACCGGCTGCGGTGCCGTGTTTGCAGTCAGGGTGGGTGCTTTGAAGTCTGAGGATCTGTTGTTCGAGCTGTTTGGCGCGGTTTTTGCGGATTTCATCGTAGATGGGGGTGAAGCTGCGGTTGCTGGTCATGGTTCGCAGGTAGCTGGCGTTGACGCGGGTGCCGTAGCGGTTGAGGACGGCGCGGTGGACGGCGGTGGCGTCGTCGGCGGTGGCTTCGGGGTGGCCGGCGGCGTGGAGCCCGTTGAGGATGATCTGGGTGGCTTGGGGTAGCTGGCTGATGGTTTTGGGGAACAGTGCTGGCTGGCGTCCTCGGTAGGGCTTGTTGAGGGGCGCTACGGGGGGTGTTGGTTTGCGTTCTGTGTTGGCGGGCTTGTTGGTTGGGTTGGCTGCCGGCGTCGGTGGGGTGGGGGGTTGTGAAGGTTCTCCGCGCAGCGCCGACGGTGTTGGTTCAAGGTTTAAAAACCTAGAAAAAGGAGAAGGCTCCCCCGTTAGTCCGCCAGGCGGACTAGTTTGGTCCGCCTGGCGGACTAAGGTTTCGTCATCTTGGTCCGCCAGGCGGACTAACGTTAGTCCGCCTGGCGGACTAACAGGGGCCTCATCTTGGTCCGCCAGGCGGACTAGGTCATCGACGAGCTTCAGGTTCGGACGTCCAGAACGCCGTAACGCTCCGTCTACATTTGGTCCGCCTGGCGGACTGGCCTTCGGGGCCTTCCGGCGAGACGAACGCTTCGGCAACGTCACCTCGGCCTCGCCGACCGACAGCTGATACCCCGACCGCGCCGTTGCCCCGTCCGCCACCCGCCGAACCCACCCGGCAGCCGTCAACACCTTCATCCACTCGGCAACCGACGACCGAGCCACCCCGGTCATCGACGCCAGTTGGTCGAGTGTCGGAGCATGGCTCAGCGGAACCTCGGCGGTGCTGGCCACGGACCGGCACAGCAGCGTCAGCATGATCAGCCTGCCGGTGCCGTCAATGGAGGACGTGAACACTGCCGATTCCACCTCCCATCTGGTTGTCAAAGGGGGTCTCCTGCTGCTCGTCATCGGGGGTGTGCTTGGCGGGGCTAGGCGGCCTAGGTGTTGTCCCACCGGGCGAGCCAGTGGCAGGACCACTGGTGGCCGCAGCGGCGGTGCCGGTAGAGGGCGATGAGGGCGTCGCCTTCGGTGGTGGTGGCGTAGGGGACGACGACGCCGCTCCAGTCCTTGTATGTCTGGCACTTGTCGCTGAACGGCGGGGCGGTTGGCCGGTCCTTGGCTGCTATCTCGAACGAGTAGGTCACTCGGGCTGCTCCCGTCTGCTCAGCGCGAAACTGTTTGATCAAGCTCTCACAAGATCCTACAGGGGAAGGTACAGAACTACTACCAGGGAAGGTAGCATGTGAGCCATGACGGTCATCGCAGGGCAACCCCTGCCACGAACTCAGTACGGAAGTCGTTACGATCTGGAGGTGACCAGACGCGTAATGATGGGAATCCAGGAGCTGCGACTGCGGCTCAAGGAACGCGTTTCCGCAGTACAGGACGGCATCCACACCGTCTTCACCCGCCACGGCCGACCCGTTGCCGTGCTCGTCGACATCGACTGGTACCGGCGCGCCGTGGACGCCATCGGCGATGCCCCGCTCGGGTTCGAGAACCCCGAGCCGCTGCCCGACAGGACATGGAACGACGGCAGCTAGCCGGTTCACGACGCCACCTGCCCGGTAGTCGGGTTGAGCTCGCCAGGCCGGGCGGCGAGCCGGGTGCGCGGGGTCTGATCGGAGATAGTCAACGGTGTGCCCCTTTCCGGACGGAGCTACGGGCAGGCTTGAGTGCGGCGAGGATTGCGGCACGGTCGGCCCCCGGTGTGGAAGCCTCATCGGCCAAACGGTGGGCGCGTTCCCGGACGCGTGTGGGGCTGTCCGCTGTCAACTTCCGGCGGCGTGCCGGCAGCGGGCTAACGACTTGGCGGCCTCGGCGCAGCATCAGCGGTCCTGTCCGCTGTCGGCTGGCCGCCGTTCGAGTCGGACATCACAGACGAGCCCGGCGCGGGTGTCGGTGTATTCCATCCAGCCGGGGCCGGACCGAAACTTGCGGTCACGTTCCCGCATCCGGGCCCGAGTCGGGAAAGGTATGGGTGGCCGGTGGCGGGTCGGCGGGACCGTGGTGGACGACGCCGATGGTCCACGGCCCGGAAGGAATTGCGCTCATGCCGCAGCCTGGCCGGGGCCGAACTGGTCGAGAATGAGTTGCCGCAGTTGGCTGGCGGACCCCGGCGTCCCAATGTCGCTATCCGAGTGACACGCGTCGGGTAGTGGCGGTAGGCCGGTGTCTGGCCAGCATGTTCGGCAGCGCGCGCCGTGCGCCAGGTGCCGGCGGCGAGCGAAGGGGGTGCCGCACGCCAGGACAACGTCAACAGTGAGCATCTGGGTATTCCGTTCTGTCGATGGATGGGTGGGAACGGGGCGGCGCGGCCCGCCACACGAGCAGACCGCGCCAACCAGCAGGACAGAGGGCTACTGTGCTGGCGTCTGCACCGGGTTACCGCCACCCAGGCAGAACCCCGGCTCCCGGGCATGCTTGTCCGCGAGTTCCAAACAGCGCACCACCGGATCCACATCGGCGTTCGTTTCCGACACCTGCTTCTGAATCTCAGCGTTACGCCGGTCCTGCTCCAGGTTCTTCGCCGCCAACACCTTCTGCTGGAACGCCTCAATGCTCTGCTGGGTCTTCTCGTCGTAGCGGATGATCCCGATCACCGTCGCCAGCACGTCAACGTCTCCGCCGATCCGAGCCTCGATGATCGACTGCGCCTTCTCCGCCAGCGGACCGGTCTGCGGTGCCATCACCTGCCCGGTCTCCTCGTTCACGTTCGCCAACGGGTCGTGGTCGGCGAACGTGTCAAGCAGCGCGTTGACGATGTTCTGGTCGACCCGCGTCCCAACGAAGTTGCCGAAGTCCCGCTTGTACGACGCCCACTGCTCCGGTGCCTGAGCCGAGTCGGTCGTCCACTCGACCAGAACGTCCACGCACGCCTTCTGCAGGCCGGCGATCCGCACCCACACGCAGTTGTTGTCGCCGCGGCGGTCGAACGCCTGCCGTGAGGCGTCCCAGTCGTCGACCTTCTGCCACGGGGCCACCCACTGCAGACCAGGCCCGGTCACCTCACCGGTGGGCTTGTTCCAGGAGGTGACGATGCCGACGTTGCGGGTCGGCACCGTGTACGCGGATGAGAACAGCAGCAGCACAACGGCTAGGCCGAGTCCGCCGGCGCCGATGCCCTTGGAGACAGACCGGTTGGAGCCGGTGGTGGTGACGGCTACCGCGAGAGCCAAGGCTCCGGCGACCCCGCAGAGGATGGCGAGGATGAACGAAACGGGCATCAGGGGTTGACCTTCCGGTAGTTGTTGCGCCACTCGGTGACGCGTTTACGGGTTGGGGTGGTGAGGATGCTGAACTCGCCGGTCAGGTCTGCTGGCGGCGAGTTCAGGTCGGCGAGAATCTGCTCGGCCTCCCGGCACAACTTGACGCACCGGCGAACCTGCCTGCGGCTGTCGACCCGGCCGGTCGAGCGGCGGCCAATCACGATGCCGATCGCGTAGCCGACCATGCCGGCGATGCTGATAGCGGCGACGATCGCGAAGCCCATCAGCGTCGAATCCTTGCCGGCTTGGGGGTGGGCTTGCCGTCCGACCTCGCCACTCCAGCCGCCGTCTTCTTCGGCTGGGCTGTCGGCGTCGGCTTACGGGTAGCTGGCGGTTTGCCGTAGCAGTCCTCGTCGCCTTCCAACAGGTCGCCGAAGTCGCAGTCCGGCACATCCTCGGCAGGCTGCTGCGGTGTGGCCTTTCCGTCGCAGGCCGCGAGCACCGGGACAGCGGCCACGACGCCGGCCATGGCGAGGAAACTTCGGCGGCGCATCAGAACAACGGCCTGTCGTTGAAGCCGGTGAGCACGTTGTAGATGGCCGCCGTCCAGCGGCAGTCACCGAGCGCGGTGTGCCGGTCGTATTCGTCCGGGTCTACACCGACCGCACGAGAGATGTCGTCCGACTTCCCGCTCGCCGGCACCGCGCCGTCTCGGCCGAGTAGCCAGCCTTCCGCCATGTCGATGACGTCCTTGGGCCGGTACCAGCGGGACGGCATGATGCCGTTGACGCGCATCCGTCGGTCCAGGGTTTCGGTGTCGAACGACGGGTTCGAACCGGCAGCAACCGCACCCCGGAGGTAGCGTTCGGCTTCGGTTAGCGCCTGGAGTTCGCTGACGGCCGAACCCATCCCGGTGAATCCGGGGTGCCGCTCGTAGAATCGGCCCACGTTCAGCGCGGTCAGGTCGGCGTTACCGAGGTCGCAGTCCTCGGCGCGGATTATCCACGACCGCTCACGTACGCCGCTCTCGTCGCGGCGGATGACGGCGATTTCCCACGGCCGCCGGTCCGGGCCAAGACTCGTCGTCTCACAGTCCAGAAAACACAGAGGTCTCACAACATGCTCCTATGCGGCAAGGCCGACATCGCGTCGGCTCAACTGGTTGGCGAGCTCACGAAGCCCGGCGAGGGTCGTCCCCGACAGGCCGTGCATACGGGCGAACCGGGACGCGCCGCCGCCCCGGCCGCAGTGCCACAACAGCGCAAGCGCCCAGTCCTCACGGGTCGGCAACGCAGACAACGGCAGGTCCCCTGCCGCTGCCCGTTCGATCGCAACAGGGTCATCGCCGGGTTCCGGCCCATCGCGGCCAGCCAACGACGGTTGCTCGGCCGGGTCGTCAATGTCTTCCCACGCCAGCGGCGGCGCCCACCCGTACCGTGCCGCCATGTTCACGGCCCGCTTCGACCCGCCAAGCGTCATCGACAAGCGTTCGTACGTGTCGGCGATAGCCCAGTGGCTGGCTTCGCTGATGGCCGGCGAGGTGGCGTGGGCGAGTTCCCACGCCCACTGAAGATGCCGGTGGCCGCACTGGGTGGCGATGGCAGTCAACGTCCAGCCGATGGCGACTAGGGCCTGTACGCGTCGGGTTGCACCGATGGTGGGCACGAGGCCGGCGCGGATGACCGCTGTCGGTTGGACGGCGAGGATCGCTGCCGCTGTCGACCCGTGGACTACCTTCCTGGGCTGGTAGAGGACGCTGTAGATGGTGTTGTGGGCGAGGTGGGCGTGGCGGGCGATGGCACGCAGGCTCATGCCGTTTCGCCGAAGGTGATCGATGTGGTCAAGGACTGCTTGGGCTGGCATTTGGGGCTGCCAGGTGCCGGCTTTGATCGCGGCCCTTCTGCGTCGGTCGTAGGCGGTGGACACTCGTTGGCAGCCGCCGCATCCCGCGACGAACCTGCGGTGGTGGCAACTCATCGGGTGACCCGGATGGGCCGGATGGGCATGATCAGGTAGCGGTAGCTGGTGTCAGGGCTGTCGTCGTCGCCGAGCGGGGCGAGCACTGCCGGTTTGACAGCGTCCACGAACGAGAAGTGCCCCCGCTTCGAGCCGACCGCGTGGAGGCCGTCGATCAGGTACTGCGGGTTGAAACCGATGGTCAGCGGCTCGCCGGTGAAGGCTGCCTCCATCGCCTCACTGGCCCGGGCATCCTCGGTCCCGCCCGCCTCGACAACCAGCCCGTCGGCGCTGAAACTGAGCAGCACCGGCGTAGCGCGTTCGGCGACCAGAGCGACCCGTTTCACCACTTCGCCCATGTGCGCGACGTCGACGACGGCGGTGGCGTTGACGACGGTCGGGAACAGGCTGCGGACGGGCGGATAGTTGGTGCCGTCCAGCAGTCGGGTGGTGGTGGTACGAAGGGGTCCGGCGAATCCGGCGACACCGTCCCGGGTGGTTTCGCCGAGTCCGATCCGGACGACCCCGGCGGCTGCCCCGAGGGCTTTGGCGGCGGCTGCGAGGGTGGACGCTGGCACCAGCGCGGTCAGGTTGATGTTTGCGTCTGTGGGCTGCCATTCGATCTCCCGGACCGCGAGCCGGTACCGGTCGGTGGCCAGCAGGGACATTTGTCCGGCGGACAGTTCGACGCGGACGCCGGTCATCATCGGCAACGAACCGTCCCGGCCCGCGGCGACCGCGACCTGCGCGACGGCGGCGGCGAAGGCCGGCGCGTCGACACCGCCGGCGCTGGCTGGCATGTCCGGCAGCGTCGGGTAGTCCTCCACCGGCATCGTGGGCAGGGTGAATCGTGCACTGCCACAGACCAGTTCGAGGTGCGCGCCGACCGCTGCGAGGTCGACGGGCTTGGCGGGCAGCGCCTTCGTGATCTCGGCGAGCAGCCGGCCGGACACAAGACCATCGAGCCCGTCGTCGTCGGCGCGGGTGACGCCGCCGACGACGACGGTGGTCGACACCTCGTAGTCGAAGCCAGACACCTTCAGGGTGCCGTCGGAGGTGAGGGTGAGGTGGGCACCGGATAGGACTGGCACCGCCGGCCTGGACGGCAATGCCCTGGCTACCGCGGTGGCCGCGTCGGCAAGTTCCCGGGGGTCGTTGATACGGACAGTCATGCGGGCTCTCCCGTGGGGTTTTTGCGGTAGACAAGTCGCAGCGGTCCGGCCTGTTTCAGCAGGTTTTCGCGTTCGCAGGCGTAGCGGTCGCTGTCGATGAGCACGTTGTTGTCGCCGACATCGACGAGCAACGGGTTGCCGAACCGGTCGACCCACACGTCGCCGTGGATGGGCGGCCATTCCGGAGGGGCGACCACGGTTACGGTGACCGATTTTCCGAGGTGTACTTTGATGCCGGTGTCAGGGTCGTCCAGGGTGAGGAGCACCCAGGCGCCGGGTTGTGAGTCTGCGACCTTGCCCCGGATCGTGACGTCGAGCACGGTGTTCGGCTCGTAGCGGGTCGGCGGGGTGGGCGGACTCATCAGGATTCTCCCGTGGGCGTGGTGGTTTTGCGGTGGTTGCCGGCCCAGGCAAAGGCGCTCACCGGGATGCCTCATCGGCGGATGCCTGTCGGTGCAGGCTGGTCGCGAGTTGGTCGAGCTCTTCGGCGTGCTGGGCGGCTGCGGCCAGCCGGCACTCCCACCGGGTGGCATCGCCAACCGCGTCTATTACCTCCAGCCACTCCAGGTCTAGGTCGCCGTCGTAGCCAGGGTTCGCGCGGTCGACCGGGTGGTCCGCCTCACGGTCGGCGGACAGGGCGGCGTCCAGGCGCAGTTGAGCGGCGGACAGGTAGCGGCGGTAGCGGCGGACGGTGCACCACAGTTGCTCGGCTGTCGTCAAGGCGTCCCGTACGGCGTCAGGGTGGACGTGGCGCCGGCTACGCGGGACGCCTGGGTGGTGATCGGCCATGTCAGGTTCCTTTCTGCTGTGCGGTTCGGGCTGGTCGGATACCGCTCGCCCCGGGAGTGCTGGGTCCGGGACTGCGGAACGCCGGCCAGTCAGTCCTGGAGGACGATGGTGGGCTGATCGGGGAGCACCCACACGGCGTCGGCGTGCTTGAGATGTTCGTGGAAACCCATCGGGTCGCTGTCGCCGCTGTCGAACCAGCGTTCCTCCGGGTTTGCTCCCCACCGACCGGCTTCGGCGTCGTCCCGCCAGACGACCTTGTGCTCGTCGGGGCACACCAGGATGACGATCCTGGTGCCGTCTGGCGGTTCGGACATGTGGCGGTTGATGGTCTGTTCGGTGTGCACAGGTCAGTCCTCCTCGGGTAGTGCGCGGATCTGGGCGGCGGTGTCCGCCCAGTCAGTCAGGTCAATGTCGATGTCGTCGGGGGTGAGTGCTGCGGTGGCGGTGTGGCGGCGGCTGATTTCGTCGTCCGCCTCGCAGAGGGGGCAGACGCATGCACCCGATCGGATGTCGCGGACGATCTGGGTGAGGATCACAGCTGCGACGGCCAGGGCCAGCGCGACGGCGACCGTCATGGCAGCAGACATCGCGTCACCACCGGCACCCATGAGGCGTTGCAGGCGCACGACTCGTGTGGGGTCATGGCCCCGCAGCAGGGCAGCTCGCGGGCTGCGGGCCACACGTGGACGGTGCCGTCTCGGGTGATGGCCACGCCCTCCACTCCCGGGGGCAGCGGTGTGCTGGTCGGGGTTTCCATGTCCCGCGAATAGCCAACCCCCGTGTCGGCGCCGCTCACCGGTCGGCCCCGACGGACCAGACGATCGCGGCGAGGACCGCCGCTGTCTGGTCCGGGTCCAGCCCGGACACCCTTGATCACGGCGTCACCTCTGGCGGCTGCCCCGCGCCCCCGCAGCCGACACGCCCTGACCGGACCCGCTCCACCTGATGTGGCTGAATCCGACCCCCAACATCAAGTGCCCACACGTCGCCGCATCCGGGGCACACCCCGGTCGAATCCGGCTCATCGCCGAGTACAGATGCCGGTAGCGGCGGTATGACCGCGGACAGCCGTTGACATTCGGCACACACCCGCGCCGGGGGAATCTGGTGAAGTGGGATGGACTGCAACGCCGCACCGCACACCGCCAGACCGGGCTGGACGCTGCGCACCCAGTGCGCAACGGTGGCACCCTCACGGCCGTATCCGGTCAGCGGTCCAGGCACGACGCCACCTCCTCACTGTGTCGTAACGTGAACCGGTGGACACGCCCGTCAGCCGCGACGACCAGCCGGACCGGCGTCGTCTGTCCCGTGGCGGTGGTGCCGCGTTCCACCGGGGTGGTACCGCCCCAAATGCCGTACGGCTCACGGCGCTCCACCGCGTACCGCAGGCACTCGACTTGCACCGGGCAGCGACGGCAGACCCGCTTCGCAGCCGCCGAATTTTTGGCGTTGACGGTCGGCTCAGGGTGGTATAGCGCGGGATCCGCGCCCCGACACGCGGCGTGTTTCCACCACGGGGCAACGTCGATGACGCTCACCGGGCGAACCTTTCCCCTGTGCGGCGATTGACGTCGCGCCGTTCGTCTTCGGAGAGTCCACCCCACACCCCGGAGTCCTGCCCGGTGTCCAGCGCCCACCGCAGGCACTCGTTGCTCACCGGGCAGCGACGGCAAACAGATTTCGCCTGCTCGACCTGCTGGATGGCCGGCCCGGACGTTCCGACCGGGAAGAACAACTCTGGGGGTTCGTTGCGGCAAACGGCGTGGTGCTGCCAGTGTCCGATGGATGTGCTGTTGTGGTGGTTTCGGACGTTGCCGTACCGCATGCCCCGGCTCACCGCAGAACCCCGTTCGCGACAGCCAACAACACATCGGCGTGACACGCCTCGGACAGTGGACACCAGCACGCCAAGTCCCGGCCAGCGAGCTCGGCGCGCACCATCTCCGGCGTTACATACTCGCGGCGACGAGACTTCACCGGCCCCGTCCAGTAGCCGAGGAACCGTCCGCCTGGCGACGCGGCCAGCATCGACGGTGTGGGATCACCCAGCAGTGCACGCCGATGCGTTTCGACGCACTCGGCGCGGGTCATGTACCGCACCTTGTGTCGTGTGACCCGGCCGTCGGGGTGGTGGATGTCGTGGTCGTCGCCGTCGGCGGAAACCCGGCCTTCGTACTCCCACTCCGCTGCCGGGTCGATACCGCCCGGCACGCGGGCGAGACCGGTGTAGGTGCGGTGCCCGAACGGGTTGCCCCACTTGGTGGGGCGGCCGACGTAGATGGCGCCTTCCGGCATTCGCCAGCCGGCGGCGCGGCTGCGCTGGACACGGCGGGGCAGGGTCGTGATGGTCATCGGCTGGTTTCCTTCCATGCGGCGGGACGGCAATAGCGGAGCCACATTGCGGCCGGCAGCAGCGCCGCCAACCCGACAACCAGGCCGGGCGCAGGGAAACCGGCCAGTACGGTCAGCAGCCCGGACACGGCCAGGCAGCCGGTAGAGGCCAGCCACAGGCGACCCTCAGCGGGCCGTCCGGCCTCGAAGAATCCGCCGAGTGACGTCAGGATGCCGGCGGCCAGCATGGCGACTGCTGCGGCGGTGAACGTGAACGTCATGCCGGCACCGCCACGACCGCGGCCGGGAACTCGTCCCACGTGCGGCCGTCCAACTCGCGGCCAGCACGCCCTCTGACGACCCGCCACGGCCGGTCCCGGTCCCACGCGCTGGTGCCATTGACGACGTCCCAGTCCATGAACGTGTCGGCGGGCATCTGCGATGGCGGTACGTGATCACCCCACTGCTTCAGGAAAAAGGGGGTGCCAGCGGCGGTCACCTGGTCTCGTAGGTCGCGTACCCAAGCGAGTTCCATCGGCCGGGACTTCGGCCCGGTCTCACCGCCGACGACAACCCAACCCAGGCTGGCCCGGCGCTCCCATGCCCCTCCGACGCGCTCCATGCCATCGATGTGCGCGCCATCCGGGGCGTCCAGCAGCGGATCGGTGACCGGCCGCGTCCACGCTAGGTGTTCGCTCAGGTCGACGTGCCCGAGTAGCGGCTCCATCGACAGCCACCGCACAGCAGCCGGGGTGCCCAGCAGTGCCGGGATACGCAGGTCGGCGGTCTTCTGATCCTCCACCGACACACCCACATGCAGATTCGGCAACGGCCAGCCGTGGATCACTGATTCGATCTGGTCCCACAGCACGGCGTTCTTCCGGCGCTGGTACTCGGCGGCCACCCGGCGGGGGACCTGCACCCCGTCGACCTCACCGGCTGCCAGTAGGTACGCCTGGTCGAGAACCTGGATGCGGAACGATGGCGAGTTCAGCAGCGATCGCATCCGACAGTGCCGCTTCGTCAACAGCTGAAAAGTGTGCTGCGGCGCCATCGCCATGACGGCGAACACCTGGGCGATGAAGGTCTCGGGGACGTCCTTGTGGAACAGGTCGGACTGCGAGTTGACGAAGATTCGCTGCGGTTTGCGGACCTTCAACGGGTCGGCCAGACGGCCCGGGAGGAGGTTGATGCGGCCGGTCCAGTCGAGGCGTCCGTCGCGACGTTCGGTGAGCCCGGCGAACGCGGTGGAGATTTTCGGGTTGGGGTGGCCGGCTCGGATGGTCGCGGTGTTGATGGCGTAGCAGCCGTCACATCCGGCGGACACGCGTTCGCAGCCGAGTAACGCATTCCATGTCAGATCGGCCCATTCTATGCGGGTCTGGGTGCTCATCGGGGGTCTCCTCAGTGGTCTGGGTTGGTGAGGTGGGCGCAGCAGCCGGCGAGCCATCCGCCTTCGCCGTCGGCCCGGATCAGGTCTCCGGCGGCGAACGGCTGGTCGCACACACATCTGCCGGGCCAGCGGGCCGCGATGATCGGCCCGGGACCTTCGCCGTCACCGCGGCGGGTGGTCGCCGGTTCGGCGTCGAGGTCGGGGATGTTGCGGCAGTGGGCGCAGCCCGACTTGAAAAGCTCGGTCAACTCGCATAGGTCATCCACGGTCCACCGCCGTGCAGTCCAGGCACTCGCCGGTCACATCCGGTGCCGGCATCCCGTGGATTGCGGCAGCTACCTCGTCGTTGGTGATGTCGCCGAGGAACCGCCCGCAGCCGTTGCAGGCCCGTTTCACCGTGAACCGGCGGCCGGTTGCGGTACGCACCTCCGGTGTCCACGTCCGACCCGGCGGAACACCTTCGAGGTCAACGACAGTGACGGTGACGTTGCCGCGAGGCGGTGCCGGGTCGTGCACATCAAGGTGGTAGCCGTCGAGATACTTCGGGTTGTCGTCCGGGATCAGCCCGTAGCCGACGGCCGCTGCCCCATTCGATTTGCCGGACGGCATCCGAACGAACGGCGGCCCGAACCCGTCGACGATGGCTTTGCAGGTGGGCCGCAGGTTGTCGGGGTCACGCAGGTTGCTGTTCGGCGGCTGGATGATGATGTCGATCCGAACCCGGCGCAGCCCGGTGGGGAGCTTCGCCTGTTTCGCGGAGGCCCACGTGGCGGTGCGCCACGAGGACACGGCGGCGGCGTGGGTGTGCCGGTTGCGGCGGTGGTTCGCGGAGATGAACTCGGCAGGCGGTGGGAGGTTGACCGTCCAGATGCGGGGCTTGAAGGACACGGCGGTCATCGGGCACCACGCCACTCGGCAACCGGGTCGAGTTGCGCTGTGACAGCCTCAACCGTTTTCGCGGTGGGCGTCCACACCCCGAGCGCCCCACGGCAGTGCACCGGGTGTTTCAGTGGGCGCACACGGGTCAGGACCAGATGCACGGCCTGGCGGGTGCTGCGGGGGCCGTGGTGCCACAGCTCACCCCACGGCTGGCAGCAACCCGCCGGATGTGTGTGGTTGACGTCGATTAGTTCGGCGTGGTGTACGTCAACGAGTTCGGCGACGGCGATGACCGCGCCGAGCGGACGCCCGGCGCTGGCGTTGGCGCCCCGCAGCGCCCGGACACGCGGGTCCGACTCGGCGTGCACGTCGACCTTGCGGCCGGCGTGGATGAGCAGCGGTCCACGCCATTCGGTTCCGGCGCCCCGGTTCTCCACCCTCTTCGCGGCGTCCGCAGTGGTGGCGATGCAGGACGCCCATGGCTCCTGAACGGTGATCGCCCGGTGATGCCCGGTCATCGGGCACCGTCCAGGGCTGCGGCCGGCATCGGCCCTGCGATGACGCACAAGTCACGCAGCCAGGACATCACGCCACCGCCTCAACGTTGTGCGGGCACCGGGCCAGCATCAGCGGGTAGAACTCCCGCCCGTACCGAACGTGGTCGACATGCACCACGTGCACCCCTCGGGCGCGGGCGTGGCGCTCATCGACCCGGGTGTCGTACATGGCGTCCCACGCGGCTTCTTCGGTTCGGCAGCGCGAGGTCTGCTCCACCAGCCCGAACGGGCATTCGCAGGCGTTGAGAAACACGAAGTGCCAGCGGGCCATCACGCCTCCTTCGGGGCGGCGTACTCGGCCAGCGCTTCGTCGAGCCCGACGACCCGACCCGGCTTGTAGTCCCGCGCGTATCCGCGTGGCGCCGCCGTCACGACCCCGTCGGCGTCGAGCTCGAAGTAGTCGTACGTGGTGGTCTGCGACGTCGACGTGCCCCGAGTGGACGCCAGCACGCGGATCAGGTACCCGCCGTTATTGCGCCGGGCCACGGCCGGGCAGAACTTCTCGCCCCAGAAGTAGCTGGCCAACTGGAAGCGGCGATCGATCATGGAGAACGGGATGGTCGGCACGGTCTTGGGCATGGTTGCCTCCTCAGGCGGTAGGGAAGTCGGCACCCGCAGGCGCCGGAAGGGCAGATAGGAACGTGACGCCAGTCCGGAGTGTCCTCGATCGGCGGCCACTCCGGCGGGGCAACCACGGTGACGGTGACCCCTTCACCGAGGTACACCTTGATCGGGTCCTGGGTGGGCAGGTCGAGCACCACCCAGGCTCCGGGCTCGGAGTCGACGATCCGGCCTTCCACTGTGACCTTGGCGAGGGTTTTGTTCTCGTAGCTGATCTCGGCCATCAGACCGCCTCCTTCGCCTGCTGCTCGGCCGCCTCAACAGCCTCCAACGCGGCGTGGAACTCCGACAGGCGACGCGGCGTCCACGTGCACGTCGCCGACGAGTTGAGCAAGTCGCCCGGCTTGCCCCGGTAGCAGGCCCACAGCGTCCCGTCCTGCTCGAAGATCACCGGCTCGTAGTTCAGGACCCGCCCGCCGCCGGCCGGGCGGGTCGAGAAACGGGGCAGACCATGACCGGTCAGAACAGCGCGGACGTCCGACGGCTGATGCGCCTCCAACCAGGCACGGGCGTTGTCGCCCGGCATGCCGCGACGGGGTTCCAGGTTGCCGCGCACAAGACGCCACCCGTCGGGCACTTGGCCGCTGCCGTCCGGGATCAGGGCGATAATCCGGTCGCGGGCGTGGAAGATGCCCTGGCGGACGATGGTGCCCTTGGCGCCGGGCATGGCGTCGATTGCGGCCCGCATCGTCTGGTGGTGGGCGTGTTCGGCGGTCATCGTGTCCCGCCAGGCGGCGAGCGCAGCCGGGTCGGTGGTGGAGTAGGCGTACCGGTCGCTCATCACGCCACCCGCCGCCCGGCGTCCTGCGCCAACTCGTACAGCCGCTCGTGTTCCTCGCCCGACAGCGCCTCCGCCTTGTCCTCGAACTGGGCTGCGTGCTCGCTGGCGGTCTCACCGTCCAACTCCTTCAGCCGGGGGTCGTCGAGGTAGCGGCACGGGTAGTTCTCGACCGCGTAGTCGTTGCCCTCGTTCTCGCGCTTGTGCAGGTGCATCAGCGCCGCGCCCTTGTCGATGTCGGACATGTCGTCCCAGCCGGGCAGGGAGATGAACGCGAGCCGGTCGGCTGCGGCTACGAACGTCCGGGCTGCCTCGACCAGGGCCGCGTCGGAGGTGTCTTGGCTTGCGGTGTGCGCCTGGAGCGCGGTGCGGGCGTCGGCTACGGCAGTTCGGGCTTCGGCCAGATCGTTGGTCATTGGTTGCCTCCTGGGGCGTTGGGTGGGGGGAGGGTGCTACCTGGAGCTGGTGGCGGTGGAGCGGACGATGCGCTGCACCGGAATCCCGGCCGTTGTCATGCGGCGGATGCAGTCAGCGGTGCCCGACGAGTTGTCGAGATGGAAGGCAACACCCCGGTCGGGGTTGTCGGCGACCATCACCCCGTTGCGGTAGTTGCCGGCGGCCGGGCAGTACCCGGTGCCGTCAGTGCGGATACGGCGATGCTGTGGCCGGCAGCCGGTCTGGCAGGGTGCCGACCAGTCCGCCGGGTACACCCGCTCCGACACGTCCAGCGGGTGCGGCAGGTCGTGCACCCAGCGGTGGGCCAGCCAGTCCCCTGACCGGGCCGGGATACGACCGGTAGCCGGATCAGGTTTCGGGTAGCAGCCGCCGTGCATCACGACAAGGCCGGAAGCGCCTTGGGTGACAGCGCTGCTGGCGTAGCCGTCCAAGACGTCACGGAGCAGCCCGGCATCCGTCCAGGCACGAGAAGCGGTCACCAGCAGACGGAAGATCATGCCGCTGCTCCTGCCGGCTTGTCGGCGTACCGGCCGTCAACGGTCAGGTACACCCACCGGGACCCGGCCAGCAGCACCGCCACCTGCGCCGGGTTGTCGGTCGAGCGGAGAATCCAGCCGCCCTCAGCCCGGTAGGTGCGCGGCCGGGAGTGGACCATCCCGTGACAGCCGGAACTACCGGACCCGCACAGCAGGATCAGGTTGGTAGGGGAGTTATTGACCCCATGCGACTTCAGCACCCGATGGTGTACCGACCAGCCGAAGCCGCGACCCGCCGGCCACAAGATGGTTCCGCAGCGGACACAGCATCCCTGGTCGTGGCCCCACACCAGGCGGACGGTCGCCTCATCCGGGCCGCTGTCAGCCGGCCGGCGCGACCGCTTCGACCGGGGCTTTCGGGTCAGCGCCGAGCCGGGGGAAAACGTCGACCACGGCACGGTGCCGTCAGCAGCCAGCCGGGCACGGCGCTTCGGCGACATCGCAGCCAGCGACGTCTTACGCAGCAGACTCACGACCGCTCACCACCGGCCGTGTCACGAACGAACTGGGGCAGGTCGTTGCCGACGACGTCGCGGTACGCCTCGGCCATGCCCCGATAGCGGACAGCCGTAGCGACATCGAGTGTTTCCCACGCTTCCCGTGCCAGCCGCTCATAGGTGCGCTGCTTCGCAGTGATTTGTGCTGCGAGAGGTGCCAGGTTCACGACGCCACCTGCGTCTTCTTGGCTTCTTCCATCGCGCCCAGGAACCGGCGCATGTCATCCGCCGACGCCTCATCCGACGACCTGCCCACCAGTTGGCAGAAGCTCCGCTCCAACTCGGCCTTGTCATCCCACGGCGACTCCGCCAGGATCTGCCCCCACAGGCTGTCCAACTCGTCGACCACCACCGCGTCCACCGGGGCGACCGGACCAGGCGAGGACGAAGCAGGTTGGGCTGCTCGGATCGCCGCCGCCTTCTGCTCGAACATCACCCGCAGATCCGCCGGGATCTCCCCACCGTGCGAACCCTTCACCTGCTCGGCCAGCCCATACAGGGCGTTCAAGTTCTTCGCCGCATCGATCAGCGACGGGTAGTCCACTGCGGCGGCGATCGCCGTCCGGACCTCACCCGCCACCGCCGCGCTATTCCGGGCCGCGATCAGGTCCTGCACCCGGCCGGACATCAACTGCTTCGGCGTCAACGCATCCACATGCAGCGTCGGCACCGCGAAGTTGAACGTCTTCGCCTCACCGTTGACCTGCCGGGTTACCGTCCGCTGATCCAGCACGAGCCGGGCCGGGATCGCCCCTTGCGCCATCGCCAACAACTGGGCAACACCAGGCAGCTCGACGGCCGCGTAGTAGGAGCCGGTGTCGACCCGCCACGCGCCCAAGCCGGGAACGTCTTCCAGCATCACCCGCAGCCGGGTGTGCATCTTGCAGTCCCGCGCCTCCGGGTCACACAGGCACGCCGACTTCGTGATCTTCTCATGCTGGCCATCGCAGCGCCGCAGACAGCCGCCCTTCGACCACATCTCGTACCACTGGTTGTCGGACGGGTCCTGCGGCGGCACCACCACCGGCACCTCGCTGGTGTTGGTGATGACCTGCCACTGGCCGGCACCCTTCGGCGGCTGCCACGGCTGGACGGAGCCGCCGTACAACTCGGCGATCCGCTCGATCAGCGCCTTCCGGGGCGAGGTGAACCGGAGCCGGTCCAACTTGCCCGGCCGGGTCTTGCCGCTCGCCGTCTGAACGAGGACACCGAGCCGGATACGGCCGACCTCGGTCTGCTGCTGTTGGAGCTGAATGATCGGCATCAGGATTCCTTCGGGAGGTTCACGGGACGGGACAGGACAGTCCCGAGAGGAGAGGTCAGGCCCTCAACGACACGAAGCATGTGGACAAACTTGGCGTGGTTCTCCGGGGTCAGATGCACCTCACGCATCTGCACCTTGTCCGGCCGGACGTGCAGAATCAGGCCGGCCTGCACCGGCGGCATCGGCAACTCCGACCCGTCCGGCAGCAACACTGCGTCGGCGCCCGCGTAGGCGTTGACCTGCCAGCCCTCCGAGTGGGCGAGGTGCTTGCCGGACTTGATGTCGTCCACCACCGCCAGCCCGGCGAGGTGCTTCAGCTTCGGCGGCAGCGGCGAGTCGTCGGGGAACCGCAGGATGCCGTCGAGCGTGCCGGCGTACCCCCACTTACGGGAGATCACCGTCATCTCGGCTGCCTCGAACTGCGGCCGGTACAGGCGACGCCACCGCCGGTACCGGGCAACGTAGGGGGCGATGTCGTCATCGACGTGGAAGCCTTCGCCGAACAGTTCCATCTGCTCGGCGGCGTCGTGGATACGGCGGCCACGGTCACCGGCGTCGTCACGAACCTGGTTGTGCTGGTTCGCCAGCCAGTACACGGCGCAGTCGGGGCACTGCCCGCAGGCGTTGTCGGTGCGGGTGGCGTTGCACGGCAGGTTACGGGAGCAGCGGTTCAGCCACGGCAACCGATCGACGGCGGCCTGGGCAGCGAGTCGCGCGGACCAGTCGGGTAGCCCGAACTTGGCGATGTAGCCGAGGACGGTGGTGACGGAGATGAACCGTTCGCCGGTGACGGGGTGGATGTAGTAGCGGGAGCCGGTGTGCGGGTCGGTTTCGGCGTTGGCCGGACCGGCGGGTTTCTCGGCGGTGACTGTCATCGGCTTCCCGCCTGCCTTTCGTTGCTGTTGTCGCTGGGCTTCTTGCTGTGGCAGTCGCATGCGTTCAGGTCGCGGGCGCAGCCGACGCACACCTGCTTGTGGCCGTTGCGGATGCGGGCCGCATTCACAAGTTGCGGGTAGTCGCCGATGTCGGTCACCGGGCACCGCCCGTCTTCGCCCGCACGTGCGCCTCACCAGCCGCCTGGGCGTGTCCGGCAGACAGCAGGCCGGCGCGGCGGGCACGCCGGACAGCGATCCGCCAACGCGGGTGGCCTTCCGACACCCACACCCGGTAGTCGGCCACGAAGTCGGCGTCGGACCTGGTCAACCTGGGGTGGTCGATGTGGATGCCGTGTGCCCGTGCCCGCTCGTAGCAGGCGGTGCACCGCAGGCGTGCCCGATGCCGGCGGTCAGGGTGACAGGCCGGACGGCGGCGGCTCAGGACCGCGCTCACAGCAGCCACCTCGCGTCGTCGCCGCCGTAGCCGCGCCGCACCGGACGGTCGCCGTCGTTGAGGTCCAGGCCCGCAGCCGCTTGGGCGACCCACGACGTGTCGAACGGATACGGATCGGTAGTCACCACTCCCAACGCCTTCGCCAACCGCAGCAACCCGGCAATACCGTGCTGCCTGAGCCAGCCCACGTCCAAAGTCACTGACGCGTCGTCTCGACCAACCTCGGCCTCGTACAGAACATGGCCTGACAACGTGGTCGGCGAGTCCATCCACGCCTTGATGACCTCGTTACCGCGCGTCCACTCGTGTACCCGCAAGAGGTCGCCGTCGCAGCCGCAACTGCATCCCTCCTGATGCCAGCGGGTTGTGTGTCGCCACCCGCTGACACGAAGGCTCTGCATCAGCCTGCGGATTTGCGTCGGGGAGATCATCGGCCGCCATCCTGCGATCCGCGCTGGACGCGTGCCCCGATCTCGCAGCACGGTTCGTCGGGTTCGTCCGCGCATTCGGCACAGCAGTCGAGGTCTTCCTTCGGCTCACCGGCCAGGTACGACAGCACCGCCTGCGCCATGACCTGCATACCGGCGTTGTAGCCCTTGCCGTGCTCCGACAGGCCAGGGCCTTGGAAGATCGGCGGGGGACCGGACGCGTAGCTGTTGCACAGCCGGACCACGTGGCGAAGCGCGTCACGCATCTGCTCGGCGGTCATCTGGTTGACCTGCTCCGGGCTCACCGCGCCCAGCTCGGCGGCGCTCACCTGGTCACCGCCGGCCGGTCGGTCAGCGCGGTGCGCACCGCGCTGAGGATCAGCCCGGAGAGGGCGTCACGGTCCGCCGGGTCCGGCAGTCGCTGCACCACGTCGAGCAGCAGGTGCAGCGACACCACCGACGCGGCGGCACCATCGCCAAGCGAGCAGGCCAGCGACAGGGCAATCCACTGCTGGACAGGGAGGTCGCGGGCCGCACCGGCGGCCAGGTCCATGTGCAGGCCGCGCCAGTCGACGGCGGCCACCGCGTCGACGGTGTCAATCAGGGAGGCGACGTCGGCTTCGCGCATGTAGCGGCCCGGCTTGGGGACGGTGTAGCTCACAAGCACCACCTTACGAAATGATCTTCCGAATTTGACTTACGGAACAAGCTTACGATCCCGGAAGGGATTTCCGCAACAAACTTCCGGTACCCTCTTCGCCATGACCGAGCGAGACGACCCGCTGACCGAACTCGCCGAAGCCTCCACCCGCTTCCGCGAACTCGACGCGGCACGCAACGCCGCCCACCAGCAGGTCATCTCCGCCGCGCTCAACGCACTCCGACAAGGCCACCAAGCCGGCGACGTCTACCGGCTCGTGCCCTTCACCAGCACCCACATCCGTGCGATCGCCAGACTGGAAGGCATCCCCGCCAGCCGACCAGGGAAGCGGTCGACCAAACGCAAACCGCCCCCGCCTAGCGACAACGCCTGACCGGCCCGTCACGAAGCCTCGGCCCATTCGGCGAACCACGCCTCCAACGGCACCCGCCGGGCCTCACCAGCACCCGGCACCCGCTCATCACCCAGGTCGCACGTGCACGCGCAGTAGCCCTCCGGGCTGGTCGGCGGCAAATCCAGCAGCATGATCCGCAGCCCAGCATCAAGCGACCGGCAAAACCGGTGCCCACCCCGACGACACCAGCCACACAACACCGCCACCCCCGCCGGCACGTCGACCAGGCCGGCGTCCTCAACGCACAGCGGACACGTCGCATTCGGCGGCCCGAACGTCAGCCGCCACGCGCACGCGTTGCACACCCGCAGCAACTGGTCATGGCCGCGCTCACACGCCAGATCGACGACGACCACACCGGATGGGTGCCCACCGTCGACATCGCACGGCTCAGCCACGGCCACCGCCGACTGGACGTACCCGGCGCGGCTCGAACCGTCGCCATGCCAGCCCCTGCACTTGGCCGTGCTCGTCTACACCGATCTCGTAGGTGTCGAGCCACACCGCGAACCACGGCCCCACCGGACGACCCCGCACCCCGCCGCCTTCGGTGTCAACCCAGCCGGCACACCCACAGTCAGCCACGTTGCAGGACTGCTCGATGTGCCGGTCCGGCGCCCGCAACCCGGTGCGCTCCCCGGCAACCACCGGACACGCCTTGGCCGAGTAGGCGGCGCACTCCGGATGCAGAGCTGCCTCCGCCGTGTACCGCTCCTCCACCTGCACCGCCGTGGCCAGCACCACCACCGGGCGTCCCAACTTTTGGCCGCATATCTGGCACAACCCGTCGGTTATGCAGCGCAACGCCTTCGACCGAGGAACGGCACCGAACACAGGGCGGCAGTCGGCGAGGGTGACCGACACGTGGGGGACAACCCGCCCGCCGACGAGTGGCCGGTGGGCGCAGCGGGCGGGCACGGCAAGGTCAGCCACGGCGCACCTGCCGCTGCCGGGGGATGACCGCGGTCGGCATGTCCCCGCGCCGCACGACCCGCGTGAAGTCCGGGTCCACGTACGACGGCGTCTGCCACACCCCGCCCGGCGACGCGTGGCCCGTCTCGAAACGCACCACCCGGCGGGCGCGGACCAAACCACGAGGACGCCGACGCCGCTGCCACGACCCGGCCAGCAGCCCGCCAGCCACCCCGATCAACGCCGACCCAGCCAGGAACGACTCCAACGGAAAAGCCACCATCAACGTCAACATCAGCGGTCGCCCGCCCCGACGCGCATGACAACCGTCTCCGACGGATCCTCAGCCCGACCAACACCATGCCCACACAACGTTCCTGTCGCGTGCGGGCGCGGACGGCGTACCCGAACCGGCAACTCCACCGTCACCGCCGCTTCCGGTTCCGGCACCAACTGCGGCGGCAACGCCGCCCCGGCGAGCCTCCCCGTCACCGCAATCACAACAGCGCCGGCAGCCAACCCGCCAAGCATCGACCACGTCAACAGATAGCCGACCAGCTGCGGCAACCCCCACCCAGACCACCACAGAACAGTCGCCAAAGACGACCCCCAGCCGATCACACCTGCACCCCGTCCCCGTTGATTGCCGTCTCATACGGCCGCGTGTGAGCCCGAAACCGGGCAGCCAAATCCGGCGGCAACCCGCCGAGCAGTTCATCCACCGCCCGCAACCGGGCCACCGCACGGTTGCCGTAACGGCGCTCCACCTCCAACACCCGCCGCTCATCAGCGAGGCGCAACCGAAACGCCTCATCGGCGGCAGCCAACTCGGCCCGCAGCCGAACCGTTTCGGCACGCCATTCCGCGTTCAACTTGGTGATCTGCCCCCGCAGCCGGTCCGCCTGGGCGTCCACCTCACGGGACTGCCCGCGTTCGAACATCAACTGGGCTCGCAGCCCGATCACCAAGTCGACCAGCGATCCCTGTCGTGACAGCCACAGCTTGGTGCGCTCCCACCACGACACGCTCATACCGCACGCCGTTCGACCCGATGCCGCCCCGACGTCGACCAGGTGTTCGCCAGCTGCGGCACCCGGCGGTGCTGGGCGATCCGCCGTCCATGTAGCCGCGAATCCGCATCCGGACAGCAGACCGTGACAGTCGTCGGGGTTGGACGGCGGATCGCCCCGTCCGCCCAGCCCCCAGCCTGGGATTCGGGGTGCGGCAGCAGCCGGTTAGCGGCATCGACCTGCTCATGCCACACCAACACGGTGTCCGCCACCGGTTTCACCGCGGCGATCACCGCCGTGTCGTGGGCATCCACAGCAGACCTCTGGGATGCCGTGGACTTCGCTTCGAGCCCGCTACCACGGGTAGTCCAGTAGCGGCGCATCGCCAGTTGGCGGGCCCCGCCGGGCCGCGGCGTCGACATCCGCCGGGGGTCGACGTTGACGCCGAGCATCTGCCACAGTGCGCTGATGACGATCGCCGCGATAGCGGCGACAACAGCACCCCACCCCCAGCCGATGATGGTGTCCTCAAGCCCGGTCACCGGGTTGCCTCGGCCCGCTGCCCGAAGACATCGTCTGGGATGGCCGGATGGGCGAGCCGGGCTTTGCGTGTGCACACCGCACTGGCCGGACTTCGCCGGGGGCCGCGCCCCACATCTGAGCCCACCACCAAATCCGTAAACATCAATCAACCTCCTAAAAGGGACCCCGGGCCGGGTCCGGGCGACGCCGAAACCTCACGGGAGTCGGCAAAGAAACCGGGGCCGCCGGATCGGCGACCGTGCCCGTGGCGGCGTACCGCCACACATCAAGGCAGCCGACACGACCATCGACATGAACCCAGCCGTCAGAAGCACGAGTCGCCGACCGTCCACAATGGCGACATACGTCGATCACCGGCCGCATCAGGCAGCCCACCCATCCAGCAGAGACAACTGCCCGATCTCGCCAAGCCCCCGGGACAACGACGACGCCTGCGTGGACAACGCCTGCTCACGCCACGTCAACGCCCAACGGAAACAGTTCCGACAGTCCGTCTCCCGGCGCAGCCCTGTCACCGGGTGCGGCCTTGACAGATGCCGGCAGCCCGGACGCATCACCTGCTCATCGCGGGCAACCTTCGACCAGGCTTGGCTGTCCGCGGTGGACAGCAGATGCCCGGCAACCCGCAGCGCGTTGATAGACACGCCGAAACCGTGCAGTCGCATTCCCAAACCGAGTTCGGCGATGGTGCCCAACACACGGGCCACCCCCGTCTGCGAACCACGCCGGCACACCGACCCGACGCCGACCCGCAATCCGGCCAGGTCGACCCCGTTCTGCCGGTACATGTCGACGTGGGCGACGTACTCCCACGGATGCCAGCCCTGCAAGGTGGGCAGCCAGTTGATGAACGGAAACTCCTCGGCCAGATAGCAGTAGTTCTCGACCGTCAACTCCTGGTGCTCCCGAACCGTTTTCCCGGTGCGGGCGAGGACCTGCGGCTCACACGGCCAGTCCTGGATGCCAACAAAGTCGGGCATCAACTCCCGCGAGCTGTGGCCGACCGCCTCGGTGAAGTCGACCCACATCGACCCGTAGTCGTCGGGCCACCGCCTCCACGGGTGATCCCGCCGGCCGTTGCTCAGCATGAGAGCGGCGTACGAGTCGCCAGCCCACGGGGTGCCGAACGTCTGCACGGGCCAGTCGTCGCCCTGCCCCTCGTAGACGCTCCTGTATTTAGCCAGGGTGGTGGCGGAGATGAACAGCGGCACGGGGGAGTCGCGCAGGTGATGCGGATGCCCGACGCCCAGGTAGAAGCCGAACCGGCACGGACGTCCCGGCTGGGCAGGCGAACACTCCCTGCTCATGTCGGCATCCCGAATGTTCCGGCAAGGCAGAACACCGCTAGCCCGAACACCAGTAGTCCCACGACGAGCAGCGCCGTAGCCCGGACCCGGACCCACGTCGACTTCACGTTCACGTCAGACGGCCGACGGGGCAGGCGAATCATGAGCCCGCCTTCGCGGGGGTCTCCGAGGCTGCGCAGTCGGCGTGCGCCAGCCCGAGCAACTGGCCGGTCAACCAGACAGACGGCTGCCCGAACAGCAGTGGCACCCCGCAGCCTCGTTTGCACACTGCCCGAACCTGATCGGCCTTAGGCATCCTGCCTTTCCCGCCGCTCACATCCAGACGCGGCAGCGGACTCACCGGACACCGCCCGGCACCGCAGAAAACCGTATCCCCCAGTACGCGATGTCGGTCCAGCACGGCAGAATTCGGGGTCCGCGCGGACCGTTCGGGAACGTCGGCGGAGGAAACGTCGGGCGTGTCGGCCCGGGCCGCGGCTGCCGATCACTCTCACGAGGCGGCGTATCCGCCGATCGGCTAGCATTCAGGTCAGTCAAAGGGGACTCCTTGAGGTCTCAGGTGCCCGCCGGGATCCGACCCCCGGCGGGCACCACTCGTTACTCGTTTCCGGGGGGAGAAAGCTGTCGCCGTCCCGGCCGGTACGGCGGTACCGGCCGGGACTTTGCGCCCCGCGGTGAGGTTGGCGGTGGCTAGCCGGGCGTCGGCCTCACCTGCACAGTCCAGCGGGTGGCATGTGGTGGGGAAGGCGGATGCGGGGGTGCGGCTCGACGTGTCCTGCACATCCCCCTGCGTCCCGGCCGCCGCTGATTGCGGGATCACACGCTCCGTCAGGGACGGGATCACCGCGGCGGCCGGGACGTTGAGGTCTGCCGACGCCGGGCGTACGGGGGCCACGCCGGCAGACGACTGGGGTAGTGCGGCGGGAAACGCCGCGGCGGAGGGCCGGTCGGGTACCCAGGTCGGGAACGGCCCACCCCAGTCGATGATCCATCCGGCGGACTTCATGGGTTCGGCGCCGCCGGCGGCGGTGATCTGGGCGTGGGGATGCATCAGGCGGCCCGTCGGTACGTGGCCGGCCGGGCTGTCGTGAGGTGCTTGACAGACGCCAGCGGTAGGTGCTCTGGATCCTCAGCGGTCGACGCCAGCCACCGAAGGTGCTCGACCGTCTCGTGGGTGAGCGCAGGCGCGTACGCCACGGCCAGGTTCAGCAGATTCTGGTCGGCGGGACTCATCACGCTGCCCGCTGGGCGGCCGTGACGCGCGGGTAGATGTTGTCGATGCCCTCGACATCGAGGGCATCTGCCATACGGTCAAGGACTGGCAGCGACGGCTGGCAAACGCCGCCGAAGATCCGGTGGAGTTGTTGCCGGCTGAGTCCACACGCCGCGGCCTGCTCCGCGATGGTGCGATGTCCGCGCTGGACAGCCGCGGCGTGGAAGGCGCAGCGGTCGAAGCGCCGGGATGTAACGGCCATGCGACGAACGTAGTCGGTCGTTGACGCAGTACACAAGGTCGTCGGGGGTCGACTTTTTCTATGCGATGTTGTGGACCTACGACTTGCGGGGCCTGGGACCACAACGCAATCAACCTGAGAGCCGCCGATGTACACAACCAGTGACGTAACAGCCATGCGACATGACGGGCAACTTCACCGACTCGTACTATCGCCCCATGACACACGCACGCGATACCGGCGGAGTTGACACTCCCGGACGCCGCTTCGCAGTACTCATCTCAGACGCACGCAGCCGCGCGGGCATGACCCAGGAGCAACTCGTCGACGTCTCCGGTGTCACCCGCCAGACGATCATCAGGTACGAGTCCGGGCGGGCAGTCAACCCCAAACCACTCGACGTCCGCGCAGTTTGCCTCGCACTCGGACTGCACCCCCGCGAAGCGGCCATCGCACTCGGCTACTGCACTCGCGAGGAAATGGGAGCAGCCACACCATCAGACCCCACCACCGACGAGGTCACAACAATCCTCCAAGACACACGCATCCCAGACACAGACCGACAATCCTGGATCCAGTACCTGCGGTACCTGCACAACAAAGCCAGCTAAACAGCAAGCCCCGCTGGGGAAACAAGGCCGTCGCTCCGCCACCGCTCACCCCACGTCACGTCATCGCCACGCCACCGCGACCGGGCCAGCCTCCACACCGACCACCTGCCACCCTTGCCGACCTGACCTAACACCAGCGGATCAACCAACGCGCGGATGAACTCCCGTCGGACCCCCACCGGCAGCGACCCCCACCGGCCAGGCACGTCCACGCCCGCGTACTCAGCCAACACCGGCGGCGTCGACAACACCTCAACCCGCCGCTGCACGGATTCAATCTGCGGAACCAACTTCGACTCGACCGCGGCCAGCGACGCCGCCGAGATCGGCGAATCCGGGTCAGCCGCCTGCGCCACGAACTCGGACAGCCGATCCTTCAGCCGCCGCAACTCGGCCAGAGCCTCATCGAAGTCCTCCCGCTTCTGCGGAGGCGCGAACACCCTGGCCGCCGCCGGGTCCTCCAACCTCTGCCTGATCAGGTAGTCCACAGCCGGCTCAATGTCGGACACCCGCACCGACACCCCCCCGCATCCCCGACGGTGGCAGACGTACCGGGTCGAACGCAGGGTTCGCAACACCCCGCCGCAGCAGCCGCACACCGCGGCCCCGGACAATTCGTGAGCGAGCGCCGAATCCTGATGATGTCGACGGCCTGGCGCACGCAACAACGCCCGCAGACGGCACTGTTCGTCCTCCGACAGCAGAGCTGGCCACAGCCCATCAGACACAACAACACCGTTGTGGACCCGCTTCGCCGCATAGCCGGGGTTGAGCAACAGTCGGGCAATCCCGTGCCCGGTCCACTGTCCGCCCTTCGGGGACAGAATTCCCCTCCGGTTGAGGGATTGGGCCTGCGAGTTGAGCGATACCCCCCGCATTGTGTCCTTAGCCAGACGCCGAACCAGGTCCGCCCGGTCCGAGTCCAAGACCTGCTCGACCAGATGTCCGCGTTCGTCGTAGACACGGGTGTAGCCGTACATCAGCGGTCCAGGTGGTTTCCCCCTGACCGCCAGGTCCCGTGCGCCGTCACGGGCGCGTTGCGCGATCACCTCCGACTCCCGTTCCGAAATCATGCCCTCGCGCATCAGCGCCTCACGGTCGCGCTGCCTACGGGGGTCGTAGGTTTCCGGGTCGCCGCCGAATACCCGGATCAGGGTGCCCTTCTCCCTGCACAGGTCGAGCAGCGCCACCCAGGGGCCCATCTCGCGGGATCCGCGGCTGGTCTCCCACAGCGACAGCATCCGACAGTGCCCGGAGCTGATGTGTTTCAGCAGGGCGGTGTAGTCGGGTCTTGTCTTGCGGGCGTATCGGGACGCGGACAGGTCCGGGTCGCACCATGCCCGACCTGGGGTGAGGTTTTCGCGGTCGCAGTCGGCGAGCCAGTCGCGTTCCTGGCGTGCGACGGATCGACCTGCGTCGGCGGTGGATTTCCGTAGGTATGCGTCGGAGATCACCCCGGCATGCTATCTGTCTGCCTGTTGCCCGTCTAGCTTGGCGCAGGGACAAGGGGCAGACTCTCAACTGGGTGAAGCCCCCTGTTGTTCCCGCAGGGGGTCCCACTGTCCGGGCCGGTTGCGGCCGTTGATGTGCCGTACCACGCCGGGGGGCTGCCGGTCGCTCTCGCCGTGGGCGTAGCCCTGCCACCATGCGGACTGTTTGGTTTTGATGGTTGCCTGGTAGACGGCGACCCCGACGGCGAGCATGCCTGAGAAGCACGCGCCGAGGGCCACGAGAGCGATCCCCCATGTTGCCGTCGGGGTGGGGATGAGGACGCCAACGAACAGTGCCGCTGCGACAGTGGCCGCGGCGACTGTTCGAAGTGTTCGGGGGTCCACGGGTTCTCCTGGGAGTGGGGAGGGGGGACGCTGAGCGATCAAGGGTCTCAGGGTAGTGCCTGCGTGCCGGTGGTTGCAGACCCGGCGCTGAGTAGCACGGCCCCGGGGGTTGAGTAGATCGCCCGTTGGCGTGGGTTGGCCGCGAGTAAGGCTCAGTTAACTTTGCCGTAACCGGCGATGTGCAAATGCCACGGCTGAAACGCAATGCGGGCATTTTGGTGCAGTCGTGGATTGATCCCCACCGCTATTGCGTCGCAGATGGCGCAACGACAGGCATCCAGCACTCTCTGTGCCCCGCTCGCTAGCGGGGCAAACTGGAAACGATCTCAACAGGATACCCGACAACTGCCCGACGGTAACCCGCAACCACCAGAAGATCAACTCGTTGATACGGCAACACAAAGCGGCCCCGCATCCTGGCTGGACACGAGGCCGCACGGTGGACGCCGACAAAATCCCGGCACCGGACCGCCAGCGCGACAAGATCCTAACCAGACGGCCGGGACGACAACTCCCCATCCACCGCCCGCAGCAGCGCCAACGTCAACTGGCCGGCCTGGGCCGGCGACGCCGCACCCTTCGGACCCGGCGTGTCGAACGTACCGGCAGCGAGGTGGGCGGCAACCAGGTCTAAGCCGGCCAGCAGATTGGCCCGCACCTCCTTCAACGCCGCCACCGGCACATGCCCCAACCCGGTCACGCCGCGTCCAGGTAGGCGACACGCACCCGGCGCAGAAAGTCCACCACCCGCGCCCGATCCGGTACAGCCGGCAACACACTCGCCGTCGCCCCGAACAGCGCGTCCTCCCGCTCGTACACCGCCAGCATCTGCTCCGACGACATGTCGTCGAACGCGAAGTAGTCGTCGGGGTCGCCGACATGGACTGTCAGGACACCGGTCGACAGCAGTTCACGGCCCGACCGCAGCAGCCGAAGAATGTGCCTCGCATGCTTCGTCGTCCGCTTCCGGGTATCAGCGCTGAACGAGCCGTCACTGCGGCCCGCCAACCGGGCGGCCTGCTGCCGGGCGTACCCGCCGTACGCCGACTTCACCACCTGTTCGGAGAGGAACGCCGACCGCATCCCGACCAACTCGGCGCCGAACCGGGGGTCGACGGTTTCCAGCAGCGCCGGGGGTAGGTGCAGCAGTTCGGTGATCGTCGGGTTGCACTTCAAGGCGAGCCGCAGGTACTTGCCGACCTCGTGCAATGTCGAGTCCGGCTTGGTGGTGACGAGGGTTTCGCGGGTGCCGTGCCAGTCCAGGCCGGCGACCTCGACGGTGGGGGCGACGAAGACCCCCAACCTGTCGACGTCGGAACCTTCCCGGGTCAGCCCGTAGGCGGTCGACCCGACGACGCCCTCCAACAGCACGCGCATGTCAGAAGTCTACGTCCGCGCACAGCCACCCACAGGAACGCCCTCCGCGATGCCGCCATACTCGGCATGCTCGCCGAGCTCGGTCTGCGTGTCGGTGAGGCCCTGCGTCTCGACCTGGAGTCGATGCGACACAACCGCGGACACCGCACCGTCCGCGTGACCGGCAAGGGCGGCCAGCAACGGGAACTGCCGATCCCGGCGCCGCTCGGGCGGGCCCTGGACGCGTGGCTGGCGGTGCGCGGCGACCAACCCGGGCCGCTCTTCGTCACCAGCAGCGGCGCCTGCGTCGACCAGCCGGCCGCGTTCCGCATGGTCCGCCGGGTCGCCAAAGCCGCCGGACTGCCGAACGCCGAACAGCTGAGCCCGCACTCGCTGCGGCACACCGCAGCGACTGCCGCGCTCGACGAGGGTGCAGCACTCCGCGACGTCCAGGACATGCTCGGCCATGCCGACCCGCGCACGACTCGCCGGTATGACCGGTCGCGGGGTTCGCTCGACCGAAGCCCCGCGCATCTGCTTGCCCGGCTGTTCGCCGACGACGGCGAGGGGTGACCACCCCTTCCCGTTTCGCTCAGCGACCGTGACCATCCCGGTCCGGCCGTGGAACGGGAAGGGTCTGCGCGCCGCGCCTTCGGGGGTACGCAAGGTGCCGACTCTCGCTCTCTTGTTGATCTTATTCATCGATGCACGAGGGGGGTACAAGGTGTACATGTACACCTGTCCCCCTCGGACCCCGAGAATCGGTTACGCGGAGTAGTCGGCCGACAGCACGCCTGACCTGCGTAAATATAAGTTGATGTTGAAAACGGGGGGACTTTCAAGATACGGATGCATGGGTGGCAGGGGTACATGTACACCTGTACACCCCGCGTACCCCTCGCTCCTGACGTGGTCATGCAGGCACCGCATCCCCGGTCGTCAGTACGTTGTCGTCCACGAAGGTCAACCATCCCCGGCCGATGGCGTAGGCGATCGCAGCGTCAAACAGTGGTCGGTCCCGTTTGGCGATCCGCTTGCGCTCCATCCCTCGCGTGGTTGGGCCGTCTTCCTGAATGTGCCGTGCGATGAGCCGGGCCAGCCGGTCTACGTCGGTGTCTGCGCTGGACTTGGCGAGGTGCGCTCGTAGCTCCCGCTCGACGTGCGCCTCAGTCTGCTTCTCGAACTTCTCGTTGGCGATGTCCTTCCCCTGTTGGATCAGCCGGTCGCGGACGGAACATGAGGTGTCCCAGATGACCCGGGCTAGCCGCCAATCGTCGAGTGTCACTTTCATGCGGCCGTCGAAGACGGCGAGCAGTCCGGCGACCTTGCACAGCATCAGGGAGATGTGCGAGTCCATCGGGTCGTCGATGGCGTCGCCGCGAGCGCGGGTGAGATTGCGCTGCCACAGTTCGGTCCGGATGTCTTCGTGGCAGGTGATGGTGCCGGCACCGATGGACCCCTGTTGCATGTCGTCCGGGTCCAGTAGGAGATTGAGCCGTTCAGGCCGCGCCGGGGGTGTGTCCGGGATGTTGGGGTCGGTGGCGCTGAACCACAGGAACCGCTGGGGGGTGCCGGGGCCGACGTCTGCGAGCAAGGGTTGCGCCGTGTCCGGCTGGTAGCCGATGACCATCCCCATTGCGTACTCCCCGCCGGGGAGTAGGCGGGTCGTTTCCTCGCGGGCGTTGGCCTGCCCGAGTGGGGTACCGGCCCATGCGGAGCGAAGCGCAGGGCCGATGGTGGTTCCGGACCGTTCGATCATCTTCGTCAACGCTTCGCCCTCGTCGAGGAAGAAGAACACGTTGCGCCGGACCAGGTCCCGGACCTTCTCGGTCTTCGGGTCACCCTTTTTCGGGCCACTCCGGTGGATCTCGCCGGTTTCGCGTTCGATGATGCCCATGTACGCCTCGACCATGCCTTCGCCGGTGCCGAGGCCAATGCCGTCGCGGAACATGCCGTCTTGCTGCAGGTAGTGGGGAAGGTTCGGTGCGATTTCCTGCGCGACTTGGCGTGCTGCGGACTTGCCGGCTCCAGATGGACCGACGACGGCGCAGAACATGTTAAGGATGCCCGGAGTGAGACCGAAGTCGAACTTGATCTTCGGGTGGATCATCGCAGAGGTGCGGGCGAAGACGTTGGCGAACACAGCGTCGGCGCTGCGCCCGTAGTAGTGGGCTGCGTCGCGGATCGTGGCGAGGTAGGGGCGTTCCTCCCAGAACGAGGGGGGCAGGTTGGGTAGCCGCCCGGTGGGCTTGCCCGGCGCCGGGCTGATGCCGACGCCGGGTTGTTCGTCCCAACCGGAGGGCCACAGGTCGGGGTCGAACGCTGCCGTCATTGTCGCCTCATCCATCAGGCTGGCTGCCGTTCGCGGTTGAGCGCCTGGTCGACGGCGTGGGTGAACGCGGCCGGGCCGAGCTGGGTGTACAGGTCGCGTGCGTCTTGGCCGTTTGCGGGCCACAAAACTGCGGGGTTGAGCCCGGCGGCCACGAGCCGTTGGTAGGCGCGGCGGCCGGCGGGGTCGTGGTCGGGGACGTGGACCAGCCGCCGGTAGTTGCCGAGCAGGCGTGCGAGTCGGGCGGTGGGTATGGTCGCCGCTGACCCTGCCCAGGTGGTGGCGTAGATGCCGCGTAGTGCGTCGACTGACGATTCGGATTCGACCAGCACCACCGGTTCGTCGAGGGCGACGGCCTGCCGTATCTCGGCCTGCCGGTAGATCGGCAAGTCGGCGAGGCTGACACCGATGAGTCCGGGAACCAGCCCGCCGGTGGGGGTGCGGGTCTCCCACAGCACCTCTTTCGCCCCAGCCTGGTTACGCCACCTGAACAGCACGGCACGGACGTAGTCGTGTTGGGCGACCAGCCGGAACCCGCGTGACGCCGGGCTACCCGTCCGCAGGACGACCGGCGGAAACGCGACGGCCAGCCGGACCATGGCGGCGTAGTCGCCGGGGGTCATGCGCGGCGGGGTGTGGAGACGTGCGGGTGCGCACCGCAGCGCGGCCAGGATTTCGTCCAAGCTGCAGCCGGCAAAGCAGCGCAGCACGACCTGCCCGGTGCGGCCTTCCCGTACCGACAGGGACGGTGAGCCGTCGCGGTGGGCCGGGCACTGCCGGATCTTGCCGCCGGTCGGCTGGCTTCCTGCCTGGTCGAGCAGGGCGGACATCCACCGGTAGGCGTTCATACGGCCACCGCCGGAAACGTGTCCCTGACCATCCGGTAGTTGCCGAGGTTACGGAACCAGCCGACCAGCAGGGTCGACTGTGCCCATCCGAGACGGGCGTACAAGTCGTAGGCGGTGCCGTGTAGCGGCCGGTCCGCGCTTCCGTAGGCGTCGAGCACCCAGCGGACGTCGCCGCTGGTGTCGTCGGCATCGGTGAGGTAGCCGACCAGCCTGGCGATGGTGTGGGCGGTGTTCCAGCCGAGAATCCGGCACATGTCGACGGCCAGCGACTCGTAGGCGTGTCCGCCTGCTTCGTCGAGTAGCCGGCGTGCATGGTCAGCCCAGTAGGTAGCGGTGGTGTTCATGCGGCCACCCGCCCCATCCGCCCCATCCGCCGCCGCGCCTCCTGCCGGCGCTGCACTGGGGTCAGCATGTAGGCGCGGCCCCGTACCGGGCAGACCCGTCGTACCCGGCCGGACAACAGCCGGGCAGCCTCACCGACTCGGTGAAGGTGCATGCCGGTGCAGTGCGGGCAGCGCAGCACCGCGACGGCCCACAGCGTGCGCCCGCGGCAGGGCGGACCAGCGTAGGCGCGGGCCGTGGGTAGCGTTCCTCCGACCGGCGGAAGACCGGCAGCCGGCAGACCGGTTAGTCTGGACACAGACTCGTGCTCCTGATGAGGTGGAGTGGGGGTCGGCGGTGGCGGTGTGCCGGGGGTTGGTGCCCCGGCCCCGCTTTTTTCGTGCTCATGCGGCGTCTCTCACTGCCCGCTGGCGCATGATCCCGACGGGCAGGTCCGGACGCAGCAGGACTGCGAGTCGGATGCGCAGTGCCGGGCTGAGTGGTGGCCGCGGAATCGGGTTCGCCCGGACGTAGGCCCGGATCTCGTCGCGGGTCATGCCGCCGCCTCGGCCATGTCCGCGAGGCGTTCCAGGAGTCGCAGGTAGCGGAGCGCGGACTGTCCGGTCGGTCGGGCGTTCCCCGTTTCCCACTTCCAAACGGCTCCGAGGCTGACTCCGACCTCCTCCGCGATCTCGTTGAGGCTGACGTTGGCGGACTGCCGGATGCGGCGGGCTTCGCCACTTGCGGCCAACTGGCGAACCCTGACTAGGCGCTGGAGCTGTGTCATGCCCCAGTCTCGCTTCTTCGCCATTAACTCCATTGTTGCTGTTGGCGAAGCCGCCCCGGGCTTCCAACGTAGGGTGATGCCTGGGCTAAGCCTGATCTATGACAAGTCGAGGTCAGTGCGGTAGAACTACTCCATGGCCGACCAACCGGATGCAGAGCGGTTCTGGCATGTGGACCAGAGACTCTGGGGGATCACCGCCATGTCAACGTCGGCCGCCACCTACCAGGGACTTGAACTGCCCTCCTGGTTCGATGCGGCCTACGCGGTCGAAGCGGACAGCCTGACCATCGCGATCCGCGTAAGAGTTCACCCGGAAACCGGCCTCATCCCGGCAGGTGTCACAGTTCACGACAACCACCCAACAGCCACCTACCGGGACGCTGTCGCGCTCCTCAAGGGCGTTCCGATGGACAACCTTCTTCACGATGCGGCACTGATGGCTGCCGGAGCATGGGCATGGGAACAAGGTCGTCGGGCACTGGGGATCCCGTCCGACCAAGCATGGACAGGACGCGGCCTTTCCGCGGATCACCAGCAGGAACTCGACCGTCGGGTCGAGAAGGTCCGCGACAAGGCTCACGGCGCCCCCCGGCCGCAGCGCCGCAGATCGACTACGCCCGACCTCCTGCGGGAGGCCGTGTCCGTCTACCGTGCTGCAGTTGAGACTGGACGCCCGCCTACGGTCGCGGTGTCGGAGTCTTTCCATGTGTCCCACAGGACTGCCGCACCGTCAGCCCGATCGACCTCCACATGGCCACGACAGCCCGCCGGTCATCGACCACAAACGCCACCTCGTAGACGCCTTCAACGCAGTCCCGGTACAGGCGTTCCTATCAACCCGGCCGAGAACGAGAACACCTGCCATCCGCCGCCATCGGCGGCGCAGTCACACGGCTCACACTTGCGGACGGTCCCTTGCAGCCCGGCCCGGTTGCCGTGAACGATCCGGGCACCGTGCCATGGGATCGGCTCCCACTGCTGGCGGCTGGCCGCGTGGTACAGGCGGTAGGCGGCACGGCGCTGGGTGGTGGCGCGGCGGGCAGCCAGTTCGGTTGACGCCTTCGCGGCGAGTTCGGCGAGCTCCCGGCCGGTGAGACTGCCAACATCCACACGGGCGGCCATCAGTGCCACGCCTCGGTGTACAGCTGGGTGGCCCACCGGTAGCCGGCGTCGTCGGCGTCTGCAGCTTTCGGGCCGTCCACGTGGGTGTCCCAGCGGTGCGTGCCGGCCCGGTCCCCGCACCACGGCGGACCGGGCCGGCACCAGGGGTCAGGCCGGGGCGGGCGTACCGCGGAGCACCTCGTGCTCACACGCCTCGGACACCTCGGCCACCACACCCTCGAACGCGCGGGCGATCACGTCGGCCGGGCGCGGGCCGGTCATGTCGGGTCGATGGGTTCGCCGGTGATCGCTTCGACCACGGCGGCCACCAGGTCGCGGGCGACCGGTGGGGTGACGGCGTTGCCGAGCATCCGGACCTTGTCCCGAATCGAGGTGCCGAGTAGCACGTAGCCGGGCCGGAACGCCATCCCACCGCGGATCTCGTCGACGGTGAGCATCCGGAACGTGCAGTCCTGCACCGGCACGCGGGTGCCGATCAGGGCGTCACCGGCTACCGAGGTCTGTGCCGGAAGCGGGTCGGTCAGTGCCCATTCGCCGAGGTGCTCCCACTTGAGCACGTCGGTGACGTTCTCCACGACCACCGCCCGATATCGATGGACCTCGGTGAACCTCGGGACGTCCTGCATCAGCATCCGTGACCGGATCGCGGCCTCATCCGGCAACGGCTCATCGTCGTCGGTGAACATGTCGAGCTGCACCGGTTTGCCGTCGTAGTCGACCTTCCGGCCCTTGGCCACCGACCAGTTGGTGCACTCCGGGGAGAACCAGGCGATGTCCGTGCGCGGGTGCCGGGCCGGGTCGATGCGCTGGATGTCCTCCCGGTCGTGGTCGGTGTCCGGGAAGTTCGCCTGATGCGTGTCAATCGCGAGCTGCCAGTGGTTCGACGCCATCACCACCCGCACCCCGGGCACCTGGTGCATGCCCGTCGACGACCCGCCGGCGCCGCAGAAGTAGTCCGCCACGGTCAACGTCATGCCACACCTTGGTTGCGGGAGCGGTCAACGACCTCGTTGGCGATGGACTCGAAGTCACGGTTGTAGCCGAAGACGGGCGTTCCGCCTTTCAACCTGACCCCGACAGCGCCAGTCCAGCCGCCGCCGGGGTCCGGTTCGATGCGTCCAAGCACCACGCCGTCGTGGCGGACGATGTAGGTGGTGACGAGGCCGACGACGTGGGCGGAAACCAGGTAGCAGCCGTCGGGGGTGGTGGCGTCGACTCCGGCCCAGAGGATGGTTTCCTGGCGAAGGATGTCGGGGATCTCGAACTCGACAGGGTCGGTCAGATGGCGGTCAAGGTTCATCGGTCAGTCCTCCATCGGGATGGTGACGTTGCGGGTGCGGGCGTACCGGACGAGTTCGGCGGTGAGTGCCTCGACGTTGCCACGAGCCTTCGCCCGAATCGCCTTGATGTCGCCGGGCCGATGCCCGTAGTGGGTGTCGTCGCAGTGCTGGCAGATGAGCCGGCGGATTGAGTCCTCCGACTGGTGCTCCATCCGGTGCGCGAGGTAGCCGAGTTCGGCGGCCACGAGCCGGATAGAGGTTTCGGTCAGCTGCTGGTCGTGTAGCACGGCTACTCCTTTGGAAGTTGCCGGACGGCCAAGACGGCCCAGCGCTCGTCCGGAAAACTCCAGCCGGCACCGAACGGCCGGTAGCCGGCAGCCCGGATCGCGGCGATCGTCCGGTGGTACCCCACCTTCGATTGTCCGCCGCCGCGCAGGTCGGCGTGGTGCGGGATGGGGTACTCAACGTTGTTGATGGTGACCGTTGAGTTGTCCCCGACTCGGGTGTCGCCGAGAACGGCGGTGGTGAACCGCCGGTCAACGAACCAGGTGCACATGTCGTGGGTGAGCATGCACCCGGGTGCGTCGTACATGGCGTCAGCGGCACCGCATAGCACGCTGACGGGGTCGGTAACCCCGCTGTCGAGGATCTTGTGGATGGCTACAAGCGCCATCTGCTCCGAGGTGGTGGCGTCCATTTCGGGGCTCCGTTCGGACGGGTCAGGCGTCAATGCGTTGCAGCGCGGACCAGATTGCCTTGTCGTCGTGGTGCTGCAGCCAGCGCATGCCGTCTTCGACGTGGCGGATCTTCTGCTTCATGCTCGCCTTCGGGGGTGTTGCGGGGGTCTTCCTTGGCACCCAGAACATTACTATAGGGTCATGGGGCTGGCAATACCCTAGAGTCATTAATCTGTGGTGCGGAGCGGCCCGGCAGCCCGGCGATGCCGAGACACCGCCTTGTTCACCGCAGGCACGCTGATCCCCAACACCTGCGCCGCGTCCGCGTACGACATCGACCTCGTCAACTCCACGACCGCCGCATCCGCCTCGGCGGACAGCAGCCGCTTCGCCTCATCGATCAACGCACGCGCGGTCCGGGCACGGGCTGCGGCCGGTAGCTGCGGCACCCGGCTGATGGTGCGGCCGAGCTCAACGGTGTTCTGCGGCGGATTGTCCATGACCGTAGGGTAGTCGCCTGTCATGCCGCGCCCACCTCCGACCAGTGCAGGTCCGGGCGGGTACAGCCGCCCAACACCAGCCGGTTACCGCAGTCGCTGCACGTTGCCCCCGGCTGGCGGCGGGACCACAGCAGCTCCCGGCGGATCTCGTACGGCCACCCCGACTCGTGCGACCTGGTGCGGGTCCGCAGCCGCAGCAGCTCCGACTCGGCATCCAGATAGTCGACGGCCGAGAAGACGAACCCCCTGTCGGGGGCGGATGCCACGAACCGGCCGCCGTCGCGGGTCACGCACCCCTGGAACTGGGGGCTCCGGTTGGCGGGCCGCCACAGGGCTACCTCGACGAGCAGCGGGCCGGTGTCGGACACGAACGTGCGGGCGACGGCGCCGTGTCGGGTCATGACGTAGTGCCGCACGAGGCCGGCGGTGTCATCGCCGACCACGGTCATCGTCTCGCGCTGGTAGCGGGCGCACCTGGCGGTGTATCGGCGGGCCACCGTTTCTCCTTCCGTCGAGCCCGTGGGGGGGCGTTCGTGGTTGTGGTGCTTCCGGCCGGATTCGATCCGACACCCTCACGGCAAACGCGGAAGCGGTCGTAGGGTCAGGGCTGACGTTCGGGCTGGATCTCCTTGCCGTCGTCCTCGGTGGCGACCTCCCACTCGCCGATGTCGAGCGACCACTTCGTCCCCCAGCCGGAGCACTGCCCGCAGACGTCGGAAGGCACGCTCGCGAATGCCTCCTCGATTGCGGCTTCCCGGGCGTCGTCCTCGTTGAGGCCGTCGTCGACTTCGACGGTGACGGCCACTGATGCGCCGGTCTCCAGGTAGACCCTGTACTTCGCCATGGTCAGGTCTCCTCGGGTTGTTCGATGACTTGGGCTCCCCAGCCGATCAGGTGGGTGATGCGTTCGCCGCTGACCTGCACGCCGGCTCCGGTGAAGGCTTGGTCGTTGGCGGGTTCCTGGCTGGTCCACGGCCACGGGTTGTGCGCGGACGGCGGGGTCTTGCGCCAGCGGCTGCCGTCGGCTTCTTCGACGACGGTCCCGACCGGCATGAGCGTAGTCCGGTGAGGGCGCATGGTCACACCTCGTCAGCAATGTCAGTGGCGTTCACGGTCACACCTTCCGGCCGAAGCGGGCGATGAACCCCGCGACTGGCCTGAGCGAGTCATGCCATACCTTGCGGGAACGCCAGCTGGAACGGCCGGCGTTCCCGCATCGGCGGCACGGCCAGGTCTCGCACGGGACGGTGGCCTTCAACCACCAGATGCGGACGGGGCGGGCGAGTTCGTTGACGATCTTCACGGTGTGGGCTCCTTACGGCTTGTCGCCGGTTGGGGGTGGTCAGCGGTCGAAGTGGCCGTCTGCGGCCATCAGATCGCCCTCCGGGGGTTGTGGGCGCCTTCCTTTGACACCCACAACAATACCTTAGGGTCATGGTACTAGCAATACCCTACGGTCATGAGGTGTGCGGTGAGGGCGGAGTGCCAGCGCGCTACTGGCACTCCGCCCTCAGTTCCGTCCTGCCCTACCGGACGCCTCCCGGCCGACATGCTGCCCCAGCCGGTCCTTCGCATCCTGCGACGCGTACGGGTCCTTGGCCGCTCGCTCAACCAGCCGCCGCAACTCGGCATCCGACATGCCCGCCAACTGCCGGGGCACACTCAACGGCGGACCTCCGGTGCCGGCGGCCTCGTCCTCGCCTCGGCGACCCCGCAACGCTGAGCGGGCGGACGGCCCTCCGCCCGCACCACCGCGGCGATCCTCGGCCCACAGTACGAACACTTAGCTGTGTTGCCGCACGTGCATTGGGTACGGTCATACATACCTACTCCTTCGGGGTTGGGTTGGACTGCCTCGGTGCCCGCAGCACCAGGCAGTCCGTCTCCTGGGTTGGGAGAAAAACGAGCGGGGCGCGTTCCATCGGCCACGGCGGGACACGCCCCGCTTCTCTTCGTTACTGCCGCACCGCGTCCAGTGGCAGCGCCTCGGCAGTCGGATGTCCCTCATGGACCGTGTCGTCGTGTTGGCCGGCGCCTTGGACGGCGTCGTCCCCGTCAACGGCCTCCACCGGGCCGGTGCCGCACACCGCGCACACCGTCACCCACGTCACGACGTGCCCGACTCGGCGGCGCTGACATTCAACACCTCAACCGCGGTGGTGCTGTGCTCGTCCAACGTCGCGGTCACTTACTTCTCCTCACGTCGGTTGTTGGGGGCCGGTCGTGACCCTGTCGGGGCTACGACCAGCAGGTCAGTTGTTCTGCCAGCGGGATCCCCGCGGTGGCGGGGTGTCGAATCCTGCGGCACCCAGTTGCGTTAGCCGTCAAGCATCACCTCGGCGAGGAGGTCGCGGTGGGCGGGAAACACCTCGCCGTCGTAAACGGCGACTAGGTGGCGCACAACGCAGCCGTAGTTGACGGCGGGCACCCACACGGCGCGTCGGGCGTCGTCGCCGCCGGCCACGTCGGGCAGGACGTTCCAGCCGTGACCGAGGTCGATACGGACCGGGACGGTGACCATCCACGCCTCGTCGGAGGCCCGCGGGTCTGGCACGTACCGGGCCGGCAGGGTCCTGACCCGATACGTGCCGGCGGGGTCGACGATCAGGCCGGTTTCCTCGGCCAGTTCCCGAAACGCTGCGTGCGTCGGGTCCTCACCGGGGTCGACGTGTCCGCCGGGCAGCGCCCACCCGTGGCCGTCGCCGCGTTCGACCAGCAGCAACCATCGCCGCCCGACGGGGTCCGAGGCGGTGACGATCGCGTCGGCGGCCAGGGCCTCCCCCCAGTGGCCCAGCTCGTTGCGGCCGAAGCGGATGCCGGTCGGCGCGTACGGGTTGACCGGCCGCCCGGCCACGAGTCCGAACGGGATCGCGGCGGCGGCGCGGCGAGCGGCCCAGTCGATGCGGGTGGGGTCCGTCTCCGGGTCGGCCCACGGCGCCCCGGCTGCGATGCCGGCTAGTACGGACGGGTGGGTGAAGGTGCCGCTTATCTGCTGGTTCACGTGATTCTCCCCATTTTTCGGTGGCGGGTCAGGACTGGGCGGCGTTGCGGCGCTGCGCGTTGGACGCCTTGCGCTGCTCGATGGCCTTGTCGGAGCACATCTGCGGGTTGGCCCGCACGGCGTTGCGGCTCAGATCGGCGTACTGCTGGTCGCTGATCGTGGTCGGCACCGCAGGGGTCAGGGCGCTCAACGCCAGCCTCCGGACTGGGCGATCGCGTCCCGGCGTGCGGTGCTCCGGGCCGGACGGATCTCGACCTCCCGGATACGGCGCTTGCCGACAACGAGCCGGTACGGGCGTGCCTCCCCAACCGCGTGGGTGATCGTCCGCGATGCGTACATGGCAGTTCTCCTTGTTGGGTTAGTCGCGGCCAGCCGCGGGCGCCAGCCAGTCCAGGGCGAGTCGGGCCATCAGCCGGCCGTTGTCGCCGTCGAACCAGGCCAGCGGGTTCCCGGACGGGTCGAGCAGCCGCAGAGACACGTCGCCTCCGGCCGGTGCGGTGACAGACAGTCGGATCGGATGCCCGTCAACATCGGTGAGAGCGATTTCGGTGCGGCACATGCCCGCGCAGCGGGTGATGTCGCACCACAGGGTGTGCCCGGTTGGGCCGGCGGTGCGGAGTTGGCGGAAGAAGTCGTCGTTCCCGTCGGCGGGGGCGGTCATCGGGCGCCGCCGACGGGGATCGTCTGCGGGTTGGTGGTGGCGGTGATGTGCCGGGCCACCGCCTGGGCTGCGTGGTGGGTGAGGACGATCTGGTTGCCGTCGTCGGCAGTCAATGTGACTGTCAGTCCGCCGTCGTCGGCGACGGTGACGGCTTTCACCTGCCCGGCTTTGATCGTGGCCCGGCACGGACCGCTGCCCGCGGCTGTCTGACACCACGGGGCATGCTCGGTGCCGAGTTCGACCAGTGCCCCCTGGCCCATCAGCGCACCACCCGCAGGCACGGACGGTCTGAACCCTGCGGCGGGGCAGGGGTGTCGCTGGGTGCGGCGTCTCTGAAACCCTGGAGGTAGCCCTGCCACCAGGCTTTGCTGATGTCCTGCGGGTGGGTGTCGTCCAGAACAGGCGGGGGGGTGGGGGGCGTCAGCCTGACCATGCTGATCCGATCTTCGGGAGGGTGATGGTGTCGGTGAATGGGCAGAACGCTTCGGCTTCGGCCCACGGGTCGACCGGTGGCGGCGGTGCGGGCGGGGGGTGGTTCGGGCGACGTCGGGGCCGAGTCGGCAGCAACAGTGCGAGCAGGCGGGTCACCGGCCGCAGCCGATCCGCTGATAGGGCAGCCACTGCCCGGTCTCGTCGTCGACGTCCAGGTCGGCCCACCGGCCCTGCTGCCTGTCCACGATTGCCTGGGTCATCTGGCAGGCTTCGACGCCGCTGCGGGCGTCGAACACGAACACCTGACCGGCGGGGGCGTCGGGGGTGTCGTGGATTTCGGCCCGGTAGGCGGTCACCGTTGTCCGCCGGTGGGGTACAGGCGTCCGGCGCGGCACGGCATCGCAGAAACGGGGATGGGGGTTGCGGAATGTCCGGTCGCTTCCACGGCGTCGGCGGCTGCCTGCTGGTGGTCGGGGCAGGCGGGTAGCCAGCCGACAACCACGACGGCGGCCGCGGTGCAGGTGTTCACAGCGCGACCTGACGAACGACGAGAGGATGGCCGGTGTCGAGGCTGACCGTCGCACCGTTGTGGGCGGTCCACAGGCTGCCGTCGGGGCGTTTCGACACCGGCAGCCACTCCCGGTGCTTGGCGTTTTTCTGGACTGTGGACACTTGGAACGGCAGCCCGGTAATTCTGTTGCCGTCAACGTCGGTGTAGGCGGCGACCTCGAAGGTGCCGCGCATTTCCCGGAGTGCGGTGATGGTGGTCTGGAACGGTGCCCGGGGTGCGGTCAGTGTCAGTTCGCCTTCCCCGTTGAGCCTTGTACGCATGGGTTTCTCCCCTCGACGTTGGGGCGGATGGTGGGTTGCGGGGGTCGGACCGGTGTACGCCCTCCTTGGCAGCACACCGGTCCGACCCGGATCAGGAGCCGGCAGCAGGGTTCCGGTCGACGACGCCGAGTTTGCGGCGCCGCCGGCGGCGGGGTGCGTCCTGCAGCGGGAAATCGGCGACGGGCTGCCAGCGGGCGGACGCCTTGCGGGCGACGGTCAGCGGGCTCACCGGCGTAGCCCCCATCCGAATGCGACCGCCGCTGCGGTGAGGGCCAGCAGGATGACGATTCCGATCGCGTCGTCGGCGGTGATGGCGGACACCGTGAAGTGCGCGTTTGGGTTGTCCATCAGGCCCCCGTTTGTCGGGCGGTGGTGCGGCGCTTCCCCGCTGGGGTGGCGATCGCGCCGATCACGACGGTGTGCCAGCGGTTGCCGCGTTCCACACGGTTGGTGACGGCGGTCAGCCAGCCGCGTTCGGGGCGGTCGCCGGCCAAGATGGTGGACACGGATGCCTTCCCGGGGCCTCGGCCGCGCATCACCATGCCGTGTTCGGCGGCGTAGGCGACGGCCCGGTCGATGGCGTCGGACGGCTGCTTCGGGATCCGCTTCAGCGGCGGCATCTGCGCCTGAACGTGGGATGGGCCGCGCAGGTTGTTGAAGTGGTTCCGGAGCTCGGCCAGCCGCTGCTTGTCGTCCGGGGTCTCCGCCCGTTCCAGAACGGCGTTGATTTCCTCGACCCGCTTGCCGGCGGCCGGACGGCGGTCGTTGAGAGCGTCTTGGAGGGCGAAGACGAGTTCGAGGTGGACCGCTTCGGCGATGTCCTCGTACTTGTGTCCGGCGAGGGCGCCGTTCTTGATGGCGGTGTGGATGAGGTCGGCGATGTGCCGGTCGGCGGTGGTGTAGCACAGCTCGTGGATGGGGTTCGGTCCTTGCATGACGGCGATGCTGAAGTGGTTGTCGACGGTGACCTGGGCAACGACGTGGTATGCGCCGAAGGTGTTGTCGACCTGGGTGACGCGGTGGGCGGTACCCTGCACGGCAGGTACTCCTTCTGGAGTGCTGATGGGCTCCCGTGCCGGGGCTCCGCCAAGATGATCCGGCGCGGGAGTTTTACTGTCTCGCTGTGCCTACTACGGTAGGCATCACCTCTCGAGATGTCAACCGGGGTAGGCCGAATGTCGTAGGCATGCTTGCTTAGGCCAAAAACGGTAGGCACCATGGGCAGATGACAACCCTCGACGACGTCGTAGACGCCTGGAACGGCATCGAACAGGCCCGGCAGACCGCGACGGAGCACTACCGCGCAGTCCTCCGCCAAGCCATCGCCGAAGGCGTCAAACAGGCCGACATCCTCAGAAGCATCGACCGCAGCCGCGAGATGCTGCGCCGCGACGCCATGCCCGAGGAAGAACGCGCCGCCCTCCGCCAGGCCGCAACCGACCGTGCCCGCCGGCAGAAGGCCGCGATGCGCACCGCCCGCAAGCGAAGCAAACCCGGCCACAACGGCACCTCTCAGGTCGACTGACTGTCGTACGTCAATCCCACCAAGAACCACGCCGCGAAAGAACGGCATCCAGCCGACACCTGCAAGCCATCCGATGGGCATCCACTGGGCATCCAGTGGGCACAGACCAAGAAAGGGACCCCCAATGGTTCGGCGCAGCAGCGAAGCAACCCCGAACACCACCATGTGCAACCTGCGAGAATCCCGCGCCGAATCCCAAGCCGACGTGGCCGAATCACTCAACACCCTCGCCCGCCATGCAGGTAAGAATGTGGAGGTAACCGCCCACCAAATCAGCAGATGGGAACGTGGTGTCACCAAACCAACGCACATCTACCGCAGGCTCCTCGGTGAGCACTACGGCGTCTCCGTCGACCAGCTCGGCTTCGCCGACCTACGTCCGGAACCGGCCCGCATGACCGCCGCCACGGCAGCCTTCGCCCAGGTCACCACCCAGACCGCCACCGAAGCCCCGGTTGTGGCCGCCAGCCAAACCCAGTGGCGGGCCACCCGCACCCTCCTCAACGCCCGACGGGTGCCACTCGCCCGAGCAGTCGCCGACCTGTACGACGACGCGCACTACGCCGGAACCGGAATGCTCACCCGCCCGGAATGGCTCCCCGACCAGCCGATGCCACTCGAATGGATCGGCGTCACCACCGCAACCGCCGAGGCACCGACGTTCACCGGAGCAGAGGCCGTAACCGAACACGTCCGACCATTCTCGGCACCCGAACGCCGCCACGGGCGGTACAGCCAAGCCATCCGGCACCTCAACAACCCGCGACTGTTCGAAAACCGGCTGTCGTGGCGGCTCGCGGACGTCAGCTGGAACGATGTCGGCGGCAAGCTCGCATTCGACCAGATGACCTACTTCGACTTGGTTGACACCGGCGAGGCCATCGCCCATGAAGCCGCCGCCCGTTACCTCACCCCCGCAGGTGACATCCGCCCCGTGTCGTGGCGGGGCCTCGGCGCCCGCAAGCAGCTCGGCGACCCGTTCGACACCGCCCGCCGCGCCGTCGCACTGGCCGTTGACACCCTCACCATCCGCCTCGACCGGGACGGGGCAACGTTCGTGCTGCATCAGCGGGACTCCGGCAACGTCGCGGTCGCCGGCGGCATGATGCACGTGATGCCGTGCGGCATTTTCCAACCGGCCTCCGTGCACCCGGCTTCGCTGGTGCAGGACTTCAACCTGTGGCGCAACATCCAGCGGGAGTACTCGGAGGAGTTCCTGGGCAACCCCGAGCACGACGGCACCGGACAGCCCGTCGACTACGACAGCGCACCGTTCAGCGACATGCAGGCTGCGGTCGACGCCGGCCGTTTGCGGACCTACTGCCTCGGCGTCGGCATGGACGCACTCACCCTCGCCGGGGAAGCGCTAACGGTCGCTGTGTGGGACGCCGACGTGTACGACCGGCTGTTCGCCCACATGGTCGACCACAACGACGAGGGCACTGTCGTGAAGACCGGGTCGGCCAGGCCGACGTCGGCGATCCCCTTCACGGGTCACATGGTCGACGAACTGTGCGACGGCGGACGGCTCGCCCCAGCGGGGGCCGGGCTGCTCCGGTTGGCGTGGCAGCACCGACACGCCCTGCTGGGCCGGTGACCGGCATGCATGTGCTGGTGACCGGCGCGGCAGGGTTCCTCGGCCGGGCTGTCTGCCAGGTTCTGGCCGACCACGCCCACCAGGTCACAGCCCTGACCCGCAGGGCACACCGACCCCTGCCCGGCGCACACAGGCAGTTGATGGTTGATCTGCAAGAACACTGGCAACTACAGACCCTGCGGCTCGAAGACAACGTGGACGCTGTCTGCCACCTCGCTGCGCTCACCCGTGTCCGCGACAGTCGCGCTGACCCGATCGGCTACTTCGCCACCAACGTGGGCGGCACCGTACACAGCCTGGAGGCTGTCACCGGTTTCAAACCGATCCCGGTGGTTCTGACCTCCACCAGCGCCGTTTACCAGCCCGGCTACTCCGGGAAACTCGACGAGGACACGGAGACGTCGCCCTGGTCGAGCCCATACGCGGCATCGAAGCTGGCTGCCGAGCAGGCTGCCCACTGGTGGGCAGAAACTGGTGCCGGCGGTGTGACGGTGCTGCGGTTCTTCAACCTCGCCGGAGCCGTTGACGGCCACGGCGACCCCGACCGGACCCGCATCATCCCCGCCGCCCTACAAGCCGCCGCCGGCCACATCCCGTACCTGACCGTCAACGGCAACGGCACCGCCACCCGCGACTACACCCACGTGCTGGACGCGGCCGAAGCCGTCCGGCTCGCACTAGACACCACCAGGACGGGGAAAACCCGCACATACAACGTGGGCACCGGCCAAGGCGTGTCCGTCACCGACATCATCGCCGCGGCAGAACAGGCCACCGGCCGGGCGATCCCCGTCGAACGCCGGCAGCCCGCCGCAGAAGCCCACACGCTGATCGCCGACGCCCGACGCATCCGCCAAGACCTCGGCTGGGAACACACCCGGTCCGACGTGGCGACGCTGATCGGCGACGCCTGGGCAGCAACCAGCCGCTGACCCGAGACAGCGTGAAGGCCCGGCACCGTGGATGGTGTCGGGCCTTCATCGTCGTTGCCACCTCTTACCCGGCCGTGGTCTCCCACGGCCACCCCGCATCCCGGCCCGCCTCAAGCAAAGGCACCATCCGAAACGCCGAATCGTTGAGCCCCCCGAACGTGTGCCGGTTCCGACCCGACGGAGCATGGCCATGCTCATAGCCGGCAAGATTCCACGTGTACATCGGCACATCGCGGGGAACCGACGCAGACACCTCCGTGATGTCGCTGCCGGCCTGCTCGTCGGTGACGATCACTACCCGGTCATGACCGGCAAAGTGCCGGCGGAGTGCCGCCGCAGTTGCCGTGCCGCCGCCGAGGAACCAGCCGCCCGACTTCCACCGCTCGACCGCCCGAAGCAGCGACTCTCCACCTTGCAGCGGGAAAGCCTTTGTGTGGGCGCCGTGCTGATCTCCCCAGTGGCGTGCGGTCGACGAAAACGACACCACCTCCGCTGAGGCGCACCGCTGCGCCAACGCCACCCCGAAGATCACGGCAGCGTCCCAGCGTCGGAGGGTGCCGTCCTTCGAAAACCCGGCGTTCATCGACGTCGAAGTGTCGACCAGAACCAGCGTCCGGCCCGGTAGGGCAGGCACGTTCGCCACCGCATGCCCGAGGGCCTGCTCCAGCGGCCAAGCCCAGCGCAGCGACCGGGCCGCCCGGTACGCGGACAGGAACCGCATCGGCAGTTGCCGCGAACGCGTCACCTGCTCCGGGTCGGCGAGCTTCGCAGCAACCTGGGCTAGGCGCACGCCGTTCGGGACCCCGGCATCGTCGAAGTTGCGGAGGTTCCGCAGCAGCGCCATGTACCCCATCGACGGAACCAGCGCAGCCCACAGCCGCGCCTTGTTGACCTTCGACCCAACCGCCGACAGCGCGTCTTCCCACGTCATGCCCGCCTCCCGCAGCACATCCGGGTTCAACCAGTCGTCGAGGCTCCCGTCCGCGCGCAGCCGTGCGTTGCGGTGCAACATCTGCAGCTCGTCGGGGATGCCGTTGTCCCGGTTGTGCCGCCGGTCCAGCGCGTGCCCATACAGCGTGTACCGCCACGACCCGCGCACCTCCGGCCGGTGATACGCCGGCTGCGTCAAGTCGATGACGTCACCGAACCGAACCGCACGGTCACGGCCGTCGTACTTCAACAGCGACCGCTCCGTGTACAGCCGCACCACCGCATCGGCAACACCCCGCTTCACGGCGATCGGGATCTTCCGGCCGTGCCGCTGCAGCCAGTAGGCGATCAACTCGCCCGGCTCGTCTGCGCGCTGCAACGCCGCGTCCACGATCTGACGGCCGCCGCCCGGCAACCCGGCCGCCTGTCGGCCCTTGACCGTCTCCGCCGCCACCACCAGGGCGGCCGACCGCATGTTCACCTCGCCGCGAAGCCACCGCACGAACCCGACCATCCAGTCAACGTCAGCAACGGCGACCTCGTGAACAAGTTGCTCGAACCGGGTATCCCGATGGTCGGCAGTCTCGTAGAACGTGGTCTCGCCGACCATGTTCGACACAGCCAGCAGAAACAGTTCACTCTTCGCGGCGCGCGCGTACCCGGCGCCGCCTTCGTAGGTCAGCCCGGACGGCACCTGCTCGGACACGACCGGAGACGCCACGGCCGGCTTGACGGTGCCCTGGTTGAACTTCGCCATCAGTTACTCAACCCCTTCGATGAGGGGAAGGAGAACTTCATGGGTTGCCCGACAACAAGGTCGGCGGCGGTGACAAGCTGCTCTGCCAGTTGAGCTACACAGGCCGAAACCTGCGACGGGACTCGAACCCGCACCCGCCCATTGTGAGTGGAAGTAACCGCTACCTGCACTTCGGGCACCCATGAAGTTGTGTTCCTCCCGACAACTGGTCGGCGACGGTGTCTATTCGCTGAAGAAGTAACCGTCGCCAGCACTTCGGGAGTGCTTCAGACAAGGTAGCACCGTGTGACAGGTGAGGTCGACGGGGTTAGCTGCCGAATGTGGCGGCCGACGAGACGCATCCGCCGCAACACCCGATCCGCCCGGATCAGCGTCGTCTCACCCACCTCAACCCAGCCGACCCACATCCCGCCGCCGTGATACTCCCCAAGACACGAACACTCACAGTCGTCCCCGGATGCGTCCCGGCATCGGCGGTCACACTTCTGCGCAGTTGAGAACTCGGCGTCCACGTCGACCGTCCCGAACCGGTCCACCAAAGCGTCGACCAGCACCCCGAAGTGGGCGCGGGCGATCATCCACCGGCGGCCGGATTTGTTCCACACCGGTTGGATGCGGGCGCCGAGAGTGCGGTGCAGCCAGCGGCGGTTCGCCGGGTCGTAGGGCATCCACAGCTGGATGCGGTCAGGGGCGAGCGGCCGGTAGACGGTGGGAGGGGCGGCCATGGCGGGGCTATCCCGTCAGGTTGACGGCGGTAGACCGCCAGTAGGTGGCCGATCGTGGACACAGTCGGCAGCCACCCACCAGCGGCGAGCCCTCTGCCGGCGCCCACGGGCCGCCTTCGCCCGCAGCAGGCGCCGTCCGCGCGGCGCTCAACCTGGACCACCGAGGCCGGCGGCGGGGCTGCGGTTCGCGCCCGTTCCACCTGCACCCGCTGCTGCCCGACCCACCAGTCGTCATTCCCGTACTGGTCGTCGTCGTGACAGTCGTCGTAGTCGCCCGGAGACCAGCCGTCCGGACACAACCGGTCGAGCGCCTGCTCCAGGTCGCCGTCAGGTTCGACCCGCACGTCAAGCTGGTTGCCCTCGCTGCCGGAATCGACGTGTTCCCGCATGCGCCACACCGCGGCAGCCTGCGCCGCCGTCAGCGCGCCTTCTACGGCGAACGTCCGCCGGCCGGCCGTGATCGCCGCCCCTGCGGCACGCAGCATCGCCGCCACAACCGTCAGGTCCTCCACGCCAGGAACCGAGATCAGGATGCGTTCGGCGGTCACGCCTCAGCCCTCCTCGAACGGGATCACCGGCAGATGCTTCCAGTCCCCGTACGCGTCCGGCTCAGCCGTGAACACATAACCGCCACAGTCGACCGCGAGCAGCAGTGCCGCAGCGGCATCGACACGGCCCAGGTCCCGAACCAACCCGGCCAGCGCCCGCCAGTCCTGCGGATCTGTGTCCGCGACAACGACGTGGGGATGCGACGTCAGCAGCACCACCCCGTCAAGTTGGTTGTCCGACAGCGGCGGTTTACGGCGGTGCACCTCAGCCAAACAGGCGAGAGGCACACCGATGCGGGCGTTCTCCTCAGCTACCTCGGCGACGATTTCCCCGACGGGCAGCGAGGTTCGGGCGTAGGCGCCGATCGCTGAGGTGTCGAGCACGATCCGGATCGGGCCGGTCATGCGGGCCGGCGGAGGCGGTGCAGTTGGTCGCGGAGGGCTTCCCGCCGAACGGCGGGCCATTCCTGGTCGGCTTGGGCGAGGCGCTGGCGGGCGCGGGCACGGCCTTCGGGGGTGGTGGTGAACCCTTGTTGGGCGAGGATCTGGGAGGTGTTCTCCCGGTTCATCCTTTGCCGGACGGCTTCGGTGACGTAGGCGGAGGCGTTGCCTTCGTGTTGGAGGCGTGCGGCTACGTCGTCGGGGAGGCTGACTGTGACCCGCTGCGTCATACCCGCAGGGTAGCAGGCTCATACCCCGCTGGGCTTGTTCCCGGCGTTGGCGACACCCTGCGACGTCGGCGGCAACAGGCCAACCGCACGTGCCCTGGTAATCAGGTTCGACGCGCCACCCTTACTCAATCCGAAGTGCTCCGCGACGGCCTTCACCGGCGGCCGGTGATCCTGCACAGCAGCCCGGTACATGTCGGCGACCGCCTGAAGCCTGTCAAGAGTTGACTTCCGCAGCCCTCGGACGGGGGTTGCTGCCGGCATCATCGTTGTCCGGTCCTCGGCGATCCACTCGGCGACAGGCAGAGGGCGCAAGACGGTCGAGACGCCCAACACGATGGGCTGTCCAGTACGAGCGGGTTGGCTGATTTCCAGGCCCACGCACTCTGGTCTGCCGTCGATGTCGTCCCAGCGGAGGGTGACAACCCACGGTCCTTCTTCAGGATCCGGCCACCAATGTTGGGTGGTCTGCAGCCCGCGCGGTGGGGAGGTCACTGCCACACCGTAGACGACTTCAGGGGGAGCAGATCAACTTCAAGGTTGGGTCGCTTCCGTGTTGCACCTACGTCTTGCCTGTTCAGTGGCTATCCGGGCACGTGGTCCGCAACCGGCGTGCCCTAGTCCCTGCCAGCCAAACGCAAACGCTTTGCACAACCATTGCATGTTGCGGGCGTCTTGAGTTTCGGGCAGGATGATCCCATGACCGACGACCACACCATCCTCATCGCCGCTGCCCGGCGACACGCCACCTCCGGCAGCGGCAAGACGATCCGGGAAACCGCACTGCTGTCACGGGCAGAGATCGCCGCTGTCGTCGGAGTGGACGAGTCCACCGTCTGGCGGTGGGAGCAGGGCCAGCAGGTGCCTCGCGGGAAGCGGGCCGTCAAGTGGGCTCAGGTGCTGGAGCGCATCGACGGCTACAACCAGCGGCTCGCTGCGGCAGCAGGCTGATGCCGTCAAAAACAACGGCCCCGGCTGGGTCTCTCACCACCCGCCAGGGCCGCACCGCCCGAACCCTCACGCCTCGACAGCGCAGAACCGGACCTTCCATGACCGACGATACCCGTACACCCAGCCTTACGGCAGGGGTCACTTTGAACGCGGTTGCCGCGTTGGTCGGCGGCCAGGAGACGTTCACCCGCGAGCAGGTCGCCTACCTGATCGCGTTGGCCTACCGCAGCGGCATGGCCGCCAGCTACGAGGAGGACGTCGCCGAACTGCACGTCTCGTGGCAGACCCGAGCCGAACGGCAGCGAGTGTACGAACGGCGGGTCGCCCAACGAATGAAAGAAATGGAGGCCGGAGCCGCACGGGAGGCGTCCCGTAGGCGTTCGGTCGTCTCGATGCCGGCCGGGCCGTGGCCGCCCGTCGTCAAACCTGGCACCGGACGCAACTCGGACCGGAGACGAGCGCAGTCACCGGCCCCCGACGGTAGCCGCAGTAGCGGTGGGGAAGCCGCATGACACTCACCCCCTACCGGTTCGACTGGTCTGATGTTGGCCTCGACGACGGCCCGGAGGCCATCGGCGGCGACGCCTCGGTCGACGACAACGGCGGGGCAACCCCGTTCGTAGCCGGTACCGGCTACGCCCGACGGTTCCCCGTCAGTACCCTGCCGGCACCGATGCGGGACTACGCCTGCGACCTCGCCGTACGCAAACAGGTCCCCGTCGACCTGCCCGCACTTACCATGATCGGCATCCTCAGTTCCGTGGCCGGGCCACGAGTCACGATCCGCCGCGACCTGGACTGGCGGCAGCCCACCAACCTGTACACCGCCTGCGCACTGCCCTCCGGCGCCGGAAAGTCCCCGACCGTTGATGAGCTACGTCGCGGGCTGTGGAAGGCGTCGAAAACCCTCGCTGCAGCCCACGAACGAGCCGTCGCCGGCCGGATCGTGGAACTGACCCGGCAGGTTGAACAGATGCGCAGCAAGGCCCTCGACGCCAGCACCCACCCCGACGAGCGGGACCTACTACGTACCCAGGCCAAGGCGTTGGAGAAGGAAGCCGACGACCTCGCGGCCGAACCACCTCCGACGCCGGAGATGGTGTTCGACGGTGACACCACCCCTGAGGCGTTGGCTACCTCGATGGCGGCGAACTACGGGGCGGCAGCGGTTATCGACGACGAGGGCACGTTCCTGCGGAACCTCGGCGGCCAGTACACCGGAGGCAAGACCGGCAACCTCGGCCTAGTGCTGGTCGGCTACGACTGCCGCTACTACCGGCCGCGGCGGGTTACCCGGACGGCCGAGCCGATCACCCGGGCCGCGCTGGCGTTGGTGATCTCGCCACAGCCGGGGATCGTCGCCGACATGATGTGCGGAACCAGGTCATGGAGGAAACCGGCCTAGTGAACCGGTTCCTGGTGTGCGTTCCGGGGGAGTTGACCGGCTACCGACAAGAACGGCCCTCGACCTACTACCGGGACGCACCCGATGTACGACCGGACCGTGCCGGCCGTGACTGGTGGGCCACAGTCCTGAACTCGGTCGTTGAGTACGACATCATCGGCGACACCAACCTGGACGATGCGCCGACTATCGAACTGACGCGGCAGGCATGGGAACTGCACCGCAGCTACGAACAGCAGGTCGAGCTTCGTCTTCGCCCGGCCGGTGACCTGCATCGGATCAGTCCGTGGGCGACGAAGCACGTCGGTCGGGTGCTGCGCATCGCCGCCCTGTTGCACCTCGCTGCTGGTAGGAGCACCGACGATGAGTTGTCGGAGGCGACGATGCGGTCGGCGATTGAGATCGGCGAGTGGTCGGTGGAGCACTTCCTCGCGGCCGGTTCGGTTGTCGGGTTGACGACGGAGGCCGGCCTGATCAAGGAGTACATCGACGGTACGGAGCTGGGGTTCGCTACTCGGACGGTGATCGCCCGTGAGGTGTTCAGGGGGCATGCCTCTGCTGCGGAGATCACTGCGTGGATTGACGAGTTGGTGGCGGCTGGCGAGTACGTGCGGGATCGGTTGGCGACTGAGGGCCGGCCGAAGGAGATCGTTCGGAGGGTTGGGGTCCGTGCGGGGTGAGGGGGCTTTTTACGCTTCGTACGCAGGCTGCGCAGAAAGGGGTGCCGGCCGGCGTAGGTGCTCTGACCTGCGTTTTTGCGCCGCAGGGGACCCTTGTTGCGCTTTTTACGCTTCTTACGCAGGGGTGTGCGCAAGAAGGGGTGCAGTTGATCTTGCCCTACACACATTGTCCACTTTTCAAGATCTATCTATCTATCTCTATATAGACAGGTCAGAGGCGCTGCCCGGCCAAAGTCGCGTCCTGCCGGCCCGACCGGGCAGCCGCAACCGCCCGCAGCTATGCGTAAGAAGCGTAAAAAGCGCAACAAGGCAAGGGCGGGCAGCGTCTTCGCAGGTCAACCAGCACGCCAACCCGCGCGGCACCTTGCGTAAGAACCGCGTAGAAACCGCGCACTAACCACCCGCAACCGACAGGAGCCGCCATGCGCTACCTCGACCGCATCACCGACCAAGACGCCACCCCACTCAACTGGCTCACCGAAACCCTCAACGAGGCCACCGCCCTACACGCCCAGGTCGGCTACCTCGACTGGGCAGGCTTCCAACTCATCGCCGCACCAGCACAAGACATGCTCGACCGGGGCGGCAGCCTCCGCATCGTCGTTGACGCCCGAAACAACCTGCCCCGACACGGCGACCTCAAACAGATCCTGGAACGCCTAGCCCCGTACGGCAAACGCGCCACCATCCGACTCGCCCAGGACGCCATGCCACTGCACTCCAAGGTGTTCCTCATCAACGACAACGCCGGATCAGTGCATGCCCTCGTCGGCTCGGCGAACCTGACCCGCGCGGGGCTCACCAAGAACTGGGAGTCCTGCATCGCGCTCGGCCCCGCAGACGCAGCTACCGCCGAAGTGCGGGCTGCGGCCGAGGCGTGGGCCAGCCACCCCTCCTGCGTCACGGTCGACGTCGGAGTCCTCTCGTCACTGGTCACCCCTGACTCGAGAACTGGGGCAAGCGTCCGAATCGGAGCCGACCTACAGTCGGTCCTTGACCACATTGAGCAGGTCGCCGACGGCGTACGCGGCGGACTGCCCACCGGTCTCGCCTCTCTTGACAGCCTGACCGGCGGACTGTGGCCAGGAGAGATGATCCTCATCGCTGGGAGACCTTCGATGGGCAAGAGCACCTTGGCACTCGACATCCTCCGGCACACAGCTATCGGCCGTAGCCGACCTTCTGCGATGCTCTCGTTCGAGATGAGCCGTCCTGAGATCCTGAAAAGGCTGATATCAGCTCTAACGAAAATCTCGGTGCACTCCATGCGGACCGGCAAGCTAGCCGATTTCGAGCGGGAGCGGCTCACCAATCACATGGACGAGATTGCAAAACGTCCGCTGTTCATCAACGACAGTTGCAGCCCATCGATCAGACATGTCGCAGCCGAAGCCCGACGCCTGGTCGCGGAGGAGGCAGTCGAACTGATCGTCATCGACTACGTGCAGCAACTCAACGCCGACCGTCGCGTGGACAGCCGGCAGCACGAGTTGGCCGAGGTATCGCGGGCGTTGAAGCACCTCGCCCGCGAGTTGCAGATCCCGGTCATCGTTGTGTCCCAGCTGAACCGAGGTCCCGAGATGCGAAACGACAAGCGGCCTCAGCTGTCCGACCTGCGTGACACAGGCGGCCTGGAACAGGACGCCGATGTGGTGATCCTGCTGCACCGGCCGGACTACTACGACAAGGAACACGTGCGGGCCGGCGAAGCCAACCTCATCGTCGCAAAGCAGCGCAACGGGCCAACCGACTTCACGACTGTAGCCGCGCAGCTTCACCACTGCCGCTTCGCCGACATGGTGGGCTTGTGAGGAGACCCCCCAATGACCACCGCCCGCCTGCCGACCTCAATGCCGCCGCTACCGGCCCGCGCCGAACGCGGGCACGGGTGGGGGCCGCCGCGTGACGTTCCGTCGACATTTGGTCCGCCTGGCGGACCAACACACGCCAAACTAGTCCGCCAGGCGGACTAACAACCCCAACCTTGGTCCGCCAGGCGGACTAACCCCCGACCCACACGGAGACCGCCATGACCCACACCAACCCGCTACACACCGCCGGATGGCATGCCGCCCAAGCCGAAGACCTCCTCCACACCGCCCGCTCCGCCTCCATGACCGGCTGGTGGCACCGCCCGTACCGCCGCGAGCTGACCGCCCGCGCCCACGTCCACGCCACCCTCGCCGCCGCGCTCCCCGAAGACGACCTCCACCAGCGGGCCCTCCACCACCAGATGGACGCCGCCGTCCAAGCAGCACGCGTTAACGAACTCACCACCCAACTCAACGAGGTGAGGGCCGCCCTCATCGGCGGCGGCCAAGACTTGCTGCGGAACGGCGACACCCTCGCCGGAGCGGTCGTCAAACTGATGGCCGCCTACTACAGCTACGACCCCGAAGGCGGCGAACTCAACGCCCTACACGTAGCCATTGACGGCTCCGACCCGCTTAGCCGGGCCGCAACACTGAACTGGCTCGTCCGGGCCGTCCACAACCGGGCCACCGCCGGCCATTCGACTCCGCCGATCCATGTCACCGTCAAGGACCTGCCCCAACTGTTGCAGCACCCGGTCGACCGCCGTCAGTTCGAGCGCCTGCTGGAATCTGCTGCGGCGGCGGGGGTGTCCGGGGTGGCGTACGGCGGCACCAGTTGGGATGAGATCGCCAACCGGTGGCCGCGGTTGTCGGATCGACTTCTGCCGGGCGGTCCGCTGGAGTGGAAACCGGCCAGCCTTCAGCCAGGAGCCCACGCAGGAGACCCCCGGTGACCACCACGCACCCGCCGTCCTACCCCGAGTACGCCGACCTTCACGCCAGGGCCACTGCATCAGCTGCAGCGGACGGCTGGTTCGTTGACCCCGTGAAGTTTCGCCGCTGGCAGAGCCTGCACCGCGGCCACGACTGGACGATCTCCGTTCTCGGCCACAACCAGCAGCACAGCCTCGTCGAAATCCACATGCTGCTTATCGCCGACGACTGGAACCTGCAGCCGCCGCTGCCCCGCTGGCTGACCGAACAGCGGGCCGAACAGCAACGGCGGGAAGCCGCCCGACGGGCCGCGAATGACGCCCGTATCGCCGCACTACGCGGCGAGTGGACCAGCCTGTGGACGGCCTTGCCGGTGCCGGTGACGGTCGCCTACAACTACTCCGGACCCAACCACAGGGAAGGGTGGTGCCAAGGCGCAGCGCACATCCTCGCCGCTGCGGATCTGCGTGCAGGCAGGCTGCACCGGGTGGCAGGGTCGGCGCTGTGCACGGTGTCGAGCAATGCCAAGCACCAAGATTTCGCCGACGGCCAGCCGCCGGAGGACCGCTGGCCGACATGCAAGGCGTGCCTCCGTACTGCTTCCCGGCTCACCGGCTGCGACGTGTCAACCCTGTTGAGCGTGCGATGACCGGCACGAAGCGCCCCTACTACGCGGTCCCGGACCCGAACGACCCCAACCGGATGACGTACTGGCAGCGTGGACCAGCCGGCGGCCTTACCCCACACCCGCCGCGCACCCGCTACTCGCCGCGTCTGCTGCGATCCGACGTCCCCGACTGGCTGACCGGCCGGGAACGGCAAACGTGGGTCGAGGACTGGGCACGCCAGCACGTGTGGCCCTGGTACGCGGCCATCCACGCCGCCATTGACGCTGACCCACAAGCCTGCACTGCCCGGTTCGCGGCGTTCACCACCCGCTGCTGCGAGTGCGGCCGGACGCTGCGCGATCCGGTGTCGAAGACGTACGGCATCGGCCCGGACTGCCGCGACGGCATCCCCAACGAGGTGCTGGCGGCGATGGCCCGGATGGTCGGACAAGCCCACGCCGAAGCAGCACACCCCACGACAACCGACGACAACGAAGGAGACCCCCGGTGACCGACCCCGGACAGCAGATCGTTGCCCTCACCGACACCGACCGCACCTGGTACCTGCTCCCCACCCGGCCGTTCGGCCCCGGCTACCAGCGCCGAGACACCACCTGGGTTACCGCCGCCGGCCACCAGCTCACCCCGGCACCGTCAGCCCGGAACGGCGGCTGGTATCACGCGCCCGGCCAGCCGCAGAACCTGACCGCCACCCAACCCGGCCCCGCCACCAAAACCGGCTACCGGCTCAACGACGACGACGCCGCCTCGATCAAGTTCCCTGCCCACCTGACACCCGCCGAGTGGATCGAACGCGACTTCGACGACGACACCGCCACCGCCCTGTACTCGGCCGTCTGGGAAGACGGTGAACCTGTCAGCGTCGTCTTCCCGGTCGCAGACATGATCGTCGTCGGAGATGGTGAACCGGTGCCCGATGACGGCCTGCAGTGGGTGCCGAACATCCGCGACGAACTGCGCCACCACCCGGCGGTGTGGCATCTGTTCCCCGGCCACCTGACCGGCTTCCGGCAGGCAGTCCTGGAAGCCATCAAAGCGCCACCGGCCATGGCTGTTCGGCCGGAACATTCAGGGCTCCGAGGCCCCCACGCCTGCATCGACCGGGACCATCCCGCAGTGATCGAAGTGTCGACGTACGCGGCGTACGAGCCGAGGCAGACTCGTTTCGAACGGGCGATCGGCCGTAACGGGGCGAAGCTGAAACGAGGCCGGGACGTGGTGGAGGCGACCCGGCTGGCCATCAGGGTTCCCGTCGCCGACCGGATCGAAGGCGTCACGCGGGCCGCAGCCGTCACGGCGTGGAACACCGAACTGGCCCGCATCTTGGACGCGGTCACGGAGGCGTTGTCGCCGGCTCCGTGCTGGCATTGCAAGGGCACCGGCGTGGTGTCCCAGACGAAGGCAGAGGCGAACCGATGACCGGCCCGCAGCAGTACCCCGCCAAGGTTCGCGAACGCGCCCAAGCCATCGTCCGCCAGTATCTCGGCCGGTCTTTGTATCGGGCCGTGGACGACCTGGCGCTGCGACTCGCTGCCGCCGTGCCGGCCCAGGCGGTCACCGTCCACCCCGCCCACCGAAGGAGCCTGACCATGGCCATCTACGACCCCGAACAACTGTCGAAGCGCAGCAGATGCTCGAAGGACTCGGCTCCGGAGCCGGCCGCATCAACCTGCGGATTATCGAAGCCGCACTCCTGTCCCAGCCCGGCATGTACGGCACCGCGATCGAATGGGGCTGGAACGACACCGAGGTCCGCGACGACCTGTCCAGTGCTGTCGCCTGCATGCTGCTCGGCATCTCCGGCGAGGAGTACCGGCGGCGGTGCCACGACAGCGAGTTGCAGGTGAACGCGGATGTGCTGGCCGCGCAGGACCGCTTTCTGGCCGCCAACCCGCCCGCCGAAGGAGCCCGACCCTGATGCCCACCACCGCCATCACCGACCCCGGCCTGTGGCTACCGCGCGGCCACTACCTCACCTTCCTCGCCGACGGGACCGACGCGAAACTCGCCACTGTCTCCCACCACCCAGCCGGGGTAGTCGTCGACACCAGCATCGACGGCGAACACTGGCAGGCCGCCGACCCCCAAGACTGGGCCACCGCCCTCACCCACGTGGCAGCGTCACCGGTGGCCGCAGCGCAAAACCACGGCCGAATCATCGGCTTCTGCCACTGCGGTGCCAGCCTCACGGGGGAGACCCGCTACCGAGGCACCTGCACCGCATGCCAGATGCCCGACCGCCGCCGCGAGCTATCCACCTCAGGTGCTGCCGAACGCAGCCTGATCCGCGACAGCACCATCAACGAACTCACCCGCCTGTGGCACACCCGCACCGCAGGCAAGCAGCGTGCCCTGTGGAACGCCGGACCGGTCATCGTCGAAAAACTCGACGCCACCCTCCGCCACGTGGAGGCAGGCAACCAAGGCCAACCGATGCCCGCCCCCGCACACGCAATCCGGGAACAGGCCGACCCGCGCTTCACGGATCAGGTCGACGACGTCCTTGCCCGGCTTGACCGGGCAGACCCCAATCAGTTCACGCAGGCGTGGCGGTGGGTGAACGTGCCCACCATGTCATGGCCTGCCTGCGGGCTGACGGGGTCTGCGGCTACCGGAACCTGCCCTGCGACGACATCGGCGAGGCCCGGAAGCGGCTTGCCGCGGTCGCATCCAACGGCCGCCGGCTTCTGTACGGGTCGCTGTCCTGCCAGGCCGGGCTGACCCTGAGCGTCAGGTACAGCTGGGACTGAACGCTTCGTGTCGTGCCGCCTGACTCCACCGTTGGACGGCGCGACACCCCACCAACACCCAACCTGAGGGAGTAACCGTGCACGTCGACAGCGACCTACTCGACCGCGCCGCATCCAACACCATCGCCGGCTTCGGCTGGATTGCCGCCGCCGAAGACCACCTCGGCGCCCGACGCCTCCGGCAAGACGACCCGCCCGCCGACGTCGCCAACAGTGCGGCATCGTCGGCGCCTACGCGGCAGTCGCGATGGCACGGGCCGAGTTGGCGAAAGCCCAAGCGTTGACTGTCCTCGCACAGACTGCGGCAGCGCAGCACGAAACCGCCAGTTGGTCCGGCGACGGCGGGCAGCCCCACCAGGAACCGCAGCGCGCGTCGTGGCTGGCCCGGCTCTTGGGCGGCAGCGGCCGATGACACCCACAACCCCGGACCGGCTCGTCCACGTCCTCGGCGCCGTCCGCGACAACACCTGGACCGGCCCCGCCAACTGCCGGTACACCGCCGCCGCCCACCAGTACGCCCACGCCAACAACCTCATCGACGGCGACCAGATCACCGACCTGGGCTACCGAATGCTTGACATCCTCGGTGGCAACCCCACGGAAGGAGTTGGCCGTGGATCTCGCTGACCGTCTCGCCCAGATCGGCGACAACCCAGGTTGGCCGCCCATCTACCGGATGGAGGCCAAGGAAGGGCTGACCGACCGGACTGGTGCCGGCTTGGACCCGGCGTCGATGTCCGACGGCGACATTGGGGCCGCACTCCACGCCCGCATCGTCGCCCGCACACCAGAGCCGGCACCGGTACTGTCATCCGCTGAACGCGCCCAGGCGAACGCCGACATGGCCGAGCAGATGGCCCACGTCGCGATCGGCGACCACCCGGACGCACCAGATCCCGCCGCACTGCAGGCGATCCTGACCGAGGCAGGCAACTTCACCGAGGCCGGGAACGGCGTGCAGTACCGCAGCCAAGGCGAAGCCGCCGCCACGTGGGCCGAGACCCGAGGTCTGACTTTCCTAGGCCAGATCACCGGCCGGGGCCGGGTCCTGCTCGACATCCTCAACCGGGCCGCCGCACTCCGTACCCAAGCCGACCAGCACCGCACCGAAGGGAACTGACCCGTTGTTCACCGACCAGCAGATCGCGGACCTACGCCGCCAGCATCTGCTCGACACCGCCGAAGTGTATTCCGTCGGCTGGCTCGCCACCCTCCGTTACACGGCAGCCGCCGCCAGGCACGGCCACCGGCGAGAAGCAGCAAGCAAACTGCGGTACGAGGCCGCCGGGTCCTGGCGGCTGGCCCGCAGCGGCCAGTGGCGGGCACTCCGCATGAAGTTCAACGGCTACTTGGCCGAGATCCCAGACCACAACGCCGGCCACGGCTGGACCCGACGCAGGGCGCTCCGCAGCCTCGACCGGATCATCCGCGAGGCCGACCAGTGACCGCGTCGACCGGCTCCGCCTACGTCACCGCTGTCGCCGAACAACTCATCGCCGCCGGCATCAACGTCGACATGGGGGAAGCCGACCTCGACGAGGAAAGCTGCAACCTGCCCATCCGCGACACCGACGGCAGCACGACGTGGCTGCACTGGTCCGCAGACCCCGACAGCGGCTGGTACCTCGACGACCACCGGGGATGGCCTACCGCCCCGATCTGCCCACCCGACACCCCTGCCGAGCAGGCAGCCTGACGGCTCGCCGACTACCTCTGACCTCGAAGGAGAACAATCATGGACCTTAGGCACATTGCAGTCATCCTGGACTCCGGAGCGAAAGCCGCCGAACAGATCCAGGACGCCGCCCTCCACAAGACCCTGTCGGCGATGACCGAAACCACGGTGCGTCTCATCCTCGGCGCGAACAACGGCGGTGGCTTCAGGCCCGCCATCGACGAGGAGTTCGCCGAACTCGCGGACCGGTACCGGTGACCGCCGACGTGGAGGAGTGGCCGCCCACCTGGGTCGACGTGGAGCGGTACTGCGCCGCCTCCGGCAGGCCCGTCCACCACGAAGGGGACCGCTGCCGCAGCCACGGCGCAGCCGACCGGCCGTGCACCACCGACGTCCGGCCAGCCGGGTGCGAGTACCCGAGGCTGTCGCCGAACCACCCGTACCCGTGCTGCGAGGAATGCGGCAAGCGGCTGGATACGGAGGCCGCCTGGTGACCGCCGACGTGGGGGTGGCCCGGCGTGAGTGTTCGATGCCCGACTGTCCGGCCTGGTACGACGCGATCGCCGTTGCGGGTGGCGCTCGGGATGCGGCCGGGTGGAGGCGGTGGAACAGCCTGGGGCTGCTTCTGTGCCCTGAACACTCGCCGCTGTGGGACGTGCATGCCCCAAGCCTTGTCAGGCATTCCTGGGACAGCGTGGACGTGGCGTGTGGGTGCGGCTGGCGGGCCGATGTGACCGGCCGGACCGGAAGGGAAGCGGCCAGGCTGCATGTGGGGCATCTTGTCGGGGTGGTTGTGTCGGGTGGCTGACACCCGGCGAGTTTTCTACTCCCCTCGTTGACTTCGATTCAACGGGGGGAGTAGTGTTTTGGTTGTTGGAACCACTACAACGACAGGACCAGCCCACATGACCCTCCCCGCCAGCCCCACCCGCAGCGACCTACCCGCCAACCCCGAAGCCGCCTATGGGCAGGTCGCCGAATGGCTCGAACTCCACAAGGCTGCCGTCGGCAGTCTCACCGAACTTCGTGACCAGGTGCTTCGCGAAGTCGCTGGCACTGACCGCGGCGGCGTCGCCCGAGCCGCACGCGTAGCCGGCGTCACCCACACCCAAGCCGGCAGGCTCCTCGCCGACGGCCTTGTCCGAGCTGTCCGCCGCGCCGCCACCGAAGCTGGCTGGGCGCGTGACGAATACACGATCGAGACCACCGGACAGGCGCATCCCGCCCACGTCCTAATCACCCTCAAATTCGACGACGAGCCAGAGCAGGACGAAAACTGGGACGACCCACCCCAAGCCCACAACGCCATCAACCCCCGCTGGATCGCCCGGATGAACGCGGCCGGCGGGCTCCTCAACGAACTCCGCAAACACGGCCTCGCCGCAGCACACGACGGCCTCGGCATAGACGTTGACAGCAGCGGCCCACGCCACGCACTCGCCGACAGACAGCCCGTCGAAATCTTCTGGTCCAACTGACCCACGAGGAGACCCTCCGTGTACACGTACGCCCTGCTCGACCCCCGACCCGCCGCACGCGCCATGACGCTCGCAGGGCTGGCCGTCACGCCGACCCTCGGCGTTGAGGTCACCATCCCCGAACTCGCCGACGCCTGCCAACTCGGCAACATCGACCCCCAACACGCCGGCCAGAACCCCGACCAGGCCGCGATCGAGGCCGCCCTCAACTGGCCCCCACCGCCGGCCGGCACCCAACTCGCCACCATCCGACCCGACGCCGACGCATTCGGCACCATGGCCGTCCTCACCCTCCGCGCACAAGGCCAGCCCATCACCGGCGGCAGCCTCGAACGCGCCAACCAGATCGGCACCGACGACCGCACGGCAGGGGAATGGGCACCCGGACAGGACATCAACCACGTCACCCCGTTGCAGGCGTTGAAGGCGGTCTGCTTCGACCGCCTGTCGGCCGCCGACAAGGTCGGCGCCTGCATCGGCTACCTCCGGTACGGCGAAGTCGTCGATTTCGCCGCGATCGCCGACAGCATTCGCGCCGAACGCCGCGAACACGCCGCCGTGGCGACCGAGGTGGTGACCACCGCAGGCGGCCGGATCGCCGTTGTTGAATCCAACTCACGGTTCGCGGTCACCGCCGCCTACCAGCGCGCCCCAGTGGTGGTCGCCGTCAACCCCCGCCACCCCTGGCCCAACGGGCTGGTCACCAGGAAGGCCACCGTCTGCCAGCAGCGGCCCGGCCAGGTTGATCTGGGAGCCGTGTTCGCCGATCTCAACGAGATCCAGCCCGGTTGGGCGGGTTCACCAGTCATCGGCGGCAGCCCACAAGGCGTCGACTGCGAGGTGCCGATCGACACCATCGTCGCTGCGGTCGCCAAGCACCTGGTCTGAGGCATCCCTGCCGGCACCGGCCTTCACCCGGTCGGTGCCCGCAGGAAGCACCTCAGCCCAACCCCAACCCCAACCCCAACCCCCGAGAAGGAAGGAAGACGCCATGGAAATGGTGGACGCAAACGCACTGGCCGAAATCATCCCGCCCACGAAGTTCGCCACGTGGGACCTGAACAGCAACGGGTTTTGGTCCCGGTCAGCCCTGAACGAAGACCGCCCCATCATCTTGGCGGAACGTCTCGCCAGAGCAGCACGCCTCGACGACCGGCTGTTCGTCGAACTCCCCGGCACCTACGGGTGGAACGACGAGGCCGTCGACACCGGCTACTACAACGAAGAAAACGACGAATGGCAGGAGTGGGACGGCTACGAGCCGTGGGAGCCCACGGACTACTTCCCCGGCCGGTACAACGAATGGCAGAAGTGGACCAGCAAGGCCGAAACCGGCTCACCACGCGGCGGCGAGGAAGCCCTCGTCGTCGAGGCAGGCACCCAGATCCCGCAGGCCCTGGTGGACGAGGTCCGGGCGTTCATCCAGGCCCGCACCTGACCGCAGCCGACCCCACCCCGAAGGAGACCCGATGAGCGACAACACGGCAGCCCTGATCGCAGCCATCCCGCTGCTGCGGGACATCACCAGCTACGACATCGACTGGCAGCAGAAAGTCCGCGACCTCGCCACCGCCACCCCCGAACAGGCCGCCCCCACCATCGTCATGGTGCGAGACACCAGCCGCGCCGTCATCCGCCACCTCGGCGGCACCGACGCCATGTGGGCCGCCGACGAGGTCATGAACACCACCTGGCTAGGCGACGCAGTCCTCGACACCCCCGACCCGATCCTGTCCCATGCCGTCCGATCGGCCCTCGTCGGCCGGTTCTCCGAGGTAATCCGGTTCGTCGTCGAATCCAACGATGGTGTTGATGACGCCACCGAGATGGACCGGCTCGTCGCCGACGCGCTTGCCGCATCGCAACGTGAACTGGCCGAAGCCCTCAAGGAGGCACGGTGAACGACAACGCCCTGACCGTCGAAGCTCGCCCCGACCCCAACGGCCGTGGCGGCAGCGTGTGGCTGTCCGACGGCACCTTCCTCGGCCAGTGGCACCAGCCGCCCGGCAGCAGCCGATGGCAGTGCATGGACCAGTACGGCACTGATCTGACTCGGCACCCCGACGGGCGCGAACGTCACGAGGAAGACGTAAAGCGGATCCTGACCGAGCATGCCCAAAGCTGGGCACTCGCACGGCAGGCCCACAACTGATGCTCGTCGCCACCGCAGGGCTGTCCGCGTCCGGGAAAACCACCTGGGCGCGGACAGTCGTCGCAGTCGACCCCGGCCGGTGGGTCCGCGCCAACCGCGACACCATCCGCGCCGAACTGTTCGCTGGGCACGTGGACTACAGCGACGGCCAGGAAGCGAAGGTCACCCTCGTCCAGCATGGGCGCATCCACACCGCCCTAGCGGCCGGCATGTCGGTGATCGTGGACGACACCAACACCAGTCGCAGCCGCCTTGACCCGTTGAAGGCGATCGCCGACCAGCACGGGGTGCCGTTCCGGGTGCGGCTGTTCGAGCTCGACGTGGACGAGGCGATCCGCCGGCAGGCCTACCGCGGCCCCGACGAGGTGTGGGTGCCGCCTCACGTGATTCGCCGGCAGGCTGCCGAACTCGCCCAACTTGACCTGAGTGGGCTGGAACTCGCGGACGCCTGACAACAAGCCGAAGCGGCCCACCCAGCACGCGTTGGGTGGGCCGCTTTGCTGTCCCCTTGACGGGGACAGAGCCTGTCCCCTAAGCTGTCCCCATAGTAGTGACACCGCGATTGAGGGGAGACCGAGATGCGCACCAACAAATACGCCACCACCTGCATCACCTGCACCACCGACGTCGCCGCCGGCACCGGAGCGCTCACCAAAGCAGCAGACGGCTGGATCGTCCGCTGCGCCGCCTGCAACGCCCTCACCCCCGAAGCCAGCCGCACCACCCAGGCGCAAGCCGAAACGGACTACCTCGACTCCCGAGGATTCGACATGACCGACCCCGACAAGGTCCTCCACGCAGCCCTCATCGAGGGCGGGTTCAAAAACCCCGTCAGCGTTACCCTGCCCGCGCCAACGGCGACCAAGCCCCGACGCCCGTCAACCTCGCGTCGCCGCCGGGCGTGCGTCACCGGCGGCAACTGCTCCAGCTTCGGCAACGGCGGATCCTGCGGCGGCCACGACTGCGACGGACACTGAAATGCTGATCGATCCAGTCGGAATCACCGACATCGCCCGCCGCGCCGGTGTAAAGCGGGACACGGCAAAAAAGTGGACAGAGCGGAAACCCGACGGGTTTCCCGAGCCACACCCCCAAAAAATCGTAGGCCGACGAGTCTGGGAGTGGAGCGCAATCCACTCCTGGCTCATGAGAACCGGCCGATTGTAGACCCGACCCGCTCAGCCCCAACCCCGAAGAGGCCACACATGGGACACCAGTTCATCGTCTACCGCGACGCCGACGGAACCCGAAAAATCGCCGAAGGCGACGAGGCCCGACGGCAACAACTCACCGCGACAACCGGTGAAACCGCCATCGGGTTCACCACTTACGACCACGCCCGCCGGGAAGTAGGCGTAGAACCCAGAGAACTACGGCCCGGCGTTCGACTCTCCGGACGTATCTGTCAATCATCCCCGCCAGGGCCGGAGCACGACCGATTCGAGCACCTGGTCGACTACCGGCCGCTGCACTCCAAGGAGAGGACTGTCTGGCACGTGTGGGCGACCTTGGACTACGATGACTTCGCCCGCCAAATGAGCGTGGCCCACGCTGTCCACAACAGCCGTTACGGCGAGCCCGTAACCAGAGATACCTACTTTTCTGGCTGAACGACAACACCAACTGTTAGCGGCCTACCTCGCACCTACGAGGTAGGCCGCTTTGTCGTACCCGGCCGTCATCATGGGCGGTGTGGACGTCGCCCTCGTCGTACAGCCCGCCCTGCTCGCCTACTGGCGCAGGGTTGGTGCCACACAGATGCCCCAGCACCGCATGCCCCAGGTGATGCCCGAACTGGTGGCCGCCGTCCACCAGGCCCTGCCGCAGCTGCCGGACGGAACACGCTGGCACTGCCCACCGTCAGCGATCGTCGAAACCTGCCTCAGCGTCGTGTTAGAGCGTGCTGGCCGCACCGATGTGGCGGTGACGCCCGCCGGGCCTGGATGGCTGCTGTCGGAGCGGTGCGGGCTGGTGGTTCGGGTGGATCACCCAACCCACCACCCTACAGCAGAAACGCTGTAGGGTGGTGGGTATGGCAACCACCCTCCCCACCAACACCGCACACCCACTTCTCGCCGATCTAGCCAACGCAGAAGAGAACCGAATCAAACACCTAGCCGCCGAACGCGAACACTTCCAGCAGTACTTCGACACCGTCGAAGCCATCGCAACCCACGCAGCCCACAAGGCAACCAGCCAGCAACCCGCGTACTGCATACACCCCAACCGGGCCTGGGAATACCTCGGACCATACGAGTGGGACAGCGTCCGCGTGATCGTCGACCCAGATCCGCTGGCCATCGCCATCAACCTGCCCACCCGTGGTCCCGGATGGGAGCGGTCGCGGGAAACCCGAAATCAGATCTGGGCCGCAATCAGAAGCATCCACCCGCTCGAACAGCCAACCCCGCTGCCCGCAAAGCGCTACGTAAACCTCATCGCCGCTGCCGAAAAAGCGGCCGACCTCGTCTCAACCACCCTGGCCATCGGAATCGCCAACAACATCATCACCTGGGACACCGGCGAAACCCTGGCCGAAGCCGGGCTACGGATCGCCCGGGATGCCGCCTACCGGATGCGCGCAACCCGGCGGGTAGCCGCCACAGCGGAGGTGTTCGGCGAAGTCCTTGACATGCTCGACTGGACTGCCCGACCGCCAGCCGACTACGCCCGCGCCTACGTCGACCAGCAGACCGCCATCGACCAGGCGGTAGACGCGGCCAGCATCGAATGGGGCATGCCCACCGTGACCGGCGATGAGGCCGCCCGGATCGCATCCATCAGCGCGTCCGGCTGGCGATCCCACGTCGCCCGCGAAGAGGCGCCACCGAAAGACGCAGGGAAGGGCTGGCGCCGGTCCACGGTCCTCGCGTGGTCACTGGGCCGTACCCGCGCTAGCCGCGCAGACGGCTGGGACTAACCTTCCAGCCCGGCGGGCGTCGGCGAAGCAAACCCGAAGCAACTTGCTTCGGGTTTGCTTCGTTTTGCTTCACGGTTGCTTGCAGCAACGAAGCAAGTTGCTTCACCCGGACCCGGCGGCTATACCGCCACGCGGTACGCCTATACCGCCTGGCGGTACGGACGGCGGCGTTTCCGCAGGTGGATAGGCTATCCGCGAAAACGGGATAGCCTATCCCTCCGATCACCCTGACAACGTCCGCACCGCAGCCAGCGGCCCCAGCCGGGCCGGATGCGTCAACCGGAACCGCCACCCGCCCCCGTGTTGCTCTCGGACCAGATACCCGCCAGCCTCCAACTCCTGCAGCACCTCCGCCAGCGGCACATCGCCGAGACGAGACGATCTCGACAAATCCGTGCCGTTGACCTCTGTCCCCTCACCGAAGGACAGCAGGTGCGTCAGAAGCCCACGGCCCGTGTAACTGACCTGCCGGTCACGAACCCACACGCTCGGAATCCACGTCCTGTCGGCGCTGCGGGGCACAGCAACTGCGCAGACGATGTCGGGTACAGCGGTCATGATGATCTCTCCAGTCCGTTGGCTTCCAGCCAGTCGTCGATGCCGTCGTCGTGGTCTGAGGTGAAGATGGTGTCCAGGAACCTGCCTGGCCAGCGGATCTTTTTCTGCTTCGACTTGGTCAGCGCCTTGTAGATGACGTCTGTAGGCCAGGTGCCCGTCTTGCTCCAGTGCCCTCCGGTGGTGCTGAGTTTCTCGCCGACGAACATGCGGAACTTCTCTCGGTCTTCGGCACGCCAGCTTGTCGGTACCTCGCCGGAAGGTTCGTCTTCAACGCGCTCGTGATCTTCGTCGTCTTCGCGCCCCGAGGCGAACGAAGTGAGCGGAGGGGGACAGGTCAGTTCAGGAACATCTTCTTCAACGGTTCTTCTTCTCGGTTCTTCTAAAGACCGGCCCTCACCGTCCGACGGTCCACCGTCCGACGGTTTGGGACTTATGGTCCGACCTGCGGAAACACCAGATTCGGGGAGGTCAACGACCTGAGGGGTGTCGTAGAAGGTGTGCTCCCACCCGAACGTGCCGGCCTCGGTGCGGATACGAACCCGCTTTAGGTAGCCGGCGCGTTCCAGCTCCCGTAGCGCCGCCCGGATCGACTTGATGCCCTCGCCGGGCACGGTCGTGGCGGCCAGCGACTCGGCGGTGACCCGCCAGTTGTCCAGTCGCTACCATGAACTACGGCGGGTCGCCCCGGAGAACTTGTCGCAGAGCCACCTCGCGGAGAAGGCGGCCCGCCGCACCACCCAGACTCAGCTGCGAGCGTCCGCTGCCCTCCGCAGCCCGGTCCAGTGGTGCGACGGCACACCCGGCTCATCCGACATCCCGTCAACGAACGGCACCCAGCCGTCCCACACGTGCAGCGGCAGGATCTCGTTGAACACGAACGTCGTCGCCTCGCACCGCCGGATCAGCTCGTGCCGCACCGCGTACACCACCCCGTACCAGTCGGCATCCCAGCACTCCGGACGTTCAAACGAGTTGACCGCCTTCACCCTGCCGCCGGCCTCGGGCTGGTAGGCGCACCACGCCAACGCCCTACCACCATCAACGGCAACAACCCACACCTTGTCGGGCCGCTCGTCTAGGCGAGACTCGGCCTCCCGCCACATCCGATCCAGCAACGCCTGGTCCCGACGCAGACCGCCGAACACCGGCTCGTATAGCGGGTCGCCCTGGCGGATGATCAGAACCTCAACCTGGCTCACAGGTTGATGACGTAGTCGAGGACGGTGCGGTCACCGGGGATCACCAGATCCGCACCAGCCTCCACCGGCCGATCCCCGGCCAGCATGGTTCGAGTCACCACCAAAACCGGCACCGCTGACGCGATCCGCAGACTGTCACGTTCCTCCGGTGACGGCATCCGGGTCCGGACCTCCTCACGAACCTTCGTCACCTGAACTCCCAGCGACGTCAGCTGCTCGACCACCCCGCCAGGCCACGGCTCCCGCGACGGGTCCGCCACTGGTGTGCCGGCCACCAGATCGAGCAGGACGTAGCTGGTGACCAGCAGATGTGGCACTCCGTGCGCGGTGATGAGGTACCGGCGGGCCAGCACCGGCGACCCGACCTCCACCTGTAGCCGTTCGGCGACCAGTCCGTCGGCGGTGGTCTCCGTGTGGGACCACTCGACGTCCCCGGCGGTGAACCCGGCTCCTGGCATGCCCGGCCGGTATCGGCTGGCGTCCAACCTGCGGATCGGCCGCTGCAGGCGGACCTGCGAGCCGCGGCCCATGAACGTGTCGATCAAACCTTCGGTTTGGAGTTCGGCCATCGCTTTCCGGACGGTGCCTCGCGAACAGTCGTGGAGTTCCTGCAGTTCGGGTTCGGCTGGGATGAGTGCCCCTGGGATGAGTTCCCCGGACCGGATCCGGTTGCGGATGTCGTCTGCGACACGCCGGTAGGCGGGCAGGTCGGGTGGGGCGGCCATGGCCGTCACCGTACCCGGCTGCCTTTTGCTGCGGATCACACGTCTGGACGACACGCACAGAGCATACCCATATGGACGTCCCGTAGGTACTGCCTGTATGGTCGGGGGCTATGAGCGGACAGACGCTGGCCTACGACGACCCCGGAGCCACCGGGACGCCCCCGCCTGCCCCCAGCGCGTTCACACGCCTCGCAGACTGGTTCACAGCAATCCCCACCTGGATTCTCATCACCCTCGCCGCCACCCTCGCTGTCGTCACCCTCGCGCTCCTCATCGCCGCCGCCGCCATCGCCGTCAACCGGATTCGCAACCGCGAAACCAGCAAGCGCGAATCCTGGGCCGCCGACAAAGCCATGACCTTCCTCGCGGCTGGCGTCGCCACCGCCGTCACCGGCACCGGCATGTGGGCCTTCTTCGCCGACACCCTCGGTGTTCGTAGCCTGCCCCTGCTCGTCGGCCTCTTCGCGTTCTTCGAGATCGCGATGCTCGCCGAAGCACTCCGCTCCCGGCTGTTCCGCATCCGCCGCGCCCGCGAAGAATCCACCAACCCCACCGACAGCGAAACCCGAGACGTCGATGTCGACGGCATCGCAGTGTGGGTACTCGCCATCATCTCCGGCGTCCTCGCAGCCACCCACGAAACCGAGTTCGGCGCCATCGCACTACGCCTCATCGCCCCCGTCATCGCAGCCTGGCTGTGGGAACGCGGCCTCGTCGGCGAACTCCAGCAGTTCCGCCGCCGCAAGCCCACCAAGAAGATCGCCCTCCGGATCTCCCTGGAACGCGTCCTGGTGTTCCTCCGGATCGCCGAACCGACCAAACGGGACGTTGACGACGTTGACCGGTCCCGGCGCAGGGCTGCCTACACGGTCGCCGCGTACCGGCTCCACACCCGCCTCACCGACAAGGCCCCGACCACGCTGGCACGTGTCGCCCGTTGGCGTCTGCGCCGTGCCGGCCTGGCCATCATGACCCGCTACGGGGTCGCCGAACTGCAGCGCGCCCGCGGCGACGTCGCCGCCCTGTACGGCATGGAGCAGTCGACCGCTCCAGGATCTGTGGCAGGGCTCGCACCATGGGCCACCGGGCACGGCGAAGTGATCGCCGGCAGCGCGGTGCCGGCAGTGGATGCCGTCGCCGGCCAGGCCGCCATCGAAGCGGCGCCCGGTCCGGTCGAGACGGACCTTCTCGACGACTGGGCCGAGGTGGTTCCCGAAACCGCCGTTCGCCCCCACCCGCAGTCGGACTCGCACCTGAACGGCTCGCACCTCGCACATGACATTCGCAGCGGCAAACTCGGCGGCGGCAGCACTCGCGACAGCGACTCTCGCAACGTCGATGGAAAACCCGCGCAGCAAGCCGGTGCCATTCGGGCCGCTCTCACCGGCCAGCCGGCAGCCAACACTACAGCGGTGTCCGCCGGCAACACGGGGGCGAACCGGACTGCGCCGGCCACTGCGAACGGTGCAGCCAAGACGTCCGTGAAACGTCCCGCCAGCACTACCGCGAAGCCGCTCGACAGCTTCCCTGAGCTTGGCGACGACGCACGCGAAACCGTCGACCGGCTCGCCCGCACCTTCGCCCGCTACCCCAAGGCGAAGAACCGTGAGCTGGCAAAGCGGGCTGGTCTCACTCTCGCAACCACCAACCGGTACATGGCCCGTGTGCGAGCGGAAGCAGCAGCCCGCGAAGCCGAGGAAGCGAACGAACAGCACCCGTCAGCCGCGACCGGCAGCAACGCCGAGACCGCGGTCCGCGAAGCCAACGCTCCCGCCAGCCTGCCGCCGCTCGCACCCCTACCCGCACCGGCACCGCTCGCAGTCGTCGCAGTGAACGGCCACAACCACCACTCGCACACGAAGACCGCGAATGACAACCACTGACAACCCGCCCCCGTCGCGAGACGTCGAGCGAACCCGACACCCGTTCGCTCGACGACATAGCGAAGGACGCCGCGCAGATCCTGCGAACCCTCCGCACACCCAAGCCCGCCGAGAAGGAGAACTGAGAAGTGACCGCGAACCTGCCCGCCCGCCGCACGGGGTCCGCCGTCGCAGTCCGGCGACCCAACCTGCCCGCCGTACCCGCATCGCTGGACGACCAGCCGGCGAAGCCCCGACGCAGCCCTGACCTGGTCGACGTCCTCATTGGCTGTGTTGTCGCTGCCATCGCCGCCGCCCCTATCGCCGGGAGCGTCCTGTGACCAGGGCGACGTTGCCCAGCCGCAACCACGGGCCGCGAACCAGTCGGGTCATCGCCGTAGCCGTCGCATTGCTGTCCGCCGCGCCTCTGACCGGGCTACTGCTGTCCCGGATCACCTACTGACCGACACAAACGACAGAAGGAGGACGACGAGCAGATGCCGTCGAAGCTGTACATCCTGCGGATCCAGAACGGAACCCGCGCGGTCACGCCGGAAACCGCGCTGGAAGCGCTTGACTTCGACCGCCCAGACGCGGTGAAAGACCTGCTCAGGCGGCATCTGCTCGCGGCAGCAGAACGAGACGGAAAGTCGAGGTCGGAGGCGCACCTGTACTACCTGGCAGTGCACGAACGCCACCGCGACGGCCGTCCAGTAAACACTGCAATGGCCTATTTTGTCCTGCCGGTGGAGTTGTGATGAACCTCGTCCGACCCCGCAGGAAAGCCACCAACCGGGTCACCTACCACCAGCAGCTGATCCGCACGGCACCCACCCCGAGGGTTTCGCTGCGGAGAGCCGTGGAATGGCTGATGTCCGAGGCACACCACGGCAACATCCCATCCCTGATCAAAGAGGTGACCGCGCTGTCGGTCCGCGAAAACGAAAGGAGCCGACAGTGACGGAAAGTGTCGTAGCACTCGGCCATGGCAGCCCCGGCAACGGGATGCAGAGGCCGCGTGCGTCTGCGCGCGCACGCATGAAAGCAAGCGTAACCCGCCGTGATCGGCTTCGAAGAATCCGGGCCGCCAACCCCGCCGCCAAAATCCGACACATCGGACGCGTCATGTACCTCGACGCAGCCGACTCGTGGATCGTCAACACCCACAGTCCGGCACCGAAAACCGTGTGGCGCACCGACTACAACTCCGCAGTCCCAGGCGCCTACCGGCCATTCACCACCTGGTGTCGCATCTACCGCTACCCGGCGGTCGTGTTCGGCGCGACTCTCGACGGAGCCAAATGGCTCCTCATCCACCCCCTACGGGGACCACTCACGATCACCGCCGCAGCCGCTGGCGCGGCCACCATCCTCACCTGAAGGGAGCCACATCATGGACCTCGGAACCCGCGCCGGCATGCTCGCCATCGCCGCCGCCCTACTGTTCATCGCCCTGCGGCTGCACAAGTCACACGGCAAGCACACCCGTATCACCAAACCGGCGAGCTTGGTCCTGTCGTTCTTCGCCGGCTGCGCGTTCCTCGGCACGTTCGTCGGCGACTGGGTGCGGAATCTCGCCTCCGGCACCGCCGGGGTCGCCGTCGCCGCGCTGATCATCTGCGCGGGCATCATCATCATCGACTGGGCACTCGACAACAAACCAGACAAGCCGGCGTTCTGGGCGTCGTTCGCCCTTGCCCTCGCCCTGGTCTTGGGCGTCTCGCAGCTGCCGATGGTCAAGACCCAGGTCGGCGACAGCCTCAACGAGGTCACCAGCCAGGTGCAGCAGGTAGGTGAGTGACCGGTGATCGAACTGGTTATCGGGGCGATGGTCGTCAGCGGCGTGCTGATGACCGTCCCCCGGGCCGTCGCAGATGCGATCGCCACCCACCGTGCCGCCAAGGCCGGCCAGTGGGATGTGATCGACCGTCAGCGGGAACGCCGCGCCGACCTGTACCGCGAAGCGTTTGCCCGGACCCGCCGCGACCGGCACAAGAGGATCGGCGGCGACGGCAACTACCGGCCCGGCGCCCGCGACTACTTCGCTGACCTGTACCACGACTGGTGGGCAGACCGGCTGGAGAAGCGGCGGGCGAAACGCGCAGCCCGGCCCGCCTATCAGTACAACCCGGACGGGTCGTCGAAGCGGGCCCGGCTCACGGATGCGATGCGGAACAAGGTCGATCGGCTTCGTGAGTCCCGCGGATTCCAAGCGCTGATCGACCCTGCGGGTGGACCGCGGCGTGACCCCATCCGCCCCGAACCCGACCGGTCAGACGCGCCAGCACCACACACCACACCGGCCCCCCAGCCAGCACCCAACACCACACCGGCCCCCCAGCCAGCACCACACAAAGAAAAAGACCCGGAATCCGACGATGAGGAGAACGACATGACCACCGCTACCGGCGAAGTCCACGACGTCGAAACCTGCGCCAACGAATGCAACAAACTCGCCTACGACCTGGGCACAATCGACGTCAGTCTCGACACCATCGACACTGCGGTCCGCTCCGCAGCAGCTGCCGCCGAACTGATCGAAGCGTGGTTAACCGGCAAAAACTTCGATTCGAACACAGTCGCCGGGATGGCACTGGTCCGAGACATGCTCGGCCCGGACAAGATCCTCGCCCTGATCGACGCCGTCGGGGCGGCGAAGACCGGGGTGCAGAACACCCTCGACGCCCTCGCCCCGTACCAGGAGGCCGCCGGCCTGGTCGGCGCCGCAGACGGTTCCGCCCTCAACGGACGCTGACCCCGGGCAGCTTCCGTCCCGACCACCCCCCATTGCGGTGTGGCCGGGAGCGGTAGCGGACCGGCCCGGCCCCGATCAGCCACCCAACCCTTTGGAGACACCGCATGTTCACCACCGACCACCGGCCGGCGCCGCTACCCAACCGCGCCGGCAACCAGCAGCCACGCCAAGCAGGCGGATCACTGCCACCCGGCGCTGTCCGCTGGTCCACCATGTGGCTTGACACCAACGGCATGCCCCACACCGCCGACACCCCAGTGCCAGTCGACGCCGTCGACCGGCAGGTCACCACCCACACCCTGCACATCTGCCCCGGACGGATCGAAGTCGCCGGCGCCGTGCAGCCCTGCGACACCACCGCATGGCTGGCTGCCGGGCAGACCCGCTACTGCGGTGACCACGGCGTCCAGCTACAGCCCGACAAGCAAGTCACGACCCGGCCAGGATTCCCTACGCGGGAGATGGCGGCTGCCAACCGGCACCGCATCCACGCCGCCGCCGTTACAGCCGCGACGTTCGGCGCCGCCGCCGGCGCCGACTACACGACCATGCCGTGGTGGGGGGTCGCAGCCCAGTATGCGGCGATCCCCGCCGTCGTGGCGTCGTCGTGGTGGCTGACCCGCTGGTGGCTGACCCGCGACGCCGTCCGCCGCGGCCGGCTCGACTCCGGCGACGAAATCGCAGGGAAACGCCGCCGACGACTGATCGACCGCCGCGCCCGCTACGCCGCATACTGCGCTGCGACCGCCGCTGGCTGGGTGGCGGTCGCCGACTGGGCTGGCCTCGACTTCACCACCACAACGGGGCCAGCGCTGACCGCCACACTCGGTATCGCCGCAGCAGTGTGCGCCCGCCCCTACCTGCGGTGGGCTGATCAGAAACGCGCCGCAGCCCCACCCGCCGCCCCACCGGTGGACGACCCCGACGACGGTGCCGGGCAGCCCGCCCCGGAACCGGATCCCAACAGCCTGCAGCAGCTCGCCACCTACGTCACCGCACGGTGGACCCAGTTCGTTGCCACCAGCAGAGGCCCGCTGCCAGGCACCGTCGTTGAGGACATCACCCAAACCTCCACCGGCGGGTGGTCGGCCACCATCGTCGCCACCGAAACATCCGATCTCGACCCAGAAAAGTATGTTGAGGAAAAGACGCTGCGGCGGATCGCCCGACCATTCAACGTCGGCACCAACATGGTGTCCATCACCGCCGACCCGCAAGACGCCAACCGGGCGTTCATCCTCGTCCAGCGGATCAGCCCACTACAGGGCAAAGGCCGTCCGTGGGACGGCTCCGGCATTGACCTGTCCACCGGCCGCGCCGAAACAGTAACCCTGGACGACGGCAGCCGCGGCTCCCACGAGTTTTGGCGGCCAGGCTGGGGAGCCGTCATGGAACTACTCGCGGGGGCGACCGGCTCCGGAAAGTCGGAGTACCTGAACCTGCTGCTCGCGTTGGAACGCCAGTGCGGCCATGTCGTGTCCTGGGTTGGAGACCCGCAGATGGGCCAGTCGCTGGGCGACATCCGTGACGGCGTCGACTGGTTCGCCCCCACCGTGGAGGAGATCCTGCTGATGCTCCGCACCGCACGGCAGGTCATGTTCACCCGCAACGTGCTCATCACCCGGATGCGCGCCGAGGACGACAAGGGTCGGCAGCGGCGCGTCAAGTACGTGGACGTGTCGCCCGACTTTCCGCTGCTGTCGATCAGCATCGACGAGGCGTATCTGCCGATGGGTGACCCGGACCACGGACCGGAGATTGTGAAGCTGCTGGCTTTGCTGGCCAAGTCCGGCCGTAAGTGCAACATCAAGATTCGGTTGATGTCGCAGTCTCCGCTGCTGTCCGAGCTGAAGGACTCGGTGCTGCGCGGCCAGGTCGCGTCCGGACTGGTCACTGTGTTCCGTACCGCCGACAAGCTGACGGGTAGCGCGGCGTGGCCCGGAAAGATGCCGGCCGACCCGGCGGCCCTGCCCGCGACGTGGCCAGACGGGGTCACCGCCGCCGGGGTCTGCTACATGTCGAACCAGCGTCCGCTCAAGGCCCGCACCGACTACGCCGGTGACGTGTACGACTTGATGCACGCCGGTACGACCCTCGGTTTGGAGCCGGCTGTCCGCGCTGCCGCCGGGGTGGTGTACGCGGACCGGGTCAAGCGGCTGGCCGCGTTCGACGCTTTGGATCCGGCGGAACTGGTGGGTGCCGAGATGCCGGACCTGAGGGTCGACGCCGCCGACGCGGGCGCGTCGAAGCCGGGGGGTCGGGACGCCGTGCTGCGGTTCCTCGCTGACCGCTGGCAGGACGGCGACCACAGCCTGACGTCGTTCGGGGACATCGACAGCAGTGTATCTGCGGTGAAGACCAGGGCACTGTCGAACGTGTTGAAGAAGCTCGTGGACGACCAACTGTTGGTTACGGAGACCGGCGCTTACGCGCTTTCGGCCCGTGGCGCTGAAGAGCTTGGGCTCGGCTAGGGCCGCCCGTGTGGCGCAATACCCACCAAGACAACGGTGTGCGCACCGCGAACCGCGGTACGCGTCCAGCCCTCATCCCCGGATTCGACGATGACCGCATCCATTGACATGCCAGCCGGCAACATCTGACAGCCCCCGCCTGCCCCCCACCTCTGAGGAGCATCAGCCCATGAGCACCGAATCCACAGTTCCGGACAGCAACGACGCCCGAGCCGTCGCAGCCCTAGCAAACGCAGCCCTCGACCAAGACGCTTTTCTCTTGCTGCGGGCGGCGGCGTCCGGCGACGGGGACCAGATCCGGGCGGCCGTCGCCGACCTGCGACAGGGGGAAACCCGGCGATGATGGGTCGCACCCACGCCCTGTCCGGCGCAGCCGGATGGATCACCGGCTGCGCAGCCCTCACCGCCGCCGGACACACCCCCGACCTGCGGACCGTCGCGTTCGGATCGGCGATCGCCGCCGGACACGCCCTCCTGCCCGACATTGACCATCCCGGATCGACGATCGCCCGGTCTCTCGGCCCGGTCACCCGCATCGTCGCGGCCGGGGTGCACCGGTTCGCGGCGTGGCTGCGAACCGCCTCCTGCGGGCACTGCCGCCGCCGGCCCGACCGGGGCGGCCACCGGGCGGTCACCCACACCGGCCTGTTCGCGTTCGCTGCTGGTTTGTGCGCGGGCCTGCTCGGCTGGCTGTCCGGGTGGGTGGCTGCCGCGTTCGTTGTCGGACTGTCGGCGGCTCTCGCTGTCCGGGCGATGACCAGCCGCCGGCAGCGCGGCGCCTTCGGAGCGGCCGCCGCTGGGCTGCTGTCCGGCGGCGCGCTGTGGGTGACGAGCGCAGACGTCGCATCCTGGTGGTGGATCGGTGTGCCTGTCGCCTGGGGCACGCTTGCCCACTCCCTCGGGGATGCGGTCACCAAGTCGGGGGCGCCGTTGCTGTGGCCTGTCCGGGTTCGTGGCTGCCGCTGGTGGGGTGTGGGCACTCCTCGTTGGATGCGGTTTCGCACTGGTGGTGGGGTGGAGCGGGTGGTGTGGGTGTTGCTGCTGGTGGGTGCGGTCGGCGGGTTTGGCTGTCTGGTGGTTGCAGCCTGACCAGCCCCCACCCGTTGATGGGTGGGGGCGCATGCGGTGAAGGGCGGCGTTGAGGGCTAGAGGAGGTAGCCGTCCGCGGCGAGCCTCTCCCGCACGATCGTCCGGATGGCGTCAGCCTCCACCGGCACGCCAGCGCGGCGGTCGACGTCGGTGCGGTCGGCGGCCCACCGGGCCAGCGCGTCTCTGATTGCCGGCGTGATCCGGGTTTCGGCCCGGCCAACCCAGCTTGCTGACGGCCGTTTGGCTGCCCACTGCGTGATGGTGGACCGCAGCCACAGTGGGCTACGGCTGCCTGGTGGGCTGTCCGCCGGGGGCAGGTCACCCCGGGAACGCATCCGGTGCACAGACCGGATTTTGATCCCCAGCAGCGCCGCGACGTCGGCGCTTGTCAACATGTCATCCATGCACGGAGACTATCCTGCCATTTTGAGGTTGACAAGTGCGGGATGTCGGGCTAATGTTGTCTACATCAGCCCGACTAACGTCAGGAGGCATCGTGAGGTCAGACATCGTGACCCGCATTTACCGAACGTTCGCGCTGCGGCTTAAAAACTGCCGCAGGCCACGAACCATCGTCCCCGTCGGACGAACCGCGACGCCGACGGCGATGATCGTCGTCGCGGTCGACGACGGCTGGGTGCAGGTCACGCAACACGCGTGGCACCCACGGCGCATGCAGTGGAACTCGGACCGCGGGTCGTTGATCCGCCACCCGGACGGCAATACCCGCCCGTGGGTGCCGGCGGCCGCCGTCGAGGTGACGCCGCGACGGTAACTGACACAGACACAAAAAGGACGGGCTCCGGGGGTGTCTCACCACCACCGGAGCCCTAGAGCAAGACAACCCGCCATCAGGGAGTCAGCCTTGCAAAACCCTACCTCAACACTGCTCGACGACCTGCACACCCACGGCACCCGCCGTCAGATCGCCCCCACCATGGCCGGCGCCCACACCGCCCACACCACCACCACCCAACACCAGGCGCTGCGCACCGCACAGCTGCACGGCCTGGTGGCCCGCCGCGGACCGGCCGGTGCCAGCGTCGCCACCCTGCGCGCCATCGCCCGCAAAGGACTCGCCCAGCTGCACATGGTGCCCGGCGGGCGCCCGCACGAGATTTCCCACGCCACCCTCACCGCAGCCGGCCGGCGTGAGCTGGACCGGCTCGACCAGGCGGCCACCCAGCAGCAGACCCTACGCATGCTGGCCGGCCACCTGGTGTGACCGGCCCCGTGGTCACCCGCCACTGGCGGGTGGCACGCGGAGTCGGCCACACCACCGGCTGCGAGAGAGAGGACACACACCACATGCACATCCCAGCGGAGTACTGCCCCAGCTGTGGGGAGACACATCACCCCATGCAACCGGGCGGCCTGTGTGCACGGTGCCGCACGCACCGTGCGGCGATGCTCGACCAGGTGATCACCGCACCAGACGCCGTCCACACCACGGACGCTCCGACCCGTGACACACGCACCGTCATCGCCGCACGCCTCGCCGACATTTTCGACGCCGCGGAGTTGGCCCAGCTCCGGAAGGACTGCATCGGACTCATCGACGTCGATGACGACGAGCAGTCCGTGGAGCTCGCCGAGCTCGCCGACGCCCTGTGGTTGGCCGCGCGCGTCGATCAGGAGGAGGCGGCCGCGGCGTGGCGTCTCGCACTGCGCCTCGACCGTGCACTCGACGCCGCCCACCTGGCCGCCCTGGCCGCCGCGCAAGGGCCGTGCGCGGTGATCGACGCACACGCCAGTGTGGTGCGGCGGCTCGGGGACGCGGTGGTCGCCGCCACTGATCGGGCGGTCAGGTTGGATCGTCTCGCGGCTGGCGAGGCGTCCCAGTGAGCGCCGTGTGGCGCGGGTGGTGGCCCGGATGCCGCGACTGGCAGCCCCGAGAGGACACCCCATGATCCGGCCACCGGTGCCGTACTTCGGCGGGAAGATGACCATCGGTCCGCGAATCGCCACCCTGTTGCCCCGACACCGCCACTACGTTGAGCCCTACGCCGGCAGCCTCGCCGTCTTGCTCGCCAAGCCGCGATCCGGACACGAGACCGTCAACGACCTCGACGGCGACCTGATGGCCTTCTGGCGCGTCCTTCGGGAACGCCCGCAGGAGCTGGCACGAGCCTGCGCGCTGACCCCGCACTCCCGCGCTGAGCTGACCGCCGCCCACGAACCCGCGACCGACCAGCTCGAGGTGGCCCGGCGCGTCTGGGTTGAGCTCTCGCAAGGCCGGGCCGGCACCAGGCGGCGGACCGGTTGGCGGCACTACGTCAAGACCGCAGCCAACCCGACCACCTCGATGCCTGACCACCTCGACGCCTACATAGACCGCATGTACGACGCCGCTGAACGGCTCGCGGGCGTCTCTCTGGAGTCGATGCCCGCACTCGATCTGGTTGCGAAGTACGGCGCTGACCCGGATGTCCTCCTCTATGTTGACCCGCCGTACCTCGGGTCGACGCGTTGTCGTTCGTGGGATGGCTACCACCACGAGATGCGCGGCGACGCAGAACACCGCGAGCTGGCCAGCGTTCTACGGGCCTGCCAGTCCGCAGTGGTGCTGTCCGGCTACCCCAGCGCGCTGTATGAGGAGCTGTACGTCGGGTGGGATCGGCACACGATCGCGTCCGGCACCGGGCAGGGCGCCGGCACCTGGGCGAACCGCACCGAGGTGCTGTGGTCCAACCGGCCGCTCCAGTTGGAGCCGGCGCTCTTCACCCTGGGCGGCTCGTGATGGCCCGGTCCCGCCCGAAGCCCGGGCGCCGACGGTTCGCCGTCGGCGAGGATCTCAACAACGCCTTCATCGACCGGATGCAGGCCGCCCGGTCTTCGCCACCGCCGCCCGGCTGACCCTGGCGCCGGCCCGGTCTGCCGACGCCACCCCCGGCTTGGGTTCTCGACCTGATCAGCACGGCTGGGCTGACGTGGGTGACGGAGTGAGCCGGGCAGCCGATGCGGAACGGCGGGTGGCGCCCACCGCACCAGAGCTGCACTTGGCCCGACGTGAGGTCACGGAGGCGGCACAGGCCGTGTCGTGGTGGCGTCGCTGACGGTGCCTCTGATCCCCGGGCGCGAGTCCGGGGGTTGGGGAGACCGGCAGACAGACAGATCAGCCGGACAGACGAGAGGACACACGGCATGGGCAGCAAGGACACCACCGTTTTCTGGATCGACCTGATCAAACGCGGGCGTATCTACAGGTCGCTGCGTGTCACCGACCACCAGACGCACTCAGCAGCAGCCGGCGAGGCCGAAAAATGTCTCGCCGCCGGGGGTGAGGTGCGCGTCCGCGACGAGCACTGACGGTGCCTCTGGTGTCCCGCCGTGCGATCAAGAGCCCGGCCGGTGTTCACCCCCGACGACGATGAGCCGTTGCCGGATGAGGCCGCGATCCGGTCACGGATGCTGATGCAGGACGTCCCGAGGTTCACCGAGGTCCATCGATATCGGGCGGTGGTCGTGGAGAACGTCACCGACGTGCTCAAGTGGGAGCACCTCGGCGAATGGGCACTGACCGACCCGCTTCCGGCACAGACCTCGGTAGCCGGTGACGCCCTGATCGGCACCCGCGTGCCGGTGCAGGACTGCACGTTCCGGATGCTCACCGTCGACGAGATCCGCGGTGGGATGGCGTTCCGGCCCGGCTACGTGCTACTCGGCACCTCGATTCGGGACAAGGTCCGGATGCTCGGCAACGCCGTCACCCCACCGGTCGCCCGCGACCTGGTGGCCGCCGTGGTCGAAGCGATCACCGGCGAACCCATCGACCCGACATGACCGGCCCGCGCCCGGCCGCTCTCGTGTGCGCGGCCGGGCGCGGCATTCCGCTACACCCGGCCGCCGCCGCGGGCGGGCACACCACCCACCCCGGATGCGACCCCGCCACCCGGCCACCGGTCGGCCGGCGGGTGGCCCGGGGGGAATGCCTGGGCGCACCTGGCGGAGGTCACCCGGCGACTCGGCAAGGGCGGGGACGCGAACGACCCGGCCTACCTGGCCGCCAACCGGGCTGTGATCGCGGCCGAGGGGGACCTGCCCTGGTGGCGCCGCTGACCTGACCAAAAGAGGGGCCCGGCATCACACCGGGCCCCTCACTCCCCACGAAGGAGCACCCACCATGCTAGTAACCCCACGCCACCCGCCGGGGGCAGCACCGACCGAGCGCCCCGAACCATTGCGGTCCGGGGCGCTCTGCTGTGTCCGGGGGTCAGGTGTCCCCGCCGCGACCGGCCCGCCGTGACGCCGCCTGCTGGTGGTGGTAGCCCAGCGCCACCCAGTTGCCGTTCTCGACCGCTGGCCGAGGTTGGGGTTGGGGTTGCACAAATAAACGCCGTGGTTTATTCTTGGCTAAGCCCGCAGGGAGCGGACCAAAGCTAAGGAGACTGACATGGCCCGGATGACCCCGAAGCAAGAAGCCCTCATCCTCAGCCTCTGCCGCCGCCTCGACGGCGGCAGCTACCGGTACGTGGAACAGGCAGCCCACCTCCTGCCGATCGGCCGCAACGCGGCCAAGGCCATGACCGTGTCCGACGCGAGCCTCTGCATTGATCACCTGCAAGCCGCCGCCGCCCCGCTGGCGGACCAGCCCGAGGCGACGACCGTGCAGCCCACCCCGGTATCGACGCCGGGCGGCCCGGACGCGGCCACCCTGATCGCCATGCTTGGTCGGCAGGTCACCGTGACCTGGACCAACTCGGCCGGCGAGACGATCGAGTGGCACGGCTCGGTGCAGACGCTGGACGTGTCCGAAACGGACGGCACGCCCAGGCTGAACCTGCTGGTCGCCGGTCGGACCCGCCAGGTCCGGGCCAACGCCCTCGACACCTGGATCGTCTGATGACCGGACGCCGCCGCGGTCGCCCATCACGAGGCGACCGTGTCGAAGTGCGGCTCGACCCGGCGATCCGTGCCGCACTCAGGGCCTGGTCGGCCGGCAGGTCTGACGTCGACCGACGTGACGGCGTGCCGGTGGAGGCTGACGCCATCCGGACGATCGTGCGGGAGAGGCTCGCCGCGGACGGCCACCTGCACTAGTTTCGGCGGTGAAGGGCGGCAACCGAGGTTGCCGCCCTTCACTGATGCGCCCCCAACCCTGAGGGTTGGGGGCGCATCCTGCTGTCCGGGGTCTGTCACGGCCACGTCAGCAGAGGGTGATCCCGCACCCCTGCCACCACCAGCTCATCCCGGCGTGCGCCATCAAGCACGCTTGACACCCCGTCAAGCGTGCTATAAGGTAGGGGTATGGACAACGAAACCGTGAACATCCCCCGACCTGACCGCAGCGGAGCCTACCTGCCGTTGCGTGGCACCGCCCTCACCGCCCTCACCTGGTGGGAGCACAGCACCACTCAGTTTGCCGCGCCGGGCGGGGAACCCACCGCAGCAGACAGGCGGGCCGCGGCCGATCTTGAAAAAGGCGCGAGCCCTACCCTCGCCGCGCTGATCAACACCGCGCGCCGGCACGTCGCCGGCAACCCAGACGACTACTCGGCGAGGCGCTGGCGCCTCGCCGAGGCGCTCGCCGAGCACCTGGATCGGCTCCAACCGATCCAGCAGGTCATACAGGTCCCCGCTGCCGAGTCCGACCGGTGCGGCCACGGCTGGCTGTTCAGCGAGCCGTGCGATGGGTGCGAAGCATGAAGCGGACGGCGCCCGTGCTGCTCGGAGTCGACCGAGAAGCCGAGAACAACCCGGCCTACCTGTGCGGTCGGCTCGCCTCTGTGCTGGAAGATCTGGAACTGGCCGCCACCGGTGATCGCACAGCCTGGTACCAGCTGTTCCCTCAAGCCATCGCCAACGGCGCTATCGTGCTCCGGTGGGCAGACCCGACCGGCCGAGTCACGACGTGGCTTACCAAGTTGGACGCCGTACTCGCCAGCCACTACCTAGGTGAGATCACCCGGCTCACCACGCGGATTGGCAACCCTGGAACGCTGGCCGGGGCCGGCAACGGCAACTGGGTGACGCTGGGCTACCACCACCAGCAGGCAGCATCACAGCGGACCGGTCACCGCGGGAACGTGCTGCTCCCGGGAGGAGGGGAGCGGTGACCGTTGACGGTGGTGACACCGCCCCGGAGGAGGTCGTGACGGCGGTGAAGGGCGGCAACCGAGGTTGCCGCCCTTCACTGATGCGCCCCCAACCCTGAGGGTTGGGGGCGCATCCTGCTGTCCGGGGTCTGTCACGGCCACGTCAGCAGAGGGTGATCCCGCACCCCTGCCACCACCAGCTCATCCCGGAGGAGGCGCAGGGACGGCCACCCTCATCAAGCACGCTTGACGGGATGTCAAGCGTGCTTTAGGCTACTGGCATGTCTTCGGCAAGCCGCTCGCCGAAAACCCGTAGAAAGGGGAAAACATGAAAACGCGCTACGGACTGGTCCCAGGGTGGGGAACCTGGGAGGGAGTTCCAAAAGTCGTTGAGCTGGTCGACGGCTGGTGGTGGGGGCGGGAAACCCGCCCCGGCCAGACGGCCAAACGGGGCGTAGACCTGCCCCAAAACCAGGTCATCGACCTGGGCGAATTCTCCTCCTGGGAGGCGGCCCAGGCCGCAGCCCAGGCCACGACCTACAGCGCCCGGCGCCGGGGCTCCGTCCTCGCAACCTGGCGCGACGGTGGCCCCCGGGTCGTGCCGGCCACCGAGCCGGCAGAGCCCGGCGACCAGCCCCTGGGCTGGCACGAATCCGTCGCCGCCGCCCGGGCCGCGGCCACCGCCGCGTTTCGGGCCAGTGTCCCCCACCTCCCACGGGACCAGGCGCAGGATGTTGTGCATGACATCCTGCGCTATGACCGGGGCAATGCGCCCCGCGGTTTGATCGAAAACCTCGCCGGCCCACTGGGCGCCACCCCGGCCAGGGTGACGGCCGGAGAACTGCGGTGGGAGGTGAGCCTCCAACGGTGGCTCACCACCCTGCCCGACCTCCAGCAGGTGATGCTGGAGGAGCACTACAACCCCCGCGCGGGAACGTGCTGCTCCCGCGCCGTGCTGCTCAGCGCGGAGGAGGCGCAGGGATGGCTCTGAACCGGGAAATGGTCGGGGTGGCCCACGCCATCGCCGACGCCATCGACGCCACCGACCTCGACGACATCCCATGGTCGGTCGTCTATGTTGGGCGGGGTACCCCGTCCATGGGGGAACTCCGTCCCCATCGCCCCATCACCGCCCCCCAGCTGCGTGAGCTGCTGGCACCGGTGACGGCCGAACTGCGCGGCCTCAGCGAGGCTGAGGCCGTTGACGGGTCTCTGACGGATCGAACTCGTTTTTTCCTGCACGCCGCGCCCAAACTCCAGCACGAACCCGGCTGGGCGCTCACTGACACGCCGCTCGGAGGGCCACTCCGGGCCGCGGCCTGGTACTGGGAGGTGGCGTACGGACACCTCACCGTCGGAGACCTCGCTGAGGCTGCGAAAAACCTTGCTGAGGCCGTGGCCGAGCTGGCCACGATCGGAGGAGGGGAGCGGTGACCGTTGACGACGGCGACGCCGAGAAGTTCAAGGAGTTGGTCACCGCACTCAGGGCCTGGTCGGCCGGCAGGGTCGACCGGGGCATGCTGGGGCTGATCCGCGCCGCCGAGAAGCAGCGCGCCGACGCTGCGTCGGCCGCGCGGAACGCCGCGGCCCGGCGTGACATGTGGATTCGGCAGGCACTGAACATGGGTGTGTCTGCCGTCGAGCTGGCCGACGCCGCTGGGGTGCGGCCAGCGCGGATCTACCAGATCCGCGACAGGCGCCGCTAAGCGCCGCCTATAGCGCCTGGCGCCGGACCCAAGGCGGGGTTGGTGCTCAACAGGCGGGGCCGCGCTTACCAGCGCTCACGGCCGGAGCCGTACCGGCGGCACAATCCGAGACCTAGCAACCCAGCCGGTCAGGCACGGCCCTCAGGTGGTGAGGCTGGCCAGGGTCAGCGGGTTGACCGCGCACGCGTCATCCGGTAGCCGCTCCGCCTCGGTGGTCCAGGACGCGGGGCCGTCGACGGTCACGAGGGCGCCGCCCGGCCAGGTCGCGGGCGTCGGGTCCGTGCCTTCGGGGACAGCCACCCGGGCCAGGTCGTACTCGACGAGGGTCTCGCCGCACCATCCGCACCGCTGCCGCATGTATCGATCGCTGATGGTGATGGCGTGGGAGGCGATGTGAGTAACGGTCACGTGCGCCACGCTCCGCGAGTGCGGCGGACGGCGCGGGCTACCGGCGCCCAGTCCTGCGGTCGCGTGGCGATTCGCATGGGTTCCGGTCGGAACAGGTTCAGGTCGAGCACCGGAGGCGGGGCCAGCGGCGGCATAGGTGGCAGGCATCCGGTGCACGAGCCGAGGCAGTGCGGGTAGTGCAGGCTGGTGCCGTACTGCTCGGGAGTCAGCGCGGCGGTTTCTGCATGGAGGTCAGGCCGTTTCTTCGTCGATGTCACGGGTCTTCACCCCGGCCCGTATCGCGGACTGCTGGACATCCGTGTCCTTCAACAGTCCGAAGTAGGCTGCGACGGCGATGCCCCAGTTTACGACGACGGCGTAGCCGACCTCGGCGGCGTTGAACGTGACCCCACTGACGGTGGCAGCCAGCCACGCCTCGGCGAACGCTTTCACCGCGGCTAGTGCGAGCAGGACCATGCCCTTCGCGGTCGTGGACCAGGACTGTTTCATCAGCAGTGCGGCGCCCAGTGGCAGGAGCACGGTGAGGATCAGCGACAGGACGCCAGCTAGGTTGGGGGCGAACAGGTAGGTGGGCAGTTCGGGAAGAATAATCGAATCCATTGGGGAAAACCCTCCTTAGATAGTGATATGCGGGTTGATGCGTTTTTGTGTGTCTCTGCCCGGGGCCCGGCCTGACCTGACGTCGGGGTGGCTCGGATCCGCCGATTCACTGGACACCGCCGGCGGACCGGACGGGGACTTCCCGTTACTCGCCCGGCGGACGGCAACCGAACTTGACCCGCATCTGCGCCATCGCGTCCGCCGCCGCACGCCCCGCGGGGGTTTGCGGCGGAACCGCCCGGTAGGCGTCATCCAACCCGACGATCAACCCGCACCAGCGCAGCTCGGATTCGTGCACCGCCTGCCGGGCCACCTCCTCGGCGCGCTGCGCCCGCCGCTCCGCCGTCACCGACACCACCGCGAACGCCACCGCGGTGGCGACCAGCGACACCGCCACCACCGACGCCGCGTACACCAGCCTCGGCGGCACCCTGACCTTCACATTCCCGTGCTGTGTGGTCATCGGTCACCGGCCGCCGACGTAGGTGGCGGCCCAGTAGACGGCACCGGCTGCGAAGGCGGCTCCGGAGACTGCGACGGCAGCCCGGTTGTAGACACGCCGCGCATCATCGACCACAGTCCGCCGACCGCCGGGCCTCCCAGCAGCATCACGTACACCCCCAGCAGGAGTTCCGACACCTGGCCGGTCCACTGCTGGTAGGCGATGCCGCCGGCTCCGATCGCCAGCATCACCGAATCCCGGACGACCGGAGGCAGCTGCCGCTGGGGTGGTTGGACGAGTTCCACGCACCGGCTCAGCTCTCCGCCGGGATACGCGACACCAACGCGGCGGCCAAGTCTGCGACGCGGTCGCCGAACACAGCGGCGAGGGCGGCGGCCACGTCGGCAACGTCCCGTCCGGACAGCCCAGCCAGAACCCCGGAGATGATCGCATCCTCGTCCACCCAGTCGTGACCGGCCATCGCGCGTAGTTCGGCGAGGATGACGGCGTGTCCCACCAGGAGTTGCCGGGCGGCCTCGGCTCCATCACGGCTGTGGCTGTACAGCGTTTTTCCGGTTGCGGCTGGCCAGCGGAAGTCGTTGACGGCGTGCGCAATCTCGGCGAGGGTCATGCCGGTCTCCTTCGGATGCTCAGAGGGCTTGGGCAGCGCGGTGTTGACTGTCTGAAACAGGTGGTCCCATGGAAAGTTCGGACCCGGGTCGGTGTGGGTTGTTCCCCCCCACGCCAGGCGCATGTCGTCGTGTCCGTAGAATGCTTTGACTTTAGGGTTCGCCCGCATTTCTGTGACTGATGCCCGGTGTGTTTTGAAGGATCCGTCGGGCCAGTGGTGGCGAATGATGGCTGCCAGTGCGGCGCCAAGCTTTTCCCAGGCCACCGACTGTAGCCACCGGTCCCGGGACCAGCCGTTCGCGCCGGTGATCTCCACCGATATGGCGTGGTCGTTGCCCTGCTGGCTGCCGGCGTGTCCGGCACGGGCGTCGGTGTCCAGCGACTGGGTGACAGAATCGTGGTCGACGTATAGGTGGGATGATATGCCGTCGGAGCGGCGGGTGGCGTACGACGCCTCCTGCGCGTCGGAAGCGTCGTTGCTGGTGTTGTGGATAGCGATGCCGTATTTACGTCCGTCGCCGTCCTTGTAACTGTTGCGTCCCTGTACGTAGGGGATTCCTGGTACACGCATCAGCGTCTCCTAACGGCTGGTGGAGCACTGCCGCATTTCAGTACGGCAGTGCGATCAGGACACGATTCTGAACTGACGCCTCACCGCCGTTGACCCGGTAGCGTGCGCTCAGTGTGTAGTTGCCGGCCTCTGGCAGTTCCAAAGGTCCGCCGGGCCCCAGCAGGGTCGCCACCGTGCTGACCGCGCCGGACGCCTCCGCCCCTGTCCAGGTCGCCGCGGCCGCGTCACCCGGCGTCGCCGAGAAGCCACCAGGGCCGTCGACCTGGAATCCCATGTAGGCGGTGGCGGTGGGAAACCCGCCGTCGTCGGTGATCGTGAGCCGCGCCGACACCCACACCAGCATGCGGGTCGACGACCCCACCCGCACCGTCACATCAGGTCCCAACGCGTCTGCCGGCGGCGCGTAGCTTGTTGACGTGACGGTGGTCGCCCCGCCCTCACGGCCGGCGCGCACCCCGAACGCCAGCGTTGCCAGCGACACCAGCTGACCTGTGGTCGGGTCGATGGACGCCACCCCGTGGGTGCCGTCCGGTAGCACCCCGACCTGCGCCACCGGCCTGTCCAGGCTGTCCAGGGTGCGGAGACTGCCGCCCCGGATCACCACCCCGCCGGCTCCGATCGTGGCTGCTTCCAGCCGTCGCCCGGCGGTCAACTCCCGCATCTGCCGTTCCAACTCGCGGAGCCTGCGGATCACATCACCCTGGTTCAGTGCGGCATCACCGACAGCTGACATCAGACGTCGCCTCCCGGCTCCCACAGCACGGGCTCTATGAGTCCCTCTTGGATGTTCAGGTTCCAGCCGATGACCCGGCCTTGGCCGATCAGCCCGGCCGGATGCCGGTGTCCGTGCAACTCCCACGCCACGTCATCACCCAACCCCCAGTTGACGTTGATGTTGGGGTAGGCGTCCCACCGCGCCCTAATCTGCAGCGTGTTCGTGCCGTCCCGGCGCAGGGCCAGTTCGGCGGCGGCGTGCCCGTCGAGGACCGTCTGGTCGGTGATCGACGGCCCTGGGGACCAGCGGTGTTCGAAACGTGCCTGCCCGGCGGGCACGTTCTGCGCCGGCGTTGACTGCGGTCTTGACTCGCCCTCCCCAGACGATGTGGCGACGATCCAGTTCGCGCCGCGACCATCCGAGTAGTCCTCCGTGTACTCGTAGTCCGCGTCGGCGGATCCGACGCTGGAGAACACCGACGGTGCGGTTGTCTGAAAGATTGTTCCGGGGGTGGGGCTCGCCGACCCGATCCGCGACCGAACGCGGATGATTTTCGCGATGGCGGTTTGGGTTGGGTCCGCCCAGTCGACGTCAACGGTCCACTCCGGTCCGCCGTCCACCGCCATCAACTCCCGCAGCCGCGAATACACGGTGGTGTCGTCCTGGTCCCGGTACTCCCGGTCGGCCAGCACCCCCATCGGCGGGGCGTCCACGACCAGTCCGATGCCCTGCACGTTGGCGTCGCCGATCAGCCCGGCCGCGATCACCGACGCCATGTCACGGCCGGTCCAGGTGTGGTCGCCGACGTAGCGGCGGTCAAGGTAGCCTTCCAAGCTGAGGCAGGACAGGCGCAGTTCGGCGCTGGTGCCGCCGGCGCGGCGCAGCACAACCCCGGCCCACGACGGCACATCGTTGACAACGGTGACTATCATTGTCGTTTTGGGTGCGGTGGCCTCTTCGATCACCGTGATGGGCTGGGCGCCCGGGCCGCCGAGCGGAATTGGCAGGGTCAGCGCCGTTGACGTGTAGGCGCCCAAAACCCGGGAGATGCTGCCCCGAATCTCGGGAAGTTCGGTGATGATCCGACCGGATACCAGATCACACCCCAGCCATGTGAGCCGGGTGCGGACCTGTGCGACCGCAACCGGTTCGGGGGCCGGGTCTGGTGGGGGGTCGGTGTCGGCGATCGCGTTCGGCACCTGAACGGCGCCGGCGAGGATCGCGTCGAGGTGCCCGAGGTCGACGGTGAGGATCCCGAGTGGCAGGTTCGTCCAGTCGCCGACCGGATCGGGTAGTTCCGTGTCCGCCGACCGGATCGGGGTGACCAGCAGCGACAGGCGGTTGGAGTCGCGCAGCGCCCGGCTGTCGAACGTCGGCTCGTAGGCGTACAGGTCGACGTTGAGGATTGCTGCGTCGCGCTGCACGGATCCGGGGGTGACCTCGCGGATCCGTAAACTACCCGGGGTGTCGACGTTGTTGCGGTAGATGATGACGACCCGGCCGGTGGAGGTGCATGCTATGCCCGGGCGGGCAATCTCACCGTTGATCACCGACACGTCGAGGGGCATGCGGTATGCCCAGTCGTCGAACACCACCGTGTTGACCCACACGGTGCCCGACCAGCGGGAGTAAAGAACCCGGGATGCGCTGCCAGCAGCGTCGTAGATGTGCGTGGCGATGTGGGGACGACCCGACAGGTCGACGTCGAGTCCGCAGGTGTTGAGGATGCCGGAGCCAGTGGGTGCGGTGGCATACACCTCGGGGGCGGTGGTGTGGTCGACCGGCAGCGTCAGAGGGGTGCCGTCCTGCGCCTGCCACGTCGCCCCACCGTCGAGGCTGACCATGTGTGACAGGTCGTTGTTCGTGGTCGCCGATCCGGACGAACGCCACACGATCGCGAGGTGGATCGAGTCGTCCGGGCCGACCCCGACATGATGGATGTAGGCGTTTTCGCCTGTGGCGGGGCCGTCGACGACCTGCAGCGGATCGGCCCAAACGCCGGCCGGGTCGTCCCACTCCTGCACCCAGATGGTGCCCAGCCCGGACACCCCAACCCGGTAAAAGATCAGCAGTCGGGTGTCGGACAGCCGCACGAACTGCGGGTAGGTGATCTCGGTTTCGCCGCCGCCGGGCCGGTTCGCCCCGGTCCACGACGTCAACGTCGCAGCCCCGACGCTGCGGCAGTAGCGCATCGGGTGGACGTGCATGTTCCCGGCGACGTGCAGACGGCCGGAACCGTCCACAGACATTGACAGGTTGTTGTGCCCGTCGTAGTCGACAGGGCTGGCCAGTGGGTTGCCCGCCACCTGTGACAGGTCGTACGTTTCCCACCCAGATCCGCCGACGACGCGGCGGCCGACGATCGGCTTACGCGCACTGTCCCACCAGGTCGCGTACTGGTAGCCGCCCGACTCCACAACGTTGTCCTGGATGAACGGCGCCCCGTTGTACTGCCATGTGTTGTCCGCGGTGCCGGGCAGTTGGCTGAGGCTGATCGCCATCAGTCGCCGGACCCCTGGTAGACCGCCCACGCCTCCGGTGACTCCGACGCCAACGACGACAGGGTGCGGGCCGCGGACGCCGTGTTGTCCTGAAACACCCGGAACTCGATGTAGTCTCCCTGGGCGAACTTCCACAGCGTGGACACCGACACCTGCGGGCCGGCTGCCGTCGTCGGATTCGAACCCCGGCCAATCCCCGTCGTCCCGTTCAGCCGCACCGACACGAACGCCCGAATGTAGTCGGTGCCGGACTGGAACACGCCGTGGAAACCAACCAGGTACAGGCCGGCCGTGGTGAACGTGATCCGGCTCGTGTTCGAACTCGTCGAATGCATCGAGTCGGTGTCCCACCGCTCCGAGTTGAACACCACCACCGTTTCCGTCGCGTCGTTGACCGACTGTGTTGTGTTGTGGTAGATCCGGCAGGTCGGCGGGTCCACCGTGCGCTGGTAGCCGCCGACCGAGGCGACTGTTTCCCACGCCGACGCCCCGTTGTGCACCTCCAACGCGTCGCCGTCTCGCCGCCACCTGGTGGACCCGTCGTACAGTCCGCCGCTCGCGGCGGCGAGGGCGGCGTCGTCGGGAACCGGGAGGATCCCACCGGCGCACACGGCCAGCGGGGCGTCGACCGTCAACGTCGCTGATCCGCCGCCGTTCTGCGGCACGTTCAGGTAGCCGAGCCGTACCGCCCCCGCCGGGGTGGTGGGGGTGACCGGCGAACCGGACGGGGTACCGGCGATGTACTCCGTCCGGGTCTCACGCAGCCCCGACGAGTCCTCGTCGTCGTCGTACACGCGCAGCACCACAATGTCGACACGGGGGTTGGTGCCGTCCGGGGGATCCACCTCGTGGGTTTCCGACGGATGCGCCACCGTGTACGGCCCGGACTGTGATGTCAGCCCCGGATACACCACTCCTTGCAGGTCCTGCACCGTCACGGTCGTACCGGACAGTGCGAGCACCGGGGTGGCGGCGGGCACAACCCCGGCTCGGGCGCCGAACCGGTCCGTTTCCCCGGCTTTTGCCCATCCGGCGCCGTCTAGACGACGCAGTTCGGCCGCGGTGTAGGCGGGCACCCCGGCCACGGCGTTGATCCACTTAGGGTCGCTGGCTGCCATGTTGTCCTCTCACCACCACGCTGAGCGCCACGAGACGGTCAGCGTCGACGTGTTGTTGTATTCAGCCGCCGCGTAACGCACCTCGTGGGTGCCGGCGGGTAGGAGCGGCCAGTCGCCGGACGCCTGTCCACGCCGGGACGACACCCCGTTGAGGAGCACCGTCCGCGCTTTTGTGTCGATGTCCAGCCACTGTGTTGCGCCGAGCACAATGTCAACGGTCACCGTTTGCGGGGAGCCGCCAGATGAAACCAACGTGACTCGTGGTTGTGACACCGGCCCGTCGATTCGCAACTCCAGTCCGGTTTCTACCGTGCCCGCGTTCGTGATGTCGGCAAACCCCTGCGACCGGGTTGCCCCGATCGTGAACGGTGCTGTGACCGGAACCGTCAACCCGCCGGTGAACAGCGGCAGATTCAGCACCGCCTGCGACTCGGACCCGGCGTAGATCAGCGGGTCCAGGGCGACGAACCCGCAGCGGGTCACCGCATACCCGAACGCGATGTTCGTGGCGTCCGGCTCGACCAGCCGTGGCCGCCCGTACAGCAGATACTCGCCGCCGCCGATGTGGATGCGTAGTTCCACATCGGTCGACGACGGGGCGAACGCCGCCGCCAACTGCTGGTGTGCCGTCAACCATCCGGCTGGGGTGCCGTCGGCGACTTCGACGCGCACCGGAATGGGCACCACCACCTCGTCGGCCCATTCGGCCCCGGACCACGAACCGTGTGCCCATGCCCGTGGCCCGCCCTGATCGGCGCGGACCCTACGGTTCCACGGGTTGACCTCGGCGAGGAGCACATAGTTGGTGCCGGGTCCCATCACCAGGTCCCGGATCTGCATCTGCCCTTCGGTGATCGGAATGTCAGGACACCCCCTGCCAGGCCAGTTCGTCCTGCACCTGCCGCAGCGAAAACCGGTCGGAGAAGGCCCGCAGTTCGAGCCGTTCGATCGTCACCCCGCCGGATGGCTGTGACACCGCCGGCTGGGTGGCGATGTGCCGAACCTGGATCGTCGGCTGCTCGGCGGCGGTACCCAACCCCATCCAGTCGATGGCCCTGCGTCCAGAACTGGTGATCGTCTCGTCGAGACGGTTGATGCGTTCCAGCAGCGGCAAACCCAACGCGCGGACCGCTTCGCCGCGCACCACGAACTCGTCGGGGGCGAGCAGCCGCGGTTCGGAGTCCACCCCGCGGGGTCCGGACCCGCCGACAAGCCCACCCTCGGACAGGCCCCGGTAGGTGGATCCGCGGATTCCGGTCACCGACGTGTACGGCTTCCCGAACGTCAGAAAGTTTTGCCGCACCGTTATCGAATAGGTGCCCTGCATGTTTTCCAACTCGCGGCGCAGTGTCCGTGCCTGCGACTGGGCGATCGGAAAGTTCTGCGACGTGACCTTCACCGGCACATCGCCGGGAACCTTTCCGATTTCGAAGTTGAAATCCCGGACCTTCTGTTCCTCCGCCTTCGTGTTGGAGTCAATCTCCAGCGGCGGCATCGCCGTGTACGTTCCAATCAGGGAAAGGATCGCCTCGTCGGTCAGATCGGCGGTGTCAAGCTCCCGCCGCAACGCGTCAATGTGGCTGTCGTACACAGCGGTTGCCGCCTCAACCGACCGGGTTTCGTCGTACTTGGCCTGCGCCGCGGCCGCCGCCGCCTCGGCTGCTTTCTGCACCGCAACCCGGTTGTCGACCGCGGCCCGCGAGTTGCCCTCAATCTTTTTGCCGTTGCGGTCGAACGCCTCCCCGACCCGTTCGATGGCGTCAATCGCGGCAAGCGCGGCCTGATCCGACGACAGTTGCGCACCGTACAGTTCCTGCCACGCCTGCGTGTACCCGCCCGTGATGTCGATGGCGTCCTTCATCGTGCCGTTCAGCAACTGCTGCTCAGACGTCAGTCCACGGGCTCCCGCCCACGCATCCCGCAACGCCTGATTCGCCTCAGGCAGCAGCTTCGCGAACTCGTCAGCCGACAGGCCGGACCGCTGCAACTCCCGCGTGTACGCCGCCTGCGCGGCCGACACGTCATCAGTTGTTGCAGCGTAGTTCGCCAACTCCCGGTCCAGCGCGGCGATGTTCTCCCGTGCGCCACTGAACGACTGGCCGTGGAAGAACTCCGACCACGCTCGAACAGCACCGCCCCAGATCGGGATGGACTCGTTGAACCGGTTGGTGGACTGCCACCAACCGTCACCCGCCGCCGCATAGATTTTGCGGGTCTCCTCAGCGTCCTCACCGAACTTGCGGACCAGCTCCCCGCTGCGCTGCCCAGTTTCGCCGAGTTCTTCCACCGCACGCGACAGCAGCCGCACGTTGAGTTCTGCCTCGGAGAACTGCCGCAAGGCCAACGCCGTGATCTGCAAGGCGACCAGCACCGCACCGGCAGCCCTGGCCGCGACCACTACCCGGTCAAGGCCACGCGCCGCGGACACCCCGGCGGGACCAGCGTCCCGGAGTCTGTCACTGGCCCTACCGACTGCATCCGATAGCGAACCGGTCACGGAGGTAAGTCGGCCCCACAGGATCGCGAGGGCGACGCCCGCCAACACGGTCGACTGGATCGGATCCGGCAGGGCACCGAAGAGCTGCACGAGCCCCGCGACGATCTGTGCGCCCACCCCGACCGCGTCGAAGAACATGCGCACCGCGTCCTGCACCGCCGGGTCGGTCAGGGTTTCACCCAACACCGGCCCCAACACCCGGAGGACGTCGACGACCCCGGAGATCGCCTCACGGCCGGTCGCCACGATCTGCTCGACATCCGCCATCCGGTACGACTCATCGTTGAAGCGTTTCGCGGCGTCGGCCATGTCCCGCAGCAGCGTTGATCCCTCGCCGAGGCCGCCGAGCCGCGCCGCCAGCCGCACAATTTCCTTTGTCAGGTCGAGCAGGGCATCGGCCTGCTTCCCGGCATCGGCGAAGAACCGTCCCAGATCCCCCGACCGGGATGCGTCGTCAATGAAGCCGGTGAAGTCGTCAATCCACGACAGCATGCTGTCGCCGAACGCGTCAACGAACGGTGTCGACCCGCGGAACAGTTGCGCCAGCGCCTTCCCGGTGGCGGGGATACGGTCGTTGACGTTGTCGAAGAAACGATCCGACGCCGCGAACGCGGCGTCCAGCCCGGACAGGAACTCCCGGTTGCGGCCCAACGCGGCAACCTGCCGGAACGTTTCGTTCCACGTGTCCCCGAACCGGATCACCTGCCGCCGGGCGAACGGGATGAGCACCTGCGCGGTGTCCCGCAACTCCCGGTCCATCCCGGCCAGCACCCGTGCCTGGGCGAGCCGCCGCAGGTCGGTCAACTCGCCGTACAGTGCGCCGACCTCACGGACCACACTCCGGGCTTGCGGCGCCAACCCGGCAAGTGCCTCGTTGAGGGCTTTCTGCTGGTCGGCGGTCAACTTTCCGTTGTCGGACAGCAGCCGCTGCGACTCCCACACGGCCTCAACGGCGTCGTCGAGGCCGTTGAACGCGACAGCCAGGGTTCCGATCGACGCCGCCGACCCGGCCACCAACCCGGGTAGGGCGCCGATGGCGCCGCCCACAGCGGTGGCTGCCGCGCCCACCCCCTCAAGGGCGACCTCGGCGGCCGCAGCGGCGGCGGGAATCGCGAGCAACCCCACCGGCGCCTTCCACGGCAGCCCACGGCCGACCTCCCCAACCGCGGCCGACACCCCGCCCAGGAGACTGGTTCGGGATCGGCTGAGTCCGCGGCTGAACCCTTCCCCGAACCCTTCGCCGGCGTCCTGCCCGGAGCGAACGAATCGGACACGGGCATCGCGTAGTTTCCCGGCCGCATCCCGCAGCCCGGCGTCAACCTGCCCGCCGGTCTTACGGGCCGTGTCTCCAAGGTCGGCGACTTCCTTCTTCGCCTTCCGAGACTCGGCGCCGAGTTCCTTGACGTCCTTCGCCCCATCACGGACCGCACGAAACCGCGACATCTCAGCAACAAAATCGACAACCACCCGGCGACGCGACACCACCGGACACCACCCCCTGTCCGGGTCAACGGCGAGCCAACGGCTGTCCGCGGCGGCGCTTACGCACCTGCGGAATCAGCGCACGCCGCTCGTCCGGTTTCGCCGCGCCGATTCGGGCGGCGGTGCCGACGTGGCATTCGACCGGCAGGTCCGGCTGGTAGATCCACGTCGCATGCGGATTGTTCCGGTCGGCGTCCGGGGACTGGCAGTCGTCCGGGTTGCCGCCACACACCGGGCAGCGGCGCGACTCCCAGATCCGCAACGCCAGCATCCAACCGCGTTGCAGTTCATCCCACGCCGGCTCGGTGATCGTGGCCGATCGGATCAGACGGCCCTGGTCGTCGTGCTCGTGGACAGTTTCGGCTTGCGGGGTCCAGCCGTCGAACTCCCGCAAGGTGATACCGACGGTGCGCGCCGCCTCTACTCGGCCCCGCAGCTGCGGAGAATCCGAGAGGCGGCGTACGAGTTTGGGACGTCAACCTTGCGGATGTTCAGGTCGAGCACAGCCTGTTGCAGGTCGCTGTACTGGCGGGCCGACAGGATACCGTCTTCCGTCGCCTCACCGTCCTGTTCACGACGTGCCCGTTCGGCGACGTCGTCGCCGAACAGTCGCCGCCAGTCGTCGTCGTCCAGGTCGTCGGGGGCGACGACGCAGGCGCGGATCGCCGCGTCGAAAAACGTGTCGTCGTTGTAGCCCAGATGCCGGTCCGCGTCGGCCCCGTCGCGGGGCGGATGCTGCTCCAGCAGCCTGTTCCACACCCGTTTCGACACCGCCCGCAGTTCGAACACGAGCACATGGTCACGCATGCGTTCCCGCACCGCGGCGATCTGCTCGGCGAGCACCCGGGACTGTCCACCGCCGAGCCGTCTGTCTGTCGACTCGACGGCGACCGTTTGTTGCAGTTGCTGGTCCAGCGTCTCGAACTGGTCTTGCAGGTCGGTGTGGAGGCACACCTCAACCCGGCGGGTCGGCGCTTTCGCCGCGGCGATCTTCTGCTTCGCTGACAGTGGCATCAGCTGCCGCCCACCACCGCGTCGTCGATCGACTCTCCGGTGATGAACAGCTTCTGCGTCACCGTCAGAACCGAGTTGGCGGTCGGCTGGTTCTTCATCTGTTTGCCGCATTTGATCGGGTACACGTCGAGGAGATCGCCGTCTGCCCAGTCTGTTTCGTAGGGCGCCTGCCAGCGGGCGACGACGAACCCGACGGTCAGATACGTCAGGGCCAGATAGGCGTCGTTGTCAGCCGGGGACAGCAGGTTGTACACGTACGACAGGGTCATGGTTTTCTGCCAACGGCCCGGCTGTTCGTAGGTGGCGCGCGAACACAGCCGGTCGTCGGTGATGACCTGTTCCTCCAACGCCGGCTGAAACCCTTCGGCGGTGATGTAGCAGGAAATGTCGACGGTGGTGATGGCGTTGAGCTCCGTGAGCTGGGGAAACTGTGGGTCGGCGATCGTTGGTAGGTAGGCGACCCGTAGGTTGCCGTCGGCTGGCACACTGGCCGGCTGGGTCACTGGTCATTCTCCTTGCTGACGGGGCGGCTGCGGCGCGGGTTCCCCGGCTTGTGGGTGACTACGGGTAGGGGGATGGGTTGTGACACTGGTGGGATGAGGTCGGCGAGCACGGCGGTGTGTTTCGGACGCCTGGGGTGAACGTTCGGCCCCTCGTTCGGGGGGTATCCGTGCACCACCTGCACGGCGCTGGCCGCGACGAGGTGTGCGACCCGGCGGTGGTCGACGTCGTAGCGGTGCCCGGTGGCGGTGTCTTCCACCCAAATCCAGCGGTTGTAGGCCATGCGGCAGCGCACCGTCCTTCCCGGAAGGTGTCGAGGACTACGTGTGATCGGTCAGGTGTTGGCTTCGGCGAGCAGCGCCCGCATCTGCTTCGGGGTGCGGGCCTGCTGGTAGCGGCGTAGGAGCGACAGTGACTCCTGCGACCCCACATAGCTGGTTTGCCGGGGGGCGGGTTCGTGCCACAGATGCCACATGTCGGCGGTGCCGCGCCACGGCTTCCCGGCCAGCAACGTCAACGCGAGCGCGGTCGCTTCGTCTTCTTGACCCCAGCCGGCGAACCGTGAATCCATGGGCACGTCTTGTAGCGTGCCTGCGGGCAGCGCGAACATGCCGCCACCGGCGAACCCTGGGTAAGGCTTTCTGGCGAGTTCGCCGTGCAGGTCCCCGCCTGCCAGGACGCGGCGGGTCGCTTCTGCGGTGAGGCGACGGACATGGTGGTGAGGGATCGCCCATCCGGCGCCGTCGCACACACATTGCACGGCATTGGTGATGCCGTCTGTCCACACGTCGGCGTCCGCGACGACGAACACCTCACCTGATGCCCGGCTGGCGGCGTCCCGGACTGCGACACCTTTGCGCCATGGGCCGTCCGGGCAGTCGCCGACGACGATCTCCCACCTTGGGTGGGTGGTGCGCCAGCGGTCCCGCATCCACCGCCACGCCTCGTCCCGGTGCGCGCCGTCGGATCGGTACGGCACCAGCACCGACACTGATGTTGTCAATGTCGGTGCCACCGCAGGTAGGGTGCCGGGTCCTCGACCAGACCGGCGTCGAGTGGGGACAGGTACCAGAAGTGCTCACGGAACACTTCAGCGAGTGCCTCTTCGCCGTGGCGGTCGGCGATAGCGCCGTATGCCCGCCAGTGCGCGCCTTGGTCCGGGGGCAGGCTGGTGTGCGCGTAGGCACGAGCCCCGTTGATGCTTTTGCGGACGAACTGCTCTGCGCTGCGGTACGGGAAGTGCCGCAGCTCCAACACGTCGGCGATCGGGGCGACCGGCCCCGGTAGCGTGACGCCGTGGTTACCTTGGTGGATGACCGCCCCGTCGCGCCACCGGAACGCGACCTTCGGTAGCGGCGCAGGGTTGGGCTGCCGCCACCGCATCGTCACGAACGGATCCGACCCGCCTGGGTCGATTGACGTGCAGAAATGGTTGATGAGTGTGGCAGTAACGACGTCACCGGAGGTGAGCGCCAGCACTTCACGGATGCGTCCGAGACGGGAATACCATATTTCGTCAGCGTCGAACGGGACGATGAACTCGGCTCCGTTTCGGGCCGCTTGCTCAGCGAGCCGTGACATGCGGACGCTTTGGTGGTACCCGATTTCAGGGTCGAAGATCACCGTGAGGGGAAGATCGCGTTTCAGGTCGTTCAGGATGTCGCTGGTGCCGTCGGTTGAACCGTTGTCAACGACCAGTAGGTGGTCGACCTCGTCCGCTGTATGCCGCAGCGTGCCAGCGATAACATCGGCTTCGTCTTTGACCGTCGATATTCCCCAGACACTCATGTTGTGAACTCCTCTATGCGCGGCGGGCGTCGAAGAGAATTGGGTGCACAACCGGCCACGGCGGCGCGAGCGGCGTATCAAACAAAGCCGGAAACCGGTCGGGGTCCTGCGCGAACACAAACATGTTCGCCTTGTACCAGTTTTCGACCCGGGTGTCGTTCCACATCTGCCACCGCAGCGCACCGGACACGGCATAGCCGTGTCCGGCGAACAGGCCAACCCAGTAGCCGGGTGGCTGCTCGTTGACGTGCCCAACGCCCCCCTGCCCTGGGATCGCCGCCGAAAACAGCACCGTCGGGGCCAGCCCGCACAAGTCGGCGACGAACCCCTCTGCCCGCGTCGCGGGCAGATGCTCGGCCACCTCAAGACACACCGCCAAGTCGAACCGCCCTGCGAGATGCGGCGGCATCGGCCGAGTCAGGTCGTGTCCGATGAACCGGTCCCCGAGCGGTGACCCCTGAACGTACTGGCCGTCGACCCCGATCACGCCGCAGCCATGGCCGGTGAACTCGTGCGCCCACCAGCCCTCACCGCAGCCGACATCCACCACCAGTTTCGGGGCGATCGTGTCCATGACGAGTGGCACCACAACAGCGGCTGACGACTGCACCCCTGGACGGATCGTGTCGTAGAACACCCGGTCATACATGTCAGTACCCGCTTCCCACCCGCTGGTCGCCGATGTGCCGCACCCACTCGCCGGAAGTGCGGGCTCCCCAGTAGCCGAACCGGACTGCCTGGCTGTGGGCCTCGGGTGTGCCGTGCCGCAGCAGCCCGCCAGTGAAACTGCCCTCTGATCGGGGTCCACGCGGCCAGCCGATGCCGAGCAGTGACCTGCGGTAGAGGCACGGGTTGGTGGTGAAGAACCGGCGGTGTTCCAGCCACATGTGTCCGTGTTCGTCGCCGGCGTCGTGGTAGTCGCCGGGGGCTTGCTCGACGATGCCGCCGGCCGCTGTCTCGGCGGCGTTCCACGGCTGGCGACGTAGCGCCATCTGTGTCAGATACGGACGTCCGGACATCACGTCGACGAGGTTTCCCAGGTCGACGGTTCGGGTGATGGTGAAGTCCTGTTCGTGGTGCCACACCCACGGCGCGGCTGATGACCCCCGCAGGTGTGCCCAGGCGGCGCGGATCGCCCCGCCGAAACCGCGGCGCGGGCCACCGTTGATGTGTTCGAACTGGGGGTACCGTGCTGCGAGACGCGCCCGGTACCGCCGGTCGCCGGTGTCGTCGTACATCCACCATTCGTTGACTGGGCCGCGTAGCTGTGGGAGGGACGCCACGGTGCGGGCCAGGTAGTCGTCGCGTCCGTCGGTGATGACCAGGACGGCGATCATCGGACGGCTTTCGTCGCCATCTGATATGCCGGTTCGGCAACCGGCCAGCCTGACGTTTCCAGTCGGCGGAACAGGGCTGTCATGTCGGTCAGCTCCCTTATGTGTACGTCGTCGACGCGTTCGGGCCACCGGTGTCGGAACGCCTCCACCCGGGCTGTTACGTCGGCTGGGCTGATCCGTTGTCCGAGTTTCCGCGCGGACCGGGACACCTCGTGTGGGTCGCGGATCATCAGCACCGCCCGGGTCGGTGTAGGCAGGGCAAGATGTGGGTTGAGTATTTTCACCACGTCACCGGGCAGGGTTTGGTGGTCGGAGGTTTCGTAGAAGTGCTCCGCCAGGCTGGTTTGTTGGCGGCTGTACCACTCCGCTTGGAGGTCCCACCGGACTGTCAGTGTTGTCCACGCGGCGACCGCCTCCAGCATGGTGGTTGTCGCCGACCGGGGCGGACCGCACACCACCCACATCACGGCGCCAACGGGACGAGTCCGTTCGCTGACGCGATCGCCCTGTGGGCGGCGTTTTTCGCGGCCGGGGTTGGGGCCCGGTTGCGGGACCGTGGGCGTACGTGCGCCTGGTAGACGGCCTGTGGGATCGCTTCGAATGTGGCTCCGGCGAGGTGACAGCGTAGCCACAGGTCCCAGTCCTCGTAGACGGGGAAGTCTCGCCATCCGCCGACCTGTCGGACCAGTTCGGGGCGGACGGCGGCGCCTACGACCAGCCAGTTGCCCTGCGTCAGGCAGGTGTCGGCGCAGTCGTGGTGGTGTCCGGCCACTCTGGGCATGGTTGGCCGGGTGGGGTGTCCACCGGTGATGTACCGGACTGCCGGTGCCCGCACGTCGGCTGATCCGCCGGACAGCGCGGCCAGGTAGCCGGGGTCGAGTTCGTCGTCGGCGTCCAGGTGCACCACCCATTCGGTGTTCACCTGGGCCAGCCCCTGGTTGCGGGCGTTGTGGAGACTGTCCGCGTGGGTGTGCACCACGGGCACTCCCAGTGCTCGGGCGGATGGGATGGCGCGGCGTCCCGCCAGGGTTCGCCACCAGCCGTCGCCGTAGGTGGCGACCACAATGGTCATGTCCACAGTCGTCTCCTGGCTTCGAACATGGGCCGGCCCTGGCGCATTCGCGCCGGCTGCTGTCGGTACAACGCGTCGACGTGGCCCTTACCCCAGTTGGGGTGCAGGTGTTCCACGTGGGAGTTCGGGGCGAACGCCCACGCCCCGCGGCGTTTCGCGGTCGCCACGAGTTCGTCGTCGACGTATTCGTGTGGGTAGCCCTCGTGGAGGATCGCCCCCGGCTGGTCGATCACTCCGTGGGTGTCGGCGTAGTCGCGGGTGATGAGACTGTGGGTGGCGTGTTCGCCTCGCATGACTCTCGGCGATCCGAGGTCGTTGGTGCCGACCACCCCAACTCCGGGGGTCAACGCGGCTGTGGCGTGCTGCCACCAGTCGGGGTGGAATCGCAGGTCGTCGGCGGCGCAGAAGATCAGCGGCGCGGTGGTGCGACGATACCCGGTGTTGATCTTTCTGGCGTAGTCGCCGACCGGGCGCCGGTCCACGACGATCCACGGCCGTCCGGCGGCGCGAACGGCGGCGAGAACCCCGCTGTCGCCGGGGGTGAGGCAGAACAACACATGCGCGTCGGGGGCGGTCGCGTCGATGGTCGCCAGGAGGGGCGCCACCCGGTTGGGGCGTCCGAGCATCGGCACCAGGATCGTGATGTCGCCGTCCGTCCAGAACGTCACGAACCGCCTCCGGTGAGGGGGGCCGAGTAGAAGCTGAACTGGGCGAACGTGGTGTACACGTTGTAGTCGGGGGTGCCGGTCTGGTCGTCGCGGTCCGGCGACGGAGGTCCCGGAACGTCGGCGAGTTGGGTGATCAGCCCGCAGCGGCGTCCGACTATCACGGGCCGGCGGCGGTGCAGTGCCACAGCGGCCCGGTCGAGGGCGGTGATTGTCTCCCGGACGTTGCGTCCGGCGGCGGTGACCTGGGTGGTGGTGGTTGACTCCCCCCCATACCCGGCCAGGGCGATCGTCGGCCGGCCGGCGGGGGGCGGCCACACGATCAGGTACGGCCACACCAGTTCGGGGTCGGGAATGTCGGGACGGCCGAGGTAGACGCCGTAGCCGACGGCGGTGTCGAGCATGTCGTGGATGGCGGCGGCGTGCGCCCACCCGACGTCGCTGTCAGCCACGGCTTCCCCGGGCGTCAAGGACGGATGCCCCGACGGCGGCGGCCCCGGCGTAGAAGGCCGGTTCTACGATGTCGGCAGCCGGCCCCATGTACGGCTGGGGCGCCATGTGTCTGGTGCCGTGCTCGACGAACCAGCCATATTCCGCCTCTGGGCCGGTTTCGCCTCGGACGGTGGTCGCCGACTCGGCGAACTCGGAGGTGATCGAGCCCTTCAGGTGTCCGGTTCGCACCGGAGCACGGCCCTTGCCGATGGCCTCACATGCCAGCGTTGACGATCTGACCAGTTCAACTGTCCGGCCGTGGAGCCGATCCGGGGCTTGTCGCAGGTCACGTTCCAGACGGTCGATGTCATCCACCGCAACCCCCTCAGCGTGTGACAGGTGGCTGCAGGGTGCAGGCCAACACCCGTTCCCAGGTCAGCGACCCGCGCGCCACATCCCCCACTCGTAGTCGTTTGTTTTCCAGGTCGGGGTCGCCGGGGCAGCACACGATGGTCACCATGTCGCCAACCCACAGTTCGGGGGTGCACGTCGGCACCGTCACCATGTACGGGGAGACGGTCACATCCCGGTCGCCGGCCGTCACCGGGGCGCCGCCGGGTGCGCCGGACCCGCGGCCGACCCGGCACGGCCCGGACCCGCCACCGTCCGCCGGGTAGATGCGCTGCGGGGTGGGAAACACGGACCGGCCGGCAGCGTCGTCCCATGTGGCTGCGGTGGACGGACGGTCGATGTGACACGTCGCCGGCATCACATCGGCGGACACCGGCCGGTGGTGGGCTTCCCACCGGGCTGGCACGACACGGGTCGCCGGCAGAGGCATCGCTGTCACCACCAGGCGTCGCGGTAGGCGGCGTACGGGTCGTACTCGACGACGTCGATGCCGTAGTCGTCGGGGTCGCCGACTTCCTCGTCGGACTGCTTACGCAGTGCCGCAGCCCGGTCGCGAAGTTCTTTCGCCACAGCTGGGCCGTCGGTTGAGAGCCCGTCCGATGTGGTGATTTTCTTCGACACCAGCACTTCGGAAACGGCGATCGTCTCCAACGCCAACGCCGCGGCCCGTTTGACGTTGCCGGATTCGATCGTCAGGAACGCCCCGATCTGTGTGTCCTCGAACAGCGGGTCAACGTCGTTGAGGTCGGTGGCGAGCAGCCGCACCCGCCCAATGTCGGTGCTGGGGTCAACGGTGATCGGTGGCAGCCCCGCCGTGTCGCGGGCCACCCGGAAGGTGCCCTGCTCCTCGCCCTCGGCGGTGCCGGACGCGGTGAGAGCCCAGCCGTGCAGCCCTGCCGCGGCAGCCGTGTATCCGGCTGTGAACACGTTGCCCGACGACGTTACGGACATTGCGGTCGACCCGCCGGACGGCGGCCGCACCTCGCCGACGACGGTCGCCCCCGAGACTGGATCGCCGGCGTCGTCGACGATGGTCCACTCGACGACGAACCGTGACCCCGCCCAGTAGGTGCGCACAGGGCAGGTCACAGCACTCTCACCCCACCCGTCGTCGATCGGATGGCGACAGGGCCGCGGGCCGCCCGCACAGGTGGTTGCCGGTCGGCGCGGCTGTCCAACCCAACCCCGGACCAGACGTCACCCGCGGTGTGTTTGTCGGCGCCGGCCCTGCCCGCGAGCCCCAACCCGCTGCGGGTGCGGGACACAGCGCCGATCACAGCCGCCGTGTGTGCGGTGAGCGGCGTCGAACTGTGCGCCCCGACAGACACCTGTTTGGTGGATGCGATGTGCGAGTCGGCCAGCAGTGGACTCGTCCCGCCGCCGGCAGCTGCCCGCGACACGGACGCGTGGGACGCGGCGAGCAGTCCGCTGCGGGTCGGCGTCGACGCTGTTCTGGTGGCGGCGGCGGCGGATGACAGCCCAACCTCCGAGTGGGCCGCCGCCGCCACCGTTTTCGCCGCGGACCCAACGGTTGAGGACACTGCGACCAGGCTCGTCGCCGTCGTTCCGTCATCGCCGTCGTCCACCACCGGCGAGACGTGAAAGTTGGAGTCGTTGCCCGATTCGATGTTGGGGTAGTTGCCGGGGGCGACCTGCAGCCAGCCGTTGTTGGTGGTGGCCGTCAAGATGTTCTGGGTTTCTGGCCACGCGTAGGAGGTGGTCGCCACATACCGGTCGGGGGTGTATATTCCGGCCCGATACGTGGCGGTTGTCACCAACGCCGATTCGTCTCCGGGGGCGAAGTACACGCGTTGTGTGGTGCCCGCCACGGCGGTGAAGTTCGCGGAGGACAGCAGTGTTTCGGTCGCCACGTCCCACAGGACGATCGCGCATTGCCCGGACGGGGCGGTGTCCGGTACCCGCCACTGCACACCGACACAGGTGCAGTCCTGCGAGACGGTGAACTGCACGGCGAGGGTGTAGTCCTCACCCACGTCGATCTGGTCGGGAAGTGTCGGCGCACCCCATGTGAACACCAGTTCGGACACAACCCCCCCAATTTGCCCGTTTCGGGTTGAAAACTCAGAGGGTGTTGCTGGACACCACGACCTGCCCGTCGGTGAGCGTCAACGTGCCAGCCGACCCGAACGTCTCGGGCACACAGTTCGCCCAGTACACCTCGCCCTGCGCGGTGATGTCGACAGCGGCGCCCCCCGACGTCAGGCTGACCTGGTAGGTGTCCGTGGCGGCGCCGACCACGAAGTAGACGGTGCCTTCCGTCAGCCCGGCCGGCAGGGATTCGCCGAGCACGTTGTACACGACGACCCGGTCCGCGTTGGACAGTCCGTGTCCCGCCGACTGGATTGCGTTGGCGGTGACCCCGGCGGTGTCAACGGTGCCGAATCCGCGCAGGCTGTTGCCGATCAGCCCATGCCCGTAGAAGGTGCCCGCTGTGGCAGCCGACCACCAGCCGGCCGCGTAGACGGTGGTGCCAGCCGGAATGTTGATGGTGACCGCACCGTTGGATGTGGCCTGCCCGGACGCGGCCGCGTTCCAGGCGATCGTCGTGCGGGCGTAGGAGCCGCCGGAAACCTCCCCGGATCCGGTGTTGTCGGGCACGGCGGTGTGGGCGGACGCGTAGTCGATGAGTCCGGCGATGGTGTCGGCGGCGGCGTTCTGGGCTGCGGCGACGAACGGCATGTGGTCCTCCACAAGAAGTCGCAGCCGGACAACGGCGGCGGGTATGTCGGGTACGGATATGCGGGTGGCCACCCGCATGGCGAGCAGTCAGTGTTTGCCGGAGCCCGTCGGTAGGCTGGTCGGGGTCGTTGCCGGGCGCCGCGTCGAGCAGCAACGCCGCCACCGCGTCCCGTTGACGTGCCCGACCGACCCCGACGTCCAGGCGGTGCTGCCAGCCGTCACCTGCCGGTCAGGGTGCGATCACCCCGGCTGCGACGCAGGCCGCGACGATGTCGTCGCGGCGTCCCTCTGCCGGGTAGGCAACCCCGACCTGGTCGGCCCACTGCCGCCACACGTCCAGTCCGGACCCGCGCCCCGCACGCGGCGGCGAGTCCGGACGTCCCCCACCTGCCGTTGGCACTGCGGCAGGGTCCGATCCCGGATTCGGAGCCGGCTCCTCCGGTGGTGGTGTCGGCGGCGGAGCCGGCTCGTGAACCTCCACCTGACGGGCAGGTGGCGGGGATGCGGGCTGGGGCTCCCGCACCTCCCGCCACGACCGCTCCGACGCGGCGTCGTGGACCGCTGCGGGCAGACAGGACAGCACCTGCCGCAGCAGCACGGTCTGCTCGGCGAGCAGATGACACTGCTGCCAGGCATACCTTTCAGCCCGGTTGATCGGCGGCGGCAACTCCACCGGTCAGGAACCCTCAACGTCGGTGCCGGTCGACGCCCACGTCATCTTCGGATCGACGAAGGAGCCTCCGAAGATGTGCCGAATCTTCTTCTCGGCGGCTTCGGTTTCGAACGAGAACGGCTCCTCCGGTCCGCCGCCGATCCGCCGCATGTTCGGCACCTTCTCGTACAGGGCCGGCTGCTCGTATCCGCGCAGGCGCCCGAACTCCAGAGCGGGACGGGCAGTGGTGGTCGGGTTCGCGAACAGCCACCAGGACGTGTCCGCGTTGGCGGTGGACACCACCGACGGAATCCAAAAGTTCGTCGACACTGTCAGGTTCGCGCCGATGCCGTTGCCGCGGATGATGGTGACGTTGCCGGCGGTGTCAACGGCCCGGTACTCGATCGCGTTGATGATTTCCTGCGCCTGTAGTGCCAGTCCGGGGCCGACGACCAACTCTACAGCGGTCACCTGGATCGGGTTGCCCCGTTCGTCGACCCGCTTCATCAGCGTTGTGAGCGCGGATTGCAGGGCATCACGGTCGAGGGCCGCGGTGCCGACGTTGTTGTTGCCGGCCGTGTAGTGGCTGGCGTGCGGGCCGTTCGCGTCGGCGAACAGGGTGGTGACAAACCGCTCTTCTGAGTCGCGGGCCGAGTCGGCGAGGTCCTGCGGAAGCCGCATGAACGCGTTCAAATCGTCGTTGATCATCGCTTCGAAGGAGACGGCGAACCCGGCCTCGTACTTGCCGACCGCATAGCTGTACTGGGTTTCCGTCTGCGCGCGTCGTTCGAACTCGGCGAGCTCGTTGACCGGCTGCAAAATGCCGCGGATCCCCGAGGTCGCGAACCTCTTCACCGCGCGGAAGTCGTTCACCGTCGCCGCGCGGGCGTACCGCTGCCACGTCGGGGTAATCGCCTCGTAGGCGCCGTACAGCTGCCGGTCCAGGCTGTCGGCGAAGATCAGCGGAAAGTCGGCGGTGGACATGGCCTCGGAGAAGTGGTGCAGCGGACGGCGTGCGTACCGGATGTCGTCGACCAGCTGCTCGGCTGCGGCGACGCGCCGCAGCCAGGTCGGGTCGTTGCGTTGGGCGTGCGCGGCGCGGTTCGACAGGCGCGTCTGGCCGCCGAAAGCCTCGTGGATAGACAGGGTTTCGGCGTCGACGGTGGCGACCGACGCCGTGAACAGGTCGGACATCAGAAGATGGCTCCTCTTGTGGTGTCCGCCGGGCGTCAGACGTCAGGGTGCGGCCTTGTTCCGGCCGCCCCCGTTTCGCCTTTCGTCGCGGCGATGCGTGGGCCAGCCGGGCTGGCAGGATTCGTTGCGGAAAGTGGAGACGGACAGGGGCGTCCGCCGGTAGGTCAGTAGCCGATGTCGACGGTGATCGCTGCGGTCGCGGCGTTGTCGATCGCCTCGGACGCGTAGCCGAAGCGGACATTGCCCGACGCCGAGTTGTTGAGCTGCGCGTCGGCGGCGTCGTAGTAGAGAATGTCGCCGGGGGTGATCGCCCCGCCCTCCGCTTCGACGGTGAGGGTCGCAGAGCCGTTGAACTTGACGGTCGCGTAGCCGGTGGAGTCCTCGTCGGTGAGGGCCACCCCGGGACGCTGCCCGCACAACACCGGGTCGCTGGACGAAGCCCCGGCGGTGGGGGCGGTGATCAGCCGGTACAGTTGCCAGCCGTCTTCGTGGACGATGTTCGTTGCCATTCTGGTGGGGGTCCTTTCAGGTCAGATGGGGCGGCCGGCGGCGGCCAGCTTCGCGGCCTTCTCGGACATGCCGCGGGCTAGGTACGACTCGGCCATGGCCTTCCGGTCGGTTTCGGCCCGGCCCGGGTCCACCGTGGTGGCGGCGCCGACGCCAACCACGCGACCTGCCCCGGCGGTGTCCGCGTCCACGGCGAGGGCTTCGACAACCGCGTTGACGCGGGCCTGCAACGTGCTTGTGAACGTCGCCTCGTCGAAGCCGAGAGCGTCGGTGAGTGGCGGATCCACAACAGCCTCCCGGGCGAGGAGGGCACGCATACCAGCCGGAAGGCTGTCGGCGGTGTCGAGGATCCGTTGCGTCGCGGCGCGGGCCTGCTCGACAGCCTCGTAGCGGGCAGCCTGCTGGCGGGCTTCGTCCCGTTCACGTGCGGCGGTAGCTGCGGCTGCCTGCGCTTCGGTGATCTGCCGACGCAGGTCGGCAGTCGGGTCGGGCTGCTGCTCGACGGCAGCAGCCGGGGTGGTCGTTTCGGTGTCGGGCACGACGCCCTCCTCCTTCTCGGTGTGGTCGGGCAGGTTGCCCTCCGGGGTGTTGCTGGGCGAAGCCGGTTCGCCGGCGGGGGTGGCTGCGGCGACGGCTTCGCCCAGCGGTTCGGCGTTGGGCGGCAAAACGGGTTCGGGGTTCGGGGCGGACTCAGCTGCGGCAGAGGTGACCGGCTCCCACACGGTGCGGGCAACCACCTCGGTCGGGTCGCCGTCGGCCAGCCGCAGCCCGCCGTCGTCTGCCATGTACCGGTGCCGCCACGACCGCGATCCATCACGGTCGTGGACGGTGAACCACACCGTCTGCTCGGCAGGGTCGAAGTCGACGACCACCGGCATCTTGTCGTCGCCACCGAACCTGTCTCGCAGGGCACGATCCAGGCGGGCGCTCATCTGAGACACCGGGGTCTCCGACACCGGGGCGGACTCCGACACGGCGTCGCCGTCGGGGTCGTCCCACAGGTCCCGCCGGTACAGCTGCGGGGCGTCCGCTTCGACCCGCACCGTGTACGCACGCAGGGCGTCGCCGATCGCAGACGACAGCACGATCCGCTCTTCGCGGGTGAGCCGCCCGTTGCCGTACATGTCGTCACCCAGTTGGGTGAGGGCCAGGTGGAGCCGGGATTCAAGCCAGGCACCGATGTTGCGGGCTTCTCCGACAGGCCGGGTCGACTCCAGCACGGCAAGGACCCGGCCGCCGGCCGCAGGGCGGGTGACGAAGTCAACGGACCTGCCGGCGTTGATCTCCTCGACGACGAGCCCGTCGCGGCCTTCGGCCTCACCATGGTTGGCAGTCACCCACGCCCGAATGGACAGGCCGATCGCCCCCGATCGGGCCCAGTCGTCGACTGCTTCGCGCCACAGCGCGTACGTCTGCACCTCGGCGACGAGTGCTTGGCGGGTTTCGTCCCAGCGGGCGTCGCTGGTCTGCCAGGCGGCCAGGTTTTTGAGTGATCCGACCGGGAAACGCTGGTCGTCGTCGTCGGGGGCGTGGTCGACGAACAGGTGTGTGCCCTGCGGCCACGCCTGCGCGCCGTCGCGTTTGAGCACGGCGGCCGGGTAGTAGACGCCGTTGTCGGACCAGCCTGCGCGGATCAGCTGGACCAGCAGCCGGCCCGGTTTGCGGTCGGCGGTGGCCTCAGCGAACGCGGAGTGCACCACAGCGCGTCGGGCACTACCCGCAGCGGTTTCAGCCGCCTGCGCAGGCGGGTCGAGCACGGCGGTGGGGGACTGTTCGGCAACCCGCCGGCGGTGGCGGACCCCAGACGGCAGCGTCTTTCTCCGTGAGTGGGACATGTTGGTGCTCCCGTCATGAGTTGCCCGGCCGCGGCGGCTGCTCCTGAACAGTGATCAGGAGCGGGGCGGGCGAAGTTGGTCAGGCAGAAGGGCCGCTACTGTCGACGTGCTGCTGTGCGACGCAGTACCCGCACCGGGGTCGGCTGGTACGAGTCCCGCCAGCCTCGATGTCCGCGTCGGTACGCCAACTCGTCCCAGCGGATGAGTCCGGCGTCGAGCAGCGCCAGGCGGGCACGGCCGGCAACATGCAGTTGCTGGGCGCGGGGCAGCGAGGCGAACCGCTGCTCGGCGTCGACGATCACGTCGGCGGGTTCGGTGGCGTTGATGCCCAACTCCCGCCACGGACGCAGCCGTGGCACACGACTACACCTGCCTTGGGGGTGGTCCAGCGGACCCGGCTCCGTGAGGTCAAAGAGGCGTCCGTGCATCGACCAGCAGGCGATGCAGGTGCGTCCGCGTCGCAGTTCGGAATGCCACACCCAGCCGGCCAACACGCTGCTGTTGACGCGGTGGCAGTAGTGGGAGGCGGTGCGGTAGGCGTCCAGCACTTCGGTGCGGGCGATCACCGTCGCCCTGGTCAGTCCGCCGGTGAACACCCCCCCGATTTGGGCGACCATACGGCGGGCGGTGTCGTTCGGGTTCTCCCCGGCGCGGATTCCGGCGATGAGTGCGCGGCGGACGGATTCCATCGCCTCGGCGGACAGCGGCCCTGTGAGCGCGGTGGTCTGTTCGGCGGAGCGGCGGACGATCTCGTCGAGGGCTGTCGGAAGAATCCTGGACGCGAACTGTGCGGTGATGTGCGTGGCGAGATCGGCTGGGGCCTGGCTGGCTGCCAACGCTGGCTCCGCCGCTGCTGTTGCCGCCACGGCAGCCGTGGCTGCCTGGGTGGTAGTGACCTGTGATTGGGCTGCGAGGGTGGTCAACGCCGTTTCGGTGCGGGTGGTGACGTCGGCGATGGTTTGGATGCGGGCGAGCTGCCACGGCGGCGGCCACGTCCCGGTCCGGTCTACGTGGGTGAGTAGGTCGACGAGGGCGGCACGCCAATGCGGGTCGAGTTGCTGCCGCGCCCGCAGCCAGTAGCCGGACAGCGCCCGGACGGTGTCGTCGGCGTGGCCTCCGACAGTGTTCATCAACTGCCGGATGCGGCGGAGGGTGTCAGCGGTGACCGCCACCGCTACTCCTCGTGCAGGGGGCAGTCGGCGATGAGCGTCTTGATGCGGGCTGTCAACTCGGGGCCGCCGGTGGCGGGGTAGATGGGCGGCACCGCCGCTGACAGTGCCAGCATGTGAAGGTCGTGCGTCACCCATCCACCCCGTTCCCTGGTCAGGTCAGGTGCACACCTCGGAGTTGAACCGTGCATAGGCGGAGTGGATGTCCACGACCCCGTTGAGTACCTTGTCGACGGTGTCATCGGTGGGGGTCATACCAACCCCGACGGGGATCGCCGCCAGCGACACGGCGACATTGTACTCGGCGACCGCCACGGCCAGCGTCTTGGATGGCTGGTCGTCGTATCCGGTGACCGCTTCGAGTAGCCGGTCTCCGTCACGTTTCCACAGGCCGACGGTGACCTCGTTGATGGTGCGGACGTCGTCGGGGGTTTCCGGGAGACGATCCGCCGAGGACCAGGCGGTGTAGGCGCGGCGGATGTTGACGCACTCGACGGTGGTCTCAGCAGGCAGGGCCGGCGTTGTTGGGGTTTCGCTGCTGCCGGTGCAGGCTGCGGTGAGTAGTGCGGCGGACAACAGGACGGTGGTGGTGCGGGTCGGAGTCATCGCGGCAGGATGGCCGTCGACCCGCACCACCGTCGACTGTCAGTCGCCTATGCGACAGGTGGTGTGGCTGTCAGGACCGGTTCCGTCGGTCACCCGGCCAGAAACCGACAGCCCGGCGGTGGTAGACAGCGCACAAACCTTCCGGGTCCCGCACGTGCTTGCGTAGGTGGCGGACACATCTGGTGAAGTCCCCCTTGGTGCCCCACCTGATGCGGGCGCCGCCCTTTCCAGATGGCCCCCAGTAAGCCCGGAGTTTCGCATCCGAGCGGGCCTCACGCAGATCGAACAGCACGTTCGGCACCGTGATGCCGGACTCAGCCATCTCCGCTTCGATGGCAGCCTGCTCGGCCTCGTCGACATCTTCGTCGTCTGCCCCAGCATCGCCGTCGCCGTCCGGGGCCATGCGACCCGGCCCGGCGTCCGCCGGGTCACCCCCAGCCGGCACAGCACCACCTGGCGGCCCGGTCGGCCACAGGAACTCGCCGTCGTCGCCGACCATCTCCCGCAGAATCGAATCCGGATCCCGCACCCCCAACGCTTGTAGCAGCAGCCGCAGCAGCACCTCCGGCGGGATCAACCCCGTCGACGCGGCCTGAACCGCGGACTGCACCTGCTTCAGCTGGTCCGGGTCGTCCAGATCTGGCCAGGTGACGTCCACCGTCTGATCGGTGTCGCCGACCAGGGTGACGATCTCCCGGTCGGTGTCCCGATCCCAACGAACCGTGCCTTGCAGCGGGCCGTGGGGGGCTTTCACCGCCGAGTAGATGACGTGACGCACCAGCCGCAGGATCACGCCGGTCCACATGCCGCGGCGTCCCTGCATCTCCAACTCGGTCGGCTGGTCCAGGGTTTCAGCCGTGGCGCGGGCGCCGGTCTGCCCGGGGTCGGACAGCAGCATCGTCACCGGAATACCCAGTGCTGCCGCCACCATCATCGCCAATGGCCGACCCGATTCGGAGTCTATCGTCGCCCCCGACTTCGGGATGGCCTCCAACACGGTGTCCATCGGGGTGATCGCCGTGGCCCCAACATCCTGGGCGGCGCCGGTGTTCGGGTCGCGCGGCGGGGCCTGCCCCAGCCGCTGCTTCGCTTGCCCGCGTTGGGATCCTTTCGCGGTCAGGCGCCACGCGAACCGCGCCAAACTCTTCATGAGCGTCGCCCACTGCTCCAGGAACTCCTTGTACGCCCTGGCCCAGTTGATGGCCGCGTACGAGTCGGGGACACCGTGCTGCCAGCCTTCCGGACGGTTCACGTCCACATGCAGCATCGGCGAATCCCACGCGATGTCCACCCCGCCGATACGCCGCAACCTGGTGCGTGGCCGATAGCCGAGCGCCGGGTACAGCCGTTTCCGGAACACACTGGTCTGTGTGCCGTCCGCAGCGGTGGTGATCTCATACCACTCGCGGCGGTAGTACCAGGGTTCGGTACGGTCCTCCGGATTGCAGATGATATCTGCGATTTCGTCGGTGAGGATCACCCGGGTCTGCACCCATCCGGACAGGGGTCGGGTGAACGCGGCGATGAAAAACTCGCCGTCCGTGCCCAGGCAGCGTTCGAGCCGATCCAAGGCGGACGGCCCCGTCAGGGCGCGCTGGTTCGCGTCGTCCGCCCACCAGTCGGAGACCACTTTCCGGACGTCCTGCTCGCCGTCCTCCACCCGTGCCCCGTCTGCTCGGGCCACCACCTGAACGCCTTGTCCGTGCACGTACGCACTTCGCAGCGCAAGTCCGCGTTTGATCAGCGGCGAGGCGAGGGCCATGAGCCGGCACACGGCCCGCATCTGCTGCCGGCCGTCCGGGGTGAACTCCTGCGCGGTCAGGGTGGCGAACCGCTGCCACCCAGGGTCGTGCAGGACCCGTTCCAGGTCGGCGACGGATTCGCCGACGGCGTAACCGTCGCCGGTGGCGTCGATCAGCCGCTGCTCGGCGAGCTCCGTGTTGGAGCGGGCGACAGCGAGGGCGTTCAGCAGCGACGGCACATCAGCGGACTGCACAGCGGTGGGAACAGCTACACGGGCGCGGGTGGTGTTGCGGTGGCGGGAACGGCCCACAAAACCCGCCCCCTCCCATGTCACCAGGGGGAGATGGAACCCTCCGGTTCCATGTCCTCCGGGTCCTCCACCACCTGATCGGTAACCGGAGTCGCCACCGCAGTCAACATCAGCGCATCCGCCCGGTCCGGTGACGGCAACCCACGCTTCTTCATGTCTGCCTTGGCCTCGATTTGGATCTGCTGCCGCGCCGTGTACTTGTACTTCATCGCCCCCAACTGGGCGGCAAGGTCGTCGTCGTCCGGGTCAATGTCGATGTCGCCGGTTTCGAACCGCTCCCGCAACGCCCAAAACCATTCGGCGCGGGCGTTCAGGAAGTGCTCCGAATCGGCTGCCGCCGCCCCGGCCTGCATGTCCAGCACGTCGTGGCCGAGCTGCAGCAGTTGGTCGACGACCCCGCCACCAACGCCGACACCATCCACGCGGATCTCGTCCACACTGTGCTCGCCCTTGGCTGCGATCACCTTCGACGTGGTGGCGGTGGTCGCGAGCATCCCCCAGTTGCCGACGATCCGGGCGACCGGGCCGCGACGGAGACAGAAGATGGTGCGGTCCGCCCCGTACCGGGCCACGTCCACCCCGAGGATCGCCCACGGGCTCGGCGCGCACTCACGGTCCTGCGCGGCCGAAATCCACGCCGGATGGATCAGCACATCCTCACCGATGTTCGGGAACTCGCCCAACACTTTCGACACGAACCGCGGCGACTCGACACCCCAGCGGGGGATCTTGTCCGCCGCCCACTCGGGGTCGAGCATCAGCGGACGCAAACCGTCCGGCACGAACTCCGTCGTCGGGGACAGGCCGAGCCGGTCGAACAGGGCCGCCAACTCGGGATGCTCGGCGACCCGGTCCGCCGTCATGTTCGGCGTTTCGAGCCCGTTGATGCGGATCACGTTCCAACCGGACCCCGGCTTGCACACCTCGTTGAACTCAGTCGACGGATCGTCGGGGTTACCGATGGCGAGGATCCGGCAGTCCGCGTTGGTGGTGATCGCCTCGACGGCGGTCCACAGCTGGGCGGGGATGCCGCACGCCTCGTCGAGAATGACAAGGACGTAGCGGCGGTGGATGCCCTGAAAACCGTGCTCGTCGGTATCCGCTGGTTTACGGCCGAACCCGATGAGGGTGCCGTCGTCGAGTTTCCACTCGTCGGACTGCAACACCCGGCCGGGCAGCGGGTTGCCGCGGCTGGCGGCTTTCTTCGCGGCGCCCCGGATCTCTTCCCACAGGATCGCGTGGACCTGCTTGTAAGTGGGTGCGGTGGAAACAACGATCGCCTCGCCGGGTGGGTGGGTGTCAAACCACCAGGCCGCTATCCGAGAAGCAATCCACGACTTCCCGGCGTTGTGACACGATTTGACTGCTGTGCGCCGGTTGTCCCGGACCGATTCGGCGATCGCCCGCTGTTTCGACCACAGGTGCTCACCGAGGCGTTCCTGGCACCAGCCGACCGGATCGTTCAGGTGCGGGTGCACCGGGGCAGGCTCGAATATGCGGGCTGCCGCTTCCCAGGGGGAAAGCAACGCCATCACGCCCCACCCCCGGCCGTTCGGGGGAGTAGTGGTGGCACTTCCGGCCCGTGCCGACACTCAGCCTTTCGGGCAGCGGTCAGGCCGCGATCGCAGCAACCTCTCGCAGCCGCAACGGCACTGCCCGATCTGCAACTGTCTGCTGATCCGGCGACAAGTCCAGGTCACCGAGGATTGCCTTGATCGCCCCGGCAAGCAGCGAACCCTGCTGCTCGGCCAGCCGGACGCGGCGTTCCTCAACGCCGGCATCGAGGGCCAGTTTCACGACCTTCACCAGATGGGTGCGTTCCTCCCGCCACAACTGCACCCACACATGAACTGCGGCCTTGTGGGTAACATCGGTGCCGGGAAACTCGCCGGACTGCTTGTCGACCTCTTCGGCCTTGCCCCAGATGACCTCTTCGGCTTGCAGCGCCTGGACTTTCTGGTGCAGCCAGTCAACGGCTCCGGCGGTGCGGTACACCTCTTCGAGAAGGGCTTCTCGGAGGTCTACCTCGCGGGGCAGACCGAACGTGGCCACAGCCTTCTCCGCAAGCGCCCGCTGGCCTGCCTGACGATGCGAGGGTGTACCGCCTCCGTGCAGTTTGCAGCGTCCCGCGCCGACGTGATCTGTTCCCCAGCCGGCTGGGCGGGTGCAGGTTTTCCCTGTTCCTTCGCCGCGCCGCTTGCCGCCACATAGAGGCTTGTCACGTTCGGGGCTGTTTCCGGCTGTTGTCATGATCAGTCAGAAACGGCGTTCTCGGGAGTCTGAGTCTCGCCGAGGATGGCGTGGATGGCTTCTGCGGTAACGCCGTCGAGTTCGACTTCGGTTGGCATCAGGGTGATGGTGGCGATGGGGCGGCCTTGCCGCCAGGTGAGGGTGAGTCCTTCGGCTGCGACGGCTAGGGAGATGTCGATGCCGTTGAGGAGGAGTTGCCAGTCGCCGTGGTGTTGGCTGGGCCGGAGTGTGAGGGTGCAGGGGTTCATGGGGTGTCCGCAGTGGTGGTGGGCCGGGTTGCCTGCTCGTGGTTGACGGTGGCGACGCTGGGCCGAATCGGGCCGAAGAGACACTTCGGCTTGTGCCGAAGGTAGCACGGGACCACCTGTCAAGGTCAACCGCTGCCGGTTTTGTGGAGCCGGGTGCGGCGGGTGGTGGTGGCGATGTGTTCGACGTCGGAGGCTTTGAACATGGGCCAGCCGCGGTCGGAGATGCCCCGGGTTTGGAGGTATTCGCGGGTGCCGGCGGCCGACTTGTAGCCGCGTTTGCGCCATTGGCGGATGGTTTCGATGTCGACGCCTGCGAGTTCGGCGGCTTCGGCGGTGGTGAGGAGTTGGTCTTCGGGGACGGTGAGGGTGCCGCCGCAGACCCAGTCTTCGCCGTAGGCGCGGGCGGTGTCGTCGAGGGCGTCGCAGAGTTGGGGGTTGGCGGTGTGGAGGTGTTGCCGGTAGGCGATGGCGATGCGGCGGGCGCGTTGGAGGAGGGTGTCTCCGGGGTGGGGCCATTGCTGGCGGGCGGGTTTCATGCGGCGGGCTGGGGTGTGAGGATGTCGACGACCCACGTTTCGTAGTGGTTGTGGTCGATTTGCCAGCCGCAGTGGCGGGTGCAGTAGACGGGGGTGGGGTCGTCTGCGCGGCGGGGGGTGTCTTGTTGGATGGGGGCGTGGCATTGGGGGCAGGTGCCGGGGAGTCGTCGGGTGGGGCGGGTCCAGCCGAGCAAGCTGCGGGCGCGGCGGCGGAGGTGTTGGAGGTGGTGTACGGCTTGCCAGCCGGTGACGTCTTGGGGGGGGTCTTCGCAGCCGGTGGGGTAGACGGCGGTGGCTGGTGTTCGGGCGAGGGTTGAGGTGTGGTGGGCGAGGAGTGCGGTTGCGCGTTGGACTTCGCGGCCTGGTCGGGCGGGTGCAGGTTCGGGTTGTCCGATCCGGGTGCAGGTGATGTCCGCCCAGGTGGTGGTGGTGTGCCGGATTTCGGCCATGAGGGTGTCGGCGGCGGCGTTGAGCGGCATCGGCGGGGTGGGGTCGCCGTGTGGCTGTGGGTCAAGTGCCTGTGACATGGCTGGATTGTGGAGTTGCTCCAGGTCAACCCAGTCGTACAGCAGGTGTGCGATGTCCCGGGATGCCGCGGTGAGGCAGGCGTCGCAGAGGGGGTGGGCTGGGGTCGCCGGGTTGGGCTGGTCAAGGCTGGGGGTGTAGCCGGGGCAGCGTGTGCCGGTGCGGCACAGGGTGTCGGGGATGTGGTTGGCGCCGGGTTGGGGGCAGCCTCGGGTGGCGCAGGTTTTGCCGCGCCCGCCGGCGCATGGGGTGTAGGGGCCGTGGTGGCAGGGGCAGACGGCCGGACATGAGGTGTCGTGCATGTGGGTGATCTCCGTCCGCGCAGTGTGGGGGTAGGGTCGGGCGCGGTTGGTTGATCACCTGCTGGTGGCAGGTTGTGTGGTGGTGGTGGTGGTGTTGGTGTCGTCCGGTCGGGGAGGGTCGGACGGCACCAGCCGGGGGGCAGCGGGTGCGCCAGATGTTTGGGCCGGGTACCACTTACTCAAAGAGCAACAGTTGGCAACCCCTAGGGTGTCTTTGTCGACCAGCTACACGGCGGCGGGTTCCCTCATTCGGCACCGCTACCGTCAGCCCGAACATTCCGTACTCGGTGCGCCAGCGGCGGGTGTACCGCCAACCGGTGACGTCCAACTCCCGATGCGGCTTCGCCTTCACTGCCCGTCCGTCTGGGTGATGCGGTCGGCCCGCTCCCGCAGCAATGCCGAAAACGCCGATGGGGAAAGCGGGGCCGAGCCGCCCCGGTCGATGCAGTCGGCGACTACCCGCAGTGCAGCGGCGACTCCGGCGGCGAAGGTGGCGTCGCGGTGGAGGGTGCCGAGGTCGCGGCCGATCCGTCGGACGGCTGCGTCTTCGATGGCTTCTGCTGCGGCCGTGACTGCCGGGTCAACGGTCACGGGTTCCTCCGGGTCGGATGTAGACGAGTCGCCACCAGCGGCCCGGTAGCGTTTGACGTCCGCGTTGTAGTCGGCGGACTGCCGTTCGGTGGCGAACCCGGCCGGTGGAGGTGGTGGCGGTGGAGGTGAGCCGACCGGGCCTGGCACTTCGACAGTCGAGCTGAGCCGCTGGACTCCAGATCCGGGCAGCGGCGGGTGACGGTCAGACCTCATCGCTGCCTGTCGCCTGCCGCAGTGTCCGCTCGGCCCGCCGGAAGCAGTCGGCTTCGTCGGCCTGTGCGGCGTACCGCCACGGTTCTGGTCCGTCGCCTTCCAACGACCATCCGGACACCTGGCCGGCGTCATCCACGTAGAGGGCGAGGGCGTGTCCGCGTGGATGGAACATGACCCGGTTGATGAGCCACAGGAGGCCGGAGTCTCGGAGTTCGTTGATCGGACGCGGGTCAGCCATGCTGGGTTGCTCATTCGTGTTGGGCGCGTTCTGGCAGGGTGGAGAACAGGTCCTCCGGGTCGTGGTCTGGAACTGTCGGCGCGGGCGTGGCCCCGGAAACGTGAATCATTGTGCGCGTTTTGCGGTGGTGTCGGTACAGTCGGCCCTCCCGGATCAGCCGGTTGACGGCGGATCCGCATTCGTCGACGCGTAACCCGTTTACCTCGGCCCGAAGTACAGTCCACATCGTGGACTCGTTGATCCCGCCCCGCCCCCAGCGGCGTGTCAGTGCCACGATCCGCGCGTCCAGGCCGGCGACGTCAGTCGGGGTCAAGATCCGCCTCCCATGTTTGTTGGTAGTCCGGGTGCTGGGCGTATGCCGCAGCGAGCGCGAACAGCGTCCGCCCGGACATGCTGACGTCGCCGTGTTCGGCGCAGTCGTCCACGATCCGCCGTTTGGCAGCAACGTCGGCGAGGACGTGGGCCGTGTCGTGGTGTGCGATGTGAAAGGCCGCGGCAGAACTCGTCTCGGCCTGACCTCGGATCACCAGATGCGGAATCGTTGCTCCCCATGTGGTGGGGTACTCCTCAACGCTGCGCAACCCGACGGAGGATCTGTCCACCCCTTGGACGTACGCGTCAAGCACCGGATCGATCCTGATTGGGGTGCCCGTTGCTTCGCACTCCCACCGCCAGTGTTCCCCTGCCGGGGTGTAGCGGTCTCCGTCGCGAGATGCCTCGTGTGCCCACATCTCCTCTTCGCCGTACCGGGCGCGCAGAAATGCGATCAGCGTGGAGGTTTCGCTCATGGACGCCAGCCCTTCTTCCAGTGCCGGGCCGCGTATGTCAGCAGGATGCGCACCATTTCCGACCGGTTCGGACGTCCGTCGGCTGTCGTCACGCCCTCGTCGGCGGCGAGTTGGTCGATCCGATCGACCGCACTCCACGAGACGCGGGCGTTGAGGTGTCTCCGTCCGGTGTGCACACCACACCTCCGTCCAACATTTTAGCAGATCAGGATGTGTGACAGTCTTTGACCCAGCCGAACCCGGCGCCGGTCTGCTGTTCGACTCCGACGCACCACAACGCGCGCAGCAACGCCACGATCCGGACGTCCAGGTCGTCAGTCGGGGTCGAGGTCGGCCTCCCACGCCTCCGAGAACTCCCGGTCTGCGAACAGTTCCGCCATCCCGGACACCTGCCGCAGGCGACGCACCTCGTCCAGGTCCATGCCCAGCTCCTTGGCGATCCACTGTTCGTCCTTGCCGTTGCGGTGCAACTCCAACACGATGTCCGACATGGCGTCGACCTTGTGTTCGCCGCGGGCACGGTTGTGGCGGATGGTCGCGGCGACGCGGTCTTCCCGGCCGGTGCGTTCCGGGTTGATGACGGCGATCGGTAGGCGTCCTCGGACGCGTTTGCGGACGGCGCCGACTTCCCGGCCGACACGGTTGCGGTGGAATCCGTCGACCACTTCGTAGCCGATGTCGGTGGGCCAGGCAACGATGGGCTGGGTGTACCCGTCCTGCATGATGGACAGCTTGAGGAGGTCCATCTCCGGTGGCGCCACCACGTTCGGGTTGTAGTTGTTAGCCTGAATTTGGTCTGCTTCGACCCACAGCACGCAATCGACCGGCTCGTCCTTCATCGGCGAGTGGTCGCGCAGAGCCAGGCGGATCTCGTTCACCGCGTCGACCCGGGCCGCGTCCGGAAGGTCGGCGAGCCTCGCGAACAGCGTCCGAGCCTGTTCGACCAGCGCCTGCCCCATCAGGTCAAGCGGCACGCCGCACCTCCATGAACGAACCCTTCGGCTGGTGAACCTCGACCCCGTTGGCGAGCAGCACCGGCAGAACGACCTCCCCGCACACCGACGTAAAGGACCGGCCCTCGAAGTCGGCGAGGCGGGCCAGCAGCAGCATCCGCATACACACCCCGGCGACGATAGTCGGGCAGCGTGTATGCGGACTGGAACGTCACCCGGGCGCTGCCGTCACGGGCCGCGGCGAACCCGGCCACCTTCCGGCCTTCCACGGCGACGTACCAGCGTTTGTTGTCGTCGTCCCAGATGTGACCGCCGACCTCCTTCGCGATCTCCCGGCGGGCCAGGAACGGCCCCATGGTGGGGTAGAACGACCGGTCCAGGTTTGTCAGTTTGCGGAGAATCAGATCACCTGCCATTCCTCTCGCCTCCTTCTCATGCGCTCGCGGTAGCGGACGTACGCCTCCCCGGTCTTCGTCGGGGCGAACGACAGCGTCTTGCAGTGATAGTCGTACTTGAGCAGGGTCTTGCAGATTCGCGTCCACGACGGCTTGCCCTTCGTCGATGCCGGCCCTTCGTCGGGGATGCCGTTCGCGTACAGGCCCGGGGTCTTGACTGCGTACCAGCGTAGGAACACGGCGATCTTGTCGCGGAAGTGGTCTGCCGTAGCCGGGGGCATCGACTCCAGGAGCCGGAACGCGAACTCCCGCCACGTGATCCCGTCCGGTTTCGTGACCTTGATCCGGCCCAGCACGTTGCCGGACTCACGGGCGTAGATCGCCCCGAAGTTCGCCCCGCTCACCCGGGCGACGACCCGCGCCCACGTCTCCGGCTCGATGACCTGGTATAGCCACAGGCCACGCCGCTGGTCGTCGCCGTACGGCTGGCAGATCCGCGCCTGGTGGATCGACAGGCCAGCCTGATGCATGCGGTCGTACAGCAGGTTGTACGGCACCCGCTCGCGGGCGCAGTACGTCCAGATGTCCTCGGTTGCCCAGTCGTAAATGGGATACGCGTTGTAGAGGGCTTCCCCGACCCATGTGGTCCACTGCATTCCGTCGTGGGTCTGCTTGCGGGGGGACGCGATCGTCCGCCACCGGTTTAGTGATTCGGCGGTGCGGATGCCCACGAAGCAGGCGGTCAGCTTGCCCTGCCCGTACCAGTGCCCGAACGCGGGGGTGAATTCCTCGAACTCCATCCGCCGCTTGAAGAACGGAAAGTAGCCCTCGTCGGTGATGGCGTCCTTCGGCGGCTGCCGCACCCAGTCCTGCTCGCGGCCGGGTTCCCAGCACATCCACTGCGGCTCAAACTGGGACACCGCGTTGCGGAGGTTCAGCGGCAGCGACACCCAGTAGGGGTCGATGACGTCGGCGTGCCGGTCCAGCATGAGCCGGATGTAGTCGATCGTCAGCGTGTACTGGGCTTCGAGGTCAATAAACATGACCCCGATGCGTCGACCGCGGCTGCGGGCCTCGTCGCAGACCAGCTCCATCATGACCCCGCTGTCCTTGCCTCCGGAGAAGGAGACGTAGATGCGGGGGAAGTCGTCGAAGACACGGGCGATGCGCTGTCGGGCGGCGGTCAGGACGTCGACGCCGAGGGGTTTCTTGAGTCGGCTAGCCACTGGTCCACCTCCTCTGCGGTCAGGTCGTGCACGTCTCCGTCATCGGTGACGGTCAGCCACCTCGTGGTCCAGCCGGAACGCCGGCCGGTTAGGTGGCGGGACTGGTAGACGCGCCCGGATTCCAACGTCCACCACAGCCACACCCCGTCTCCTTGTGCGCCTCGGGCTGCGGGGGTGTCTCGTTTCGCGGGCAGGAACCGCCGCTGGTAGCCGTAGGCCGGGTCCCGTCCGGTGATCTCCGCAACCCACGGTTTCGGTGCCCGGGTGGCTCGGTCGGGTGTCCACCCCCAGGCGCGGGCCGAGTAGGCGGCCTTCACCGGTCAGCCTTAAGGTCTGTGCGTGCGCCTCGCCCGGGGCGGCGGCTGGCGCGTTCGCGGATGGGGGCCGGGTCGTAGAGGTTCTGCCCCGACCGGCCGGGCTGGCGGCCGGTCGGGGCGATGCCCCACGCGGAGAGTTGGGCGCGCGCTGAGGCGCGGGTGCCGAGGTTGAGAAACCGGGCCACGTCGTCGGTGGTCCATCGCGCCTCGGAGGGTTCAAGGTAAGCGCGGATGTCCGCGATCGCCTTCGCCCGGTCGTCGAGGGTGCAGTCGTTCAGGTCGGCGAGTGCCGCCGTGACGAGGTCGACGATGGGTTGGGGGTCGTGGCCGTGCGTGCTGTCCTCCACGCACGTAGCATTACTGCACTGCGTAGGAAAATCAAGCGGGCTGGCACGGCATCCGACGCGATTCGTGGTGATACGGGGCGCGCACCGTCCCCGGCACCCCGCCCACCTGAGGAAACCACCGATCCTGCCACCGAACGGCAGCCTCCGGGTCCTCCACCACATCCAACGACAGAACCTGTCCCCACCCGTGCCGGGCCAGCCGACCCACATGCGTCAACCGGGACAGCAACTCCCGCAACCGGCCCGGATCCGCCAACGCCCACCACGACATCCCATCCACCCACACCGCCTGATGCTGCATGTTCGCCGCCCGCCGCGGACCCAACGCCGGGTGATACCGCTCCGCCGCCGTCCACCGCACCATCTCGTCCACCGGTGGCCGTCTACGCACCTGCGCCACCGCATGCCGCACCACCCGGTACGAGGCGGCCGAACACGCCCACCCCCACACGGACACCCCATCGGCGCCCAGCAGCCGAGGATCCGGGTCGTCCCGGGTACACGCGGCAGTCCACGTCGCGAACGGTTGGACGAAGTCATGCGCCCACGATCCCATCGGAGGAAGCCGCAGCGTCTCCCGATCAGCCGCGTCCAAAGCATCGAGGTACGCCGCCCACGACAGCGGCCCATCCAGGTGCATCGGATCCCGAGGCAGGCCAACAACCGGTTGGGCGAGACGCGCATCGACCCGCACCGGCGTCCACCGCCCATCCCCCGTGGTGTCGCCCACCGTGCCGGGACTTACCAGTCGGCTCACCGGCCGGCCGCCGCGGCGAGCATCGCCATCACCTCGCCCGCGTTGGCGGCCAACATCTCCGCGAGAGTCCCGTCACCGGCTGGCACCGCCGACCAGTCGGCGTCGACCCGGCACAGGCCGTACCCCTGTGCCCGCTTCGCCCCCAGGTGCAGGGTGCCGGCGGCCGTCAGCCATCCCCACGCCGCCCGCAGCGCCTGAACGTGCGGAACGGTCGCGCAGGCCAACCGGAGGGTGCCGTACAAGGTGGCGCCGGCTTTCACCACCTGCCAGTCGTAGATCATCTGCGTGGTGCGGTCCTTCTCCGGTGTCCCCATCCACAGGTCGGCGTCAACCCACCTATCCACCGGCGCGCCCATCACGTCGTGACGGGTGCCGAACTCCTCATCCCGCAACGCCGCGGCGGGCAGCACGGCGTGGGGATGAGTGCGCACCCCGGCCGGCAGCCGCCACGCGTTTTCCGCGCACACCAACCCGAGATGATCCACGTAGAGGGTGCCGGCCCAGATCTGTCCCCGACCCGAGTAGCCGAGCAGTCCCGCCGGCGGCCACGTCGCGTCGAGGCGCCGGTGTGCCGCCAGGTCGATCTGCGCGGACTCGGCGGACGTCAACGCACCACCCGAGTACAAAAGGTCAACCGTCTGCTTGTTCAACGTCCCTGGGGTGGCGGCTACCGCGTCGAGGGTGAGTTCGGCGCACGCGTTACGGATGGCGTGCCGGAGGCTGTTCCCGGACACGAACGGCACCACTGCCGACGACCCGTCTGGTAGGACAACCTCCTGGGTGCGGAGGAGTTGGGAGTTGCCGGACGTTCCGGCACCGTGGTGCAGCGGCGACAGCAGGGTCAGGGTGAGTGGGATGGTGGCGGTGATCCGGGTCATCGGGCGTCCTCGGCAGGAGTTGGCTTGGCGCGGCGGGCGGTGCGCTGGTGGCGGACCAGTGCGGTGATGGTGAGGGCGTCGCGGGTGGCGAGGGTCCGCCAGCGAGCGAACACCTGCGGGTCGTCCAGGATGGTTGACAGGTCGGCGATGGTGGCCGACGACGACGCACTGAACGCGTCGACCTCCATCTTCTTCCCGGCCCGAGCGACGCACTGCCGCCATGACGTTGATGAGGCGGCGGCGGTTTCCAGGGCGGTCTTGGCTCGCTCCCACCAGCGGGCGACACCAATCCGGTTCACGTCGGCGGAGTCCAGCAGGGCGTAGAGGAAGCGTTCGGCGGCGCGGTGCAGGTCGAGGTCAGTCGGTGGGGTAGGTGCCGACGTAGTGGTCAACGGTCTCCTTTGTGATCATCAGGTTGGCCAGATGCAGTAGCGGTGTTCCGAAGTGCGGCGCCAACTCGGCGGCGTGGGTCAGCCACACCGACAGCCGGTCGGGGGTGAGGGTGCCGACGGGCGGCTGCCCGGATTCGATGTGTTCGGCGCGGAACCCGGCCGCCCGCAGCGCCGCGGTGCGGGCCAACGCGGGCCGCCACTCGCTCGGGTCGGATGTGATGTCGCAGCCGTCGAGCTGCACCGACCAGCGTCGGTTGCCGTGGTTGACCGCGGTGAACGGGGCGGTGTGCTTCTGTCCGGTCTCGGCGACCGCCACCAGCCACGCGGATCCGTCCCCGGGCGGGTCGGCGAGGGTGGCTGCGACCCAGCGCAGGTCCCGCCGGTTCGTCAGGTGCAGATGTTTCCCGGTGACGTAGGCGCCCGGCCGTGACGGCAGGGCGGGGACGTCAGTTCGGGCAACCACCGACCACATGCGGACCGTGTTCGGCGGCCGTCCGCCGAGGGTCCACGAACACGCCTGGCACATGCGAGTGCCGTCGATACGTAACAGTTTGCGGTAGTCGGTGAAGTTCGGGCCGATGGTGGCGTGCAGCGGACCCTCGGCGCCGCACAGAGCGCACGGCCCGACGCCCTTCGCCGAGTCGGTCGGCGGCGGGCCGCCGGCGAGTTCCCAGATCAGGTGGCAGGCGTGGATCACGCGGCTTCCCAGATGGTCAGCCCGCAGCCCCACGTCTTGTCGATGCCGACCCCGGAGTGGAGCCGGTCCCGCATCGCCGCCGGGTCAACAACCTGCCACAGCGCCCGAACGACGACCCGACGGACGGTGATGGTGCGGCCGGTGCGATGCCGTCCCTTGACCGTTTCTGCGCGGCTAGCGGTGAAGTCGAGCAGGTTCGCGCCATCGATGCGCCGTTCCAGCCACGCCGCCTGCTCAACCGGGGTGGTGTACAGGGTCGGCGGGGCGTTCAACCGCTTCCGGTCCGGTTGGGCCGCGGTGGGTCCGCCGGTGGTGCCGTGCCTGGCCGGGTAACGACCGCGACCATCCGCCACACACCGGCCCGGTCCGGGACGTGCCATGGGCGGGACGCGATGACGCTGGCGTAGCCGCGGGGAAGCCGCGCTGCGGTGATCGGTTCGGGGGCGCGGATAACGAGCGCGTACCGCTGCGGCTGCGCCCACAAGACCCGGGCATCGTGGTCAGGCATGCCGACGGTGGCGTCGATGATCCACCCATGCATGCGGCACAGGTCAGCGGTTTCGGCGCGAACCTCCGGATGGTCGCCGTTCAGGGTCAACGAGGTGAGTACCGGCTCCGCAGTCACCGGCACCACCAGCCCGGGATAGGCCGAGACAGGGCGCGGCGGCGGTGGATGCGGCGGACCTTCGCGACTACGGCGGCGTGCCGAACCCAGCGTTCCAGATCGCTCACCGCACCCACCGATCCGGGTCACCGTTCGGCAGTCCACGGCGGATCCCGCCACGCTGGTCTGCCTGGTCGTCGTACCGGCGTGGGATGGCGTGGATGTGCAGGTGATGAACGGCGCGCCCGGCGGCGGTGCCGTCGTTGATGCCGATGTTCCAGCCGTCCGCGTCCGGAACGCTGCGGCGGACCGCATGGAGCAGGTCCCACATGTCGGCCCGCTCGGCGGCGGTGGCGTCGAAAATGCTCAGGACGTGAAGGCGGCAGGCGGTGTCGGTCACCGCGCAGCCCTTCCGCTACGAAGCCGTTCGGTCGCGTCGTCTGGCATCGGCGAGCGCCACACCTCGTCGTCGCGTTTCACCATCCCGAACAGGGTCGGGTCGACGCACCGACCGTTGTCGCGGTGGCGGTCGAAGTTCGTCACCCCACCGAAGGTCATGTGGCAGACCGAGTAGTGCGCCTGCGATGGGGTTAGTGTCCGGCAGTCGGGTCCGCAGCGTGACCCGAGCCGTCGTTCCGCGTTACACCGCAGACTACTGACGCCCGTTTGGCATTCAATGGTGGCAACGGTCGGAGTGGTGGGGTTCGTCGCTGCAGATTCGCTCTGAGGATTCATCGGGATCTCCTTCGTCGTCGAGTAGGTCGAACAGGTTCAGTCCGTTGTCGGGTGGCGGTAGTCCGGGTGCCCGGATTCGGGGCCGCGGCGTTGGGGTCAGCCCGGCGCGGCGTGCGCATGTGATCCCCCTGCCCTGGATTACCGGCCCGGTTCGGATCCACCGGCGGCAGCACGCGCAGCGCACGGGTAGGATCGGGCCGGGGATCAGGGCGTTCGTCGCCGGTCCCGCGTGCGCTGCCGCGGTGTGGCCCGGGCTGTGCGATGGGGTGTGGCGGTGCGTGGTCTGGTCGGCGAGCATCGCCTTCACGGTCCGGTCATGATCGCGCATGGCGCGGTCGTCGGGACGGTCACGCCGCACCGCCGAATATGGGCAGCGCGCCCTGGATCGGCTTCCGCAGCCGGGCTGCGATCAGCGGCAGGTAGTCAGGGTTGCTTTCCATGCCGACAAACCGGAAGCCCTCGACCATGCACGCCTCTGCGGTCGTCCCCGACCCGAGGAACGGATCCACGACCAGGCCGCCGGGCTGAGTGACGAGCCGGACTAACCATCGCATCAACCCGAGCGGCTTCACGCTCACGTGCTGCTCACCGTTGGCGCCGCGGGGCCGCTCTCCGCTGGCGGCTTTGGCCTCAAATCGGAAGACGGGGAAGAACCGCGACGCGCCGCCGTGGTCGTTGTACTCGGCGCCGGTTACGGTAGTGCGCCACCCGTTGCCGGGTTTGCCGGTGCGCGGCTCTCCCGCGCTGCTGGTTGACGCGCCGCTCTGCGCGTCCATTTCGGCAACTGGGCATCCCGTGACGCATCCGTTGGCGCACCCGTCGCCCGTATCACCGGACTTCGGGGCGTGGGACAGGACCACGTTCGTCGGCCACCGCCCGGGAATACGGCAGCCGTCCACGTTCAGCGCCCCGGTGCCGTGCAAGAGCACGTTCTGCGCGACGGTTCCCGCGGGTATCTTCCTGGCGGACACGATGACCTCGTGCGCCGGCTTGAGGGCGGTCCCCCATCCTGACCACTTCAAAGCCGCCGCGGTCGCTGGCCGGGTGATCGGGTACGCCTCCGGTGTCAAGTTGGTCAGGTTCGGCCGGTAGCCGGACGCAACTCGCCTGACACGTTCCAGGCTTGACGCGCCAGCGCGTCCGGTGCCGATCACCTCGCGTTCGGCGCCTGCCTGTCTGTCGATGGCCGCCGACACGTCATGGCTTTTCGGCATTCCCTGCGCGTAGATCCATTTGATGCTGTCGCGGATTTCGAACCCGGACAGCCGGATCGACATGGTCATCAGGTCCGCTGTCCGGGACGCGGCGAACGCCAGCAGATGACCGCCCGGCTTCAACACCCGCCAGCACTCATCCCACACCGCTGGCGGCGGCACGAACCGATCCCACCGTCGGCCCATGAACCCCTTTCCGTCCGGGACGTGCTCGCGGTCTCCGGACAGCCACGCCCGCAACGCGGCCTCGATCACGCGCGGGTGGTGGTCGGAAAGCCCGTACGGCGGATCCGTCACAATGGCGTCGACCGACTCGGCGGGCATCCGACGTAGCGCGTCGAGGCAGTCCTCGCCGTAGACAACGGCCGCCCCGTCTGCATAGTACATGACGGGGCCTGCCGTCCCGGGGTCCGAACGGCGGGCGTGGAGGTTGTGGGGGTGCATGGCGGCTCCCGGGGGTTGGGGCCGGCCGCCCCGGGTGGGCGGCCGGCGCGATGGCGGTCAGGTGGTTAGCCGGCCCACAGCCAGGTGAGGCCGGCGGCGAGGGTGAGGGTGAGGGTGGCGGTGGCGAGGAGTTCGCCGCAGCCACGGGTGTGCGGTGTGGGACCACGCTCCGAGCTGCTCATGGTGTGTCCGCTGCCAGCAGACGCAGAGCGGTAGGCCATGTTGGCAGCGTCGGCAACGCGAGCATGACCTGCTGACCGACCACACCGTTTCCCGCGATCCGGATCACGTCACCACGCGGCACCACATCGGTGATCCAACCCGAACGCAGGCCCATCATCCACTCGCAGAACGAGGCCGTCAGCCGCGGCCTGCCCAGCCGGCCGGGCTCCGTCGGGTCCGGTGCGGCGAACCCGAAAACGAGCTCCTGCTGTCGGACGGCGGCGGCGTACCGGCCGAAACGGGACGGCAGCATCAGGTCACCGGATGAACCCCGCTGATTCGGGCCGCCCTTGTTCGCGTCCGATGACCGCGGTGTCGGCAACAGCGCAGCCACCTCGGACAGCGGACGCCCGGGGCGCTCACCCCACCCCGACCCGCGACTCGCGTCTCGCGCTGTCGGAGTCGGCAGCGGCTGCCACGACGGTGGTGCCTCGTCCCACGACCGCAACTCGCGCGGCAGGTCACCCCGGTCAGCGCCGCACGTCTCCACCGGCAACGGCCACACCAGCCCGGCACGGGACACCCCCGACGCAGGCCACCTCACCGCCTCGACATCACCGAACAGCACATCCTGGACCGGCGCCCAGGCGCCGCCGTGGCGCGACGCGACCGGCTCCGCCGGCGGCACCGCCACCGCATCCGACCGGACCGCCAGCACGAACAGGCGGTGCCGGTGATGGCAGGCACCGACCCGGCACGCCCCGACCGTCGTCCACGCCGTCGAATAGCCCAACATGTCCAGATCTGCGAGGATGCGCGCGAACACCGCTCCCCGTCCGACCGTCAGCAGTCCGGGCACGTTTTCCAACACGGCGACCGCCGGCATCAGTGCCTCAACCGCGGGCAGGACCCCGGTTGGCCAGAGGTGCCGCTCGTCGCCGGCTCCCCCTTGTTTGCCGGCGTTGGAGAATGGCTGGCAGGGGAAACCGGCGCCGAGCACGTCGACCGGCTGGATGGTCGGCCAGTCCACGGCGGCAACGTCGCCCAGGTTCGGCACGTCGGGCCAGTGCCGAACCAGCACCCGCGACGCCGCATCGTCCAACTCGGCCTGCCATGCGGTGTTCGCGCCGAACAGGCACTCCAGGGCGCTGTCCAGCATCCCGGCGCCGCTGCACAGTGACCCGATTCGGATGGTCATGACGCCCAGCCGTCCTGGGCGTTGCTGGGGTCCGGTCCGACGGTCACCCACCCGTCGGCATGGGGGGTGGGGGTTTCGTCGCCCAGGGGGCCGCTGGGCGGGCTGGCGGCCCCCTGGGCGCGCGGCGACGGAACCGGGGTCTCGGCGGTGGAGGAGGTGGGGAGTGTTTCCTCCGGGGCTGGCGGAGGTAATGCGGGTTCCGGCCGGTCGCCGATTTCCAGGCGGTCGCCGAGGTCGCCGATGGTGATCGGGCAGCCGAGGGCGGCGGCGAACCCGACCCGGTAGCCCTGCCGGGCGGCGTCGCGGACTGCCTCGCTCTCCCATGCCGCGATGCCGTAGGTGGCGTTGGCGTGAATGGCGGCGAGCTGGTCGCCGGGGATGTCCTGGCCCTGCGACGGCTGCGGGCGGAGGAGGCGGACGAGGGCGGCGGCGATCGGGTCGTGTGGGGCGGTGACCGGACTGTCGTGCCAGGAGTCGTACCAGGCGTCGAGCAGCATCGAGATGGCCTCGGCCCGTTCGTCGTCGTCGCGGGCGCCTGCCAGGGCGTGGCGGGTGTTGGCGAGGAGGTTTTCGGCGGTGGCGCGGGCGTCGTCGTCGAGGTTCTCCACGCAACGCGGCTGCACGGTGTCGGACTGGGCGTACCGGGCGCAGAGTTGGGCGCGGAGGTCGGTGTTCTCGGCGGTGAGTCGGTCTCGTTCGGCTTCGGCGGTGTTGATGCGGTCGAGGAGGTCGTTGGCGAGGGTGGTGCCGGTGGGCGTCTCGGTGGGCTGGTCGTGGTCGTCGGTCATGGGGTGGTCCTCTCGGTGTTGATGGCGGTGCGGATTTGGGCGGTGCGGGTCATCGGAGCCGATCATGCCCCGCCTCGGTCATCCAGCCCCCCGCCAGACCAAGTCACGATCACGCGGTCCGCGTCAAACGCGCGCCCGACGACCCCTCGCCGAACGCGCAGAGAGCCCAGTTGGCTGAGCAGAATGTCGCGCCGGACGGTGTCGTCGAGAGCGGCCCGCCAGTGATCCGCGACAGTGTGGCTCCCGTGCGGCTCCTGGCCTCGCTCGGTCAACAGGCGATCGATCAGCCATGGCTCGAATCGTCCCCGCGACAGGGTCTGCCGGCAGTGTGGGCACACCAACACAGGCTTGCCCTGGTTGGTGCTACGGCACATCCAGACGTTGCAGGGGTCGCAGCGCGCCACCTTCGACAGCAGTGGCGACGTTCGACGTCGGTCGCCGAACGCGCGGCCCTGCGGTCCTTCGCGTGCATTGAGCATCATCTGCAACTCCTCGAACTGCTCCCAGGTGATGACCGCGAGCGTCTCATCGATGACCGGGGCGGCGGCGTCGCCGCGGACCACGGCCAGCGGGTTAGCCGCCTTCCCGGAGCGTGCCCGACCCGGGTTGTGCGGGCGAGCGCCGGCGATAGTGGGGTTGCGCAGCAACTGCTCAACGGTCTGCCGGTGCCAGGTGTGATCCCCTGACCGGCGTGCGCTGCGCGTCGGCAGGGGTGCCCGCTGATCGGTGAGCCATCGGGCAATCTCGCCGACTGGCCGGCCGTCTTGGCCCTTGCGGACGATCAGGGTGAGCCACTCGAACCGGTCCGGGTCGCGCACCAGGGTGCGGCCGGGACCGTCCGTCTTGGCGGCCGACGCATAGCCGTAGGGGACGGTTCCGCCGACGAACCGGTCGTTGCGGATGAGTGTCGCCCTAGCGGCCTTGATGCGTGCCCGGATGGCCTCAGCTTCCATCTCGCCGAATACGGCGAGCATGATCGCGAACGCTCGGCCCTGCGGGCTAGTCATGTCGATTGGGTCCTCGACCGCTACCAGGCCCGCGCCGCGCATCTGCAGGGTCTCATCGGCGTGGAGGAAGTCGAGGACGCGCCGTGCAAGCCGGTCCACCTTCCAGATGATCACGGCGTCGAACTCGGGGGCGCGGAGAAGCGAGCGCCAACCCTTGCGGTCTTCGGGGCGGTTAGCGGTCGCGGAGACGCCGTCGTCGATGAACTCGCCGACGATCTCCCATCCGCGTGCCTCCGCGTACCTGCGGCACGAGTTGAGTTGCCGCTCGATCGAGACGGACTCCTCCTTGGTGACACTGAGACGGGCGTAGAGGACACACCGACGCGCGCGGCTATGCACGGGCGGCCTGCCAGTGGTGACCAGCGAAGGTGACCCCGCCTGGGGCATAGGCGCCGGCGGCGAGACCCCGGGCCATGGCGGTGAGCACTTTGGCGGACGCCTTGTGGTCGCGGCTTTCGGTGAGTGCGTCAGCGGATTCGGCGATGATGTCGGTGGCCTCGTGAGCCCATGTCTCCCGGACGGCATCTCGCCGGTCCGGGGACATGGACTCCAGTTGAAGCATGCACAGCGGCACGAGGCCGGTGAGCGCCGTGACGATCGCCGTGTCGCGCGGTCTCACGGCCGGTCGCCGATTTCCAGGCGGTCGCGGGCCTGGGCGAGGCGCACGCCGTCAATCTCGGCGAGGCTGTTCAGCACCTGGTCCACCGCGCGCTGACGTTGGCGGGCATGGGCCAGTTCGGCGGCGAGGTGGTCGCGCTCTTGCTCTGCGGTGGTGATGCGGTCGAGGAGGTCGTTGATGATGGTCGGCTGGTGGTCGGTCATGGGGTGGTCCTCTCGGTGTTGATGGCGGGTGTCCTGGCATCTGCGGTGCCAGGCGGTGGGGGTGGGCGGCCAGGTGGGCCAGGGGTCGGGTTCGGGTTCGGGTGGG